CTGTATCAAAGATCGAAACATTTCCAAGATTCTCTTGAACTGATAGCTGCTCAAAAGTGGTAACTGTATCAAAGATCGAAACATTTCCAAGATTCTCTTGAACTGATAGCTGCTCAAAAGTGGTAACACCATCGAATACTACTATTGAAGTTGGAGGTATATCTACATCTGTATTCTCCAAAACATGTACTAACTCATAAACAACAACAGTGATATTTTCAGATTCTTCAACCACATCAAAGACAGAAACAGTATCAACTACAGATATGTAAATAACAGGATTAGAGACACTTAGATTTTCAGAAACATTGACATCCTCAGATATACCTATTCTTCCTAAATCCTCACGGGCATCTATATTTTCAAAAACAGACACAGCCTCAGATACCGAAACACCCCCAAGACTCTCAAACAAAGTCAACAATTCCGACACAGCTATAGAATCAGAAACAGAGATACTCCCAAGATTAAGAACAGAAACACTAACAGCATCAAATACAGAAACAGAGTCATTTATGCTTATAGAACCAAGATCCTCCTGCACACTCAAAACATCAAAAACAGATACCGAGTCAGATACACCTATACTTCCAAGATTAAGAACACTTAAACTCACTACATCAGAAACAGTAATAGTATCACTTACACTAACTGCCCCAAGGTCTTCCTTTACAGACAATACCTCAGAAACACTTACTGTCTCAGAGACAGAGACAGAAGGCAATGGAGAACTAACACTAAGAAGCTCAGAAGAAGTTACCGTATCAGAAACTAAGATATTACCAAGAGTTTCTTGCCCGATCAACAATTCAGATGTGGTAACTATGTCAGAGACAGAAATACTACCAAGAACCTCTTGGACTGTTACCAATTCAGAAGAAGTTACCGTATCTGAAATTGAAATTAAACCAAGACTCTCCTGAACTATCAACTGCTCAAAGGCAGCCACAGTATCAAAAATCGAAATATTACCAAGAGTTTCTTGTACTGATACTAACTCAGAAACAGTAACTGCGTCTGAAACAGAAATATTTCCAAGATTCTCTTGAATTGTCACCAATTCAGACGTAGTAACTGTGTCAGAAACAGACAAAAGAATTGGATTAAGACTAATAGACAGTGTTTCGTTAGTAGCAATAGCATCAGATATGCTTATTGCACCAAGGTCTTCTCTTACCGTCAATAATTCTGAAGTTGAAACAGTGTCAGAAACTGACACCAAAAGGGGAATTGAAACAGACAAAGACTCTGTTAGGGAAACAGAGTCAGAAATAGAAACACGTCTTGAAGGACGTAAACCAACAAAGGGTACGCCAAGTACCGTTACTTTTGTAACGGCAGTAGAACCCATTTACACTACCTCAAAAGCATCAGTATTAGCAGGAGCACCTGTGAATGCGTCGCAAGTAAAATGGCCTCTACCTCCTGTAAGACTATAAGCAGTAATAGCCTTTGCCTGACCTGAGAGATTACCGCTCCTCCAAACTATTGTTCTATCTTTCCAATAATTTGCAGTTGCATTTGTCAAACTCGAAGTCTCAAACTCAGTAGAAGTAGGTGAAAATCCGGCTGTGTCAACTGTACCTGCTTGCATAGTTGCTGCTGATTCAGATAACCTACTTGCGGCAGTAGCACTTCCTGCTATTTGATCCGTATTAGCAGTGACACGAGCCGTCACTGAACCAACTGCCTGAGACACATTGTATCTCGCGGTCTGTGTGAGTGTTCCTGCAAATCCACCCCCTACATTGTCAATATAATCCATACACCCTCTGAGCTTAATTGACCCTCCGGTACAATTTGAATCAACAATAACTCTACAATTACCCTCAACAATGGTATAATTACCAGTAGCCATAGAGTTAAGATTTACTCCACCATGCCAATCCCTGAATCCAATCCTTGCTGAAGCAGCATAGACAAATACAGGATTTGTGTCTGTAGGATCGCCATCACTGCAATCCAAAGGCCAATAAGTTGCAGAAGCAATCATGGTAAAGGTTCCGGTAAAGCTACACCGGAAGAACCATGCACTATCCATCGTACATGTGCCTACCAATGAGTCATAAATGTTGGCTCCTGTTCCAGAACTTACTCCTGTGATACTCGAAGACCCGTAAATTGCAATATTGGAAATACTCTGTCCATTCAAGTCAATAGTATAGTTATCCCCTTTTATAGTGTAATTAGCAGAAGAAGCTGTCAGTTGAATAGCTGACCCATTTGCTATTCTAAAGTTCTTGATATTTAATGCAGCAGCAAGGGTTAAGGCACTAGACCAGAGATTAGTAGGTTTATCTACTGTACCATGCACATAAGATGTAGAACCTGCGATACCATTAACAGTATCTACCCAAATACATCCGTCTTGGTATCCTGCTGCAAGCTGTGAGTAAGGTGTGGCACACTTCAAGTCAAATCCAGTAGAGCCTTTTGTAAGAAGCATACCATTTCCAGCACCGGCACCAGTGGCATTTATACCGTGACCGGCAGTGCCTCCTGTAGCAGTAAGCCCATCCCCTGAAGTTGACGTACCAGATATACCAGATCCAGATGTTGCGCCGCCTACACAAGATACTCCGATACCAGTTGCTCCACCTGTAGATAAGATACCGGCACCAGAGCCATTACCAGCAAGTGACATCCCCACACCATTACCACCACCGGCAGATACGGTTATTCCATTGCCTGAAGTTGTACTTACATACAATCCTGCTCCAGAAGTTGAACCACCTGAAATAAGCATACCGTAAGTAGCATTTGTAGCACCTCCAACTGCCGCTATTCCTGCTGTGGATGCTGTAGTTCCAGAAGTACCTACTATCCCATGCCCACCAGTACCAACACCAGTTGCTGAAATTCCTGCTCCCGCTGTACCGGCTGTAAAGGTTGCAGCAGATCCAGAAGTTGCAGATACAACAAGTCCCGTACCTGAAGTAGATCCACCTGCTATAGTCATTCCATTAGTCGCGTTTGTAGCACCACCAATTGCATAAATTCCAGCGGTTGATGCTGTGGTTCCAGAAATTGCATAAATTCCATGCCCACCGGCACCAACTCCTGTACAAGATAGACCTGCACCAGATGTAGCACCAGCAGTAATTTTCATCCCTCCACCAGTAGTACCACCGATGCTATACACCCCCGAACCTGCTACGTTACCTACAGTGTAGATACCATGAGCGCCAGAGGCACCTCCACTGCATATCAATCCGGCTGTTGTTGATGAATTACCACCAGTAGCCGCTATACCACCTCCGGCAGTATTCCCAAGTGCATATATTCCGTTTGCTAAAGCTGCTCCACCAGCCGCATAAATACCTCCAGTTATAGCACTGTTTCCACCAACTGCCTTTATTCCGTTACCTGCACCATTACCAGTACAGATAAGCCCCTGCCCACCTGTCCCTCCTAATGCAGCTATACCACCAGAGGCTACGTTGGCACCTCCAGTAGCACTAACACCATGACCAGTACCAGTACCAAGGGCAAGGATAGCACTTGAGTTAGTTGCTGATGTAGATGCACTAATTCCCGAAGCTCCATCTGTCGCACCACCAACCGCAGATATACCATGACCCGCTGTATTTCCAAGTGCATAAATTCCACAAGCTAGTGTAGTACCTCCAGTACATTTTAGACCTGCTGTGGTTGCTGAATTTCCTCCTGTTGCAATAATCCCATTACCTGCGGCTGCTCCTGTAGCTGACAACCCATGACCGGCAGTACCACCTGTCAAAGTCATTCCATTACCAGAAGTTGACGTTGCTTTTATACCATCACCTGAAGTCCCTCCACCAATTGCGAGAATACCGTTTCCGGTTGTTGCTGATCCTACTGCATAAATACCATTATAAGAAGTACCTACTCCTGTTACACTAATCCCATGACCTGAAGTAGCTCCAGCAGATATAGTCTCTCCATTGCCTGTAGCTCCTCCCGTTATCTTAAATCCTGCTCCTGTACCGTTTCCGGTAGCATTCAATCCATTACCATTCGATCCAGATGATGTAAGTACAAGTGCATCCCCACCCGAATTACTTATAGTCATCTGTTTAAGGGTAGCCGATCCCGCAGCACCGTCCGCAAGTAGATTACACTGTACCTCAAAATCTGCTTGAGCTAAATTTGTAGCCCCAGATACTGATATGAGAAGTGAGTTTGTTGAAGCAAATCGAGCATCTGCAATATGAATCTCATACACACCTTTATGATTGGTTGCATCTACTTCTTTGAATCTGCATTTGGTAGCAGTTGGAGCAGCATAAGTTCCAAGAGTTGCAATTGTTTCTATTGTAGATCCTGCTTGCGTATAGGTTGTGGCAGACGCTTCAGCTATCTGAATTGTACTAATTATTAGTCCGGCTGAGGAACTTGACAATCCCGTAAGACCTGCACCTGTAGATACTGAAGAGTCCATTAACTTGACTCTTAATACTACACTCGTAGGTGATACACCATAACAGAGCTTTGCCATAAGTTCACCTCAATCCTGTTGTTCCTGTAGGATATGCTAATTCATTTCTCATCTGCAATAAAGGCCATTTAGCAGAACTTGCGGGGACAGGTGTACCCACAGTAATAAAAGTGGAAGGAGAATCTTGTGAGTTGTATGATGTACTTATCCAACTAGCGGATCTGACTACTGAGGATACCCTGTGCTCATCAATTCTTCCCGGCCAACCTGTATCAAAACCATCTACAGATTGTTTCCACGCATAACGATTCTGTGTAATGTCCCTTGACCAAGAAGTATCCTGGGCGACATACGCCCCATTTCCGTATGATTTTATGGTAGTTGACGCATTATCATACGATACAGTTATATGTCCCCAATTGGACGATGATGTATAAAACACCCCCGTATTAAATGAAGTAATATTGCTGTCGCCATTGACCTTGAACTGATCATCATCCCCGTTACCCCAGAGAACAAAATCACAGCTATATCCGGCAGTGCCACCACCCACAAGTCCACGTTGAGTATCATAATATGTAATGCTTTGCCATACTTCAACGGTTATTGTAGAAGGATTTGCAAAGGAATTACTCGCAAACCCAGAATTGTAAAAATATGTTGTAGTATTCTGACATTTACCTATTTTGCCATCTTCTTCAGTTGACCCCGTTCCAAACTCAGTTCCTGTATGTCCATTGCCTGTTGCATCGGTTAATGTCGTTGTACCGTCCCCATGCCATACCAGCATGAAACTATTTGACCATACGGCATTCCTTCCATATGTGTCAGTGACAGCAGGCATTGATGCTGAGGAATTATTGTACCAAACGTAGATGACAGTATCTACAGTTGAAGATACTGAAGTTACCTTAACCCAAATTTCAGCTAAACCATTGGCGGGATTATTGTCTCGTGTGAACGAGACTACTTCCACGGGGAGTTGAGTAGCGCCAGCGGAATCTGAGGAAAACCTAATATCCCCGCCGTCTGAATTGGCAGGGTAGCTGCCATCAGCATCGAACATCTCGGAGGGAAGATTACCTACAGTAAATAAAACAGGGAAGTTAGATTGATCTGCACTTACTTTAGTGTGATCAATTGTTAATGAACATCTGCGGTTCCATCCTGAAGGGAAAGCCATGTCTTACTCATGCGGTAAATAAAGTTGTAGCCAGCCAATCAATATTTGAATTTACAAGATTCTGCACTACAGAATCCGCTACAGCGCCTCCGGTAGATTGAATGGTAGAGTCCTGACTTATCAAAGCCATAAAGTAGCCAATATAATCATCAAGGCTATTAGCTAGGTCTGAAGCAAGTTTTGATCTTTGACTATGATATGTGGTATCTGCTGACTCATTGCGAATATCGTATGAAGCCTTCAGCATAGCCCCTTTTGTCCGATCACGCAATGGTCCTGAATTGTAAAGTTTGGAAATGTTAGATAGTGTTGAGGTTATTACTAGTGAATGATCTGCTTCAGGGGTTTCCACCGTCCGCATGTAATATGCGGCTTCATCTCCAAGTCCCTCATGATAAACATAAAAACCAACACTATTCCAGAGTCCTGTTGGCCTAGATTCATCAGAATCTTTCCCAACCTCAAAGAAACTAACCCGATACCAAGTGACTCCATCCGTTTCCACTTGCTGCACTTCAGGAGTGCGGACTACAAGATATTTTCCAGATAGTTGAGCCAGCAGTGCAGCCTTATTCATACATTTTCCCTCTCATTAAATTTTTGAGATAAGTTCAGCAGTCACCCAATCGCACGTAAACACATCAGAATCTGTAGTCAAATCCACTTGTAACGTGAGAGCTTGATCTTTATTTGTAGCCAGTGATCCTCCCGACCCATAGGCGCGGTCAGCATCGTGCCATAGATACCCATCTATATTTGTACCAGCAAGATAAATATGGCCACAAAGAACTATTGGTGTATTACCCGTTGCTGCAAGTGCTACTACAGATGTACCGTTCCAGCACAACCTAAAAGTTCCGTTCGCACTACCTGTTGTCCTTCTAACACCGGCCTGTAACCTCAGTATCCTATTATCTACTAAGGTATAAGCTGGAACAGTTATTGTTTTCAGTATTTGAAATCCAGCACCAGTTGCAGTTGAAGCTGTAGTAGAAACCGCTATCGCCTGTACAACCTCTTTGTAGTTTATTTTCCAAGTTTGCGCGCTTGCCGTAAAATCAAGAACAAATTCAAAACGATCCGTAACTCTGTGGTACAGGTTAGTATTGGTCACATCATTTATTACTGACGGTGATAAGGACCAACACGCCTCTGTGTTCAACTTCAATCTTTTCCACCTATTGACTGAAGCACCAGATCCATAATTTTCGTCGGAGGTTCCCCAAGCATCCAATGACCACATCAAGGAAGATAGATACCCAAAGTTAGATAGCTCTTGTCCTACAACACTAGCATTGGCTATAACTCCACCGCCTGCTACATTTATCGGATATGAACGCCTAAGACTAACAGCCTTCGCCCCGCGAGCATACCAGTCAGTCTTAGTCTCGTATCCCCCAGAACCAGAATAAGCTGCTGTGTTTATTGCAAAACTTTCCAAAAGAATCCAATCAATTGATCTCAAATGTGAGGAAACTAATGTTGGATTATAAGTAGAGTTTGGATAGCTTACATCGTTTGCTATGCCTAACAAGTGATCGGTGTTCCAAGCGTTAGCAAATGCCAACTTTGAGTATGTCCGACTATGCACATAGTCCAACATAGTATTAAACTGCGCCCTGGTTACAGTATAGTCATATCCTGACTCATCCATGAACACACCATCAACTTGTAGTGTATTCCACTGATCTACTTTTGTCTGAAAATTTACCAAAGTTTGGTTCGCAATGACATAACCAAAAATCAAGCATTTTGGATTAAGAACTTTGATTCTGGGTATTATTATCTGGGTATTGACATAATCAGGATGTGTAGGGGATTGTATAGTGTCACCAAAAACAATAAGATCATACTTAGCAAAATCCTGTGCCACAGCTTCATTATACCAAGCATTTTGAGCACTATTAAAACTATTTAGATAGCCATAGTAAATCAAAAGATTCTTAGGTGAAACCTCTTGTTTTTCCAGAGTATTTACCAAGTTAGATATAGTTTGTATATCTTGACTCATCTGTCTATTTAGATACTTTTCACTTGGCATAGAATTCCTCTACTTAACTGTTCTTCTCTTCGATTTAAGATCAGAAATATCCCACACTCTCATACAAATAACCTTTCCCCCATGATCACCTGCATACCAACAATCTCGAAGCTCTAAATCACAGTTCCCGTACTCTACATTATGCTTTTTCTTATGATAACATTCTGTCTTATCTGTGCATTTCTTATAATAAGAACAACGAAACTTTGTCATTCACTATGGATACTGCCTTCCAGTTTGCCTATCAATATGTCTACAAAAGATAGAAGTATCACAAAGAAACGGATGCTCCCGTTTTGCAACTTTCTTCCACCCTGTTTTTTCAAGAACCTTGTTCTCAAGTAACTGATCAAAGAAGTAAAGATCCTGAGTCCCGGCTTTTCTAGAAAAAGACATACTCTCGGGGTCTAAGAATACCTGCTGAGGTGTCTCAAACACCTTATGAAGCACGGTTCCATCACACGCCTTATACTCAGCCGTATGCTCCCACATCCACTTCAAAATCGAAGTATGAATGAGCAAACAACCCATTGGAAGACCATCACACCAAACTTTATCCCCTATCTTCCAATCCGTATATGACCCATTACCCCGACCCCTAAAAGTCAAAGGAAGTGTAGGTGAAGCCTTCAAGTAATACAAACCAGAGACTACCGGGATAGTCTCTTTCTTAGTATATTCAAAAAACCTTAAAAAAAGATCGGGCGGTATTAGTACATCATCTTCAATAGTTATCAGCCAATCAACCCCTAATTCCAAGGCTTTCTTAGTGATGCAATTGTAGGCATCAGCAATGTTATACCCTATAGCCGTATATGCCAAATCAAACCCAGACGCTTCCCAATTCATCGGAATGATCTGGGCAAATCTGTTGTGACACCACTCGTAACGCACCCATCCTTCAGTGGGAGTAGCTATAAGAGTCCTTTTCTTCCACTTCTTCTTGCAATATGACAGAATCTCTCTTGTCCCGGTTGTCTTTTTTGTCTCTTTCATCCCTAGTTATCCTTCCGATAGCTAATAAAACTACCTGCTCAAGCAATGGATTCTTGCTTAAACAGGATGAACAAGTGTAAACAGAATTCACTAACACCGGACCAACATCAACACTCTTTCTACAAAACTGACATTTAATACTTGGCATATCCTACTCCTCAATCTTGCGAAGTGCAATCTCAAGGGTCGCGTGCTTATCCCACGAAACCTTCTCACCCTTCCAAGGCTTAGGTCTATAAATCTGATAAAGAGGTTGATCTTTTATGAAATATGTAGGTGTAGCTTCATTCCAGGGAGAAATATGAGTTGGGTCTTGATAATACCCAAAACTTGTTGCATAAGGGGTCGCTATCATTAACAACCCGTCAGGAACAAGAACCCTCCAACACTCATTCATTAAGTCAATCTGAAGCCACGGTTTAATGTGCTCCACCAAATGACTCATCACAACAACAGCACAACTACAATCTGGCAAAGGCCACGGAAATACCTCTGCATCATGCACTATGTCAACACCATCAACCTTACGCTTGTCCATCCCTGTGAATCCTTTTTGCTTATTGAATCCACAGCCAACATCAAGACGTAACTTCTGCTTAACTAAGAGTTTCCTTAGTCCTGATTTTTTCGCAGACATTGATACTTAGCCCTCCAGACGAATCAGACTGTTTAGAGACTTCTTCCTGCACAGGGTACTGCACAGGTCCACCTGTCCCTATATTATACGCTTCATTCATCATTTCTGTAAAGACAAACGTATCTTTACTTGACAAACAAAATTTTCTTCCCCAAGGCTTACCCTTATAGGTAAACTGCTTGATAGGAGAAAACGGACTTTCTAAAAAAGAAAATGGAGATTGCTCTCCATTCTCTCGAACATCCAAATTGTCAGCCATAACCTTCCAATCTTATGAAAACCTCAACTGGTAAGTCGCACTGATAGCTTGGTTACTATTCCATGCACTTGAGTTGAACGTCTGACCACACGCCAAAGTTCCACCAGAACTCGTGTTGAACAATCCAAGATTCTGAACACTCGGAGTACCACCGGGATTATCACCACTTGCCCATGAAGCAGTACACTGAAGCGTACCAGTCGATACAAGAGAATTGGAAGTAGTCTTACGTGTTCCCGTCTCACCCTGCAAGGAAGTATGCGAGGCGTTAGGGGCAGTACCGGTTCCAATACCCATGTAACTGATCTGCTTACTTCCACCAAGACCACCAACCGAACCTACGATGTAATTCTGAAATCCATCATTGACAACTTGGTTCTCTTGCCAACCAGAGTCACCAACAACCACAGTTTTTCCACCCCTAACCTCACCAATAGCAACACGGAAAAAACCATGTACCTGGATGTTAGAACTTACACTTCTCTTCTTTGCCATACTAACTCCTTCAAAAAAATGTGTCTGTCAATATCGGATACTGTTTACAGATTTACCATCTGCTAAACTAACTCAACATCGAATTTGAAACCACATTCAACTCAAGCTCGGCAGGTGTAGTAGCTGCAAGAGCCGAAATCCGAAGAGTACCAAAAACCCGACCATCAATAGACACATTCTTTTCACCTTCACTCTGAACAGAAACTCCAGAAGAAACAAGAACACCAGCATCCGCACCACCCACAAAATTATCAAGAGCACTGATAGCAGCATTAACAACACCAGCCGAAACATCAGTAAGAGCAGCAGAAGCCGCCTTACCAACAGTACCCCACGCTGTCCCTGACGCTACACCAGCAATCACTTGAGCCACTGTTGACGTAGCAGCCTTGGAAATAGTCACACTATTCTTAGCCCACGCAATTGTCTCAGAACCCGCTGCAACTGTGTTCTGCATAACCACAGTATACTCATTGTAAACTTGACCACCAAGAAGAGCAGTAACCGAAACTTTGTTCTTCTCACCATAAGCCTTAGAAGGATTGAAATTGTTATTGCTTTGAGCAAGAACAAGAGAAACAACACCACCAAAAAGATGCTTAAACATCAGGACAGGATTTACAGGAAAACCCTTTCCACCCTCTTTTTCAAGATTAAGGTCAATCGAAGAAGGGGCAACACCAACAACCGCATCCGGCATCATACGGATAGCAGTCAAAGCCTGAGCAACAACAGCAGTACCACCAGCAGCAATAGCAGCAATAGTTCCCCAAGGAGTTCCAGTTACAGTAGCAGCAAGAACCTGAGTAATCGTTGACACACCACCCTGCACATTGATCGTGCAACGATTCGGTGTCCAAACAATCGTCTCATGTGTCGCTACTACTGAATTAAGAACCTCCACACCAAAGTCATTCTGCACCTCACCAACATCAATAGCAGTAATGCTCATAATGTTGACCACAGGAAACTCACCATACGCCTTAACACCAGTAACCACAGGAGCCTGAATAATCTTGCGAATAACGGATACCATACCTGCCTCCTAAAAGTTAAGTTATTTCAGTGCTTTAACTACACTCGAAACTATGAAAGGCAACGTATACAAAGCATTATCAAGATGCTTGCAAACCGTTCCTTCAAGATTCGGATTTCTTATCTTGGGTATTCTCTTTTCTTTCTTACCAACCACCGAATCAAGCTGAGTCAAGATATATCTGTACCCGTAATAGAGAAATGAAGGACAACCACAATCTACTTTCAAGTCCCCGTATATTGCCAACCTCACCCGATCAATCAACTTCAACTTATCATCTGGTATATCTAAAGCAACCTGCAAATCAACCAGTTTTATCTTCTGTTTCCACTTTAATCCAGTACCCGGATAGGTCTGGGACTCAGTAGAAAAAATCAAAGAACTACTCTTCTTATCAAACTTTACAAACTTAGTTCCCGAAGGCAACTTCTTAGATCGTGCTCGTATCTTAGGCTGAACTGCACCCCTCAAATCCCCGTAAGTAAATTCCAGCAAAGACCCGCTCATTCAAATTGACCTTCATAGTAGTTTATCACATTAACACATCACTACGACTTATTTATCAACTCATCCAGCTTCTTAATCACCGCCCCAAACCCTTCCTCATCTTGCTTTCTTCGCTCATTATCTTCTATTTTTTCACGTATCCACTTCACATCTGTTGTAACAACAGTAATACTCTCAACAAGTGCTGCATGGGAACCACACACAAAACCATTCGTCTTCTTACTTGGCTTTTCAGAAGAATCTTCTCTTTTACCTTTCTTAAAAGCCTCAATAATCTTCACAGTACCTATTCCTCCTCCAGCAAGTAAAGCACCAATTCCGGCACCTACTTGCCCAAGATATGATGCATCCATAATATTCCTCTTAGATGTAATCCCGAAGATGCTGTATCAAATCTAAATACGCAAATCACGGAGTAGCATCACGACCAACAAAAATAGTCACAATCGCATCAACAGATATGTGGCTATTTGAAAAGAATAACTTATCAGGATCGGCACCAAGAAGTCCAACCTCCCCGGCACCAACAAGCAACTGCATAGAATCAAGAACAATCGGAGAACCACCAGCAGTATGCGCTTTATAAGAAAGACCTGCGGGATACTGATTAGCCTTGATAGCAAGAACATGAACAGCAGTAACAAGACCTGTAAAAAGATCCACTTCCATGTCAGAACTTCCGTGAGGAACTGACACCTCAACCTTGTCAATAGCCTCACATGTAATGTTCTTCTGTTCCGAAAGAGAAGAATCTCCGAGAATCTGCGTGTTCTGAGAAACAACTATAGTATTTGGCATAAGTCCTCCTATTTGTTAAAACTCAATTCCATTTTTACGGGCATTTTCTACTACTTCCAAAATCTCGTCCACAGAGTCTATGTTTGACCCAACACGGTAACCTTTAACCAAACCACTATTTTCTTTTATCTTACTAATACATTCCTCAACAGTATCACCTAAAACAATCATAAACCCAACAGGATCAGTTGGTCCTGTCCCAGGTATCACATAATCAAGTCCGTTTACCCGACACCTCATCTTCAATTTAACAATTTTTCTTATTGTCTCATCTTCAAAGTATATAGGATTCCAAACAAGCTCAGAGGAATTAGTAAATACTGCTACCTGCATGGCATATTTACTTCTGTACTTTGGCTCTGTAACAATTCCCTTTGAACCATACCAAATAATCTCCGCAAGGTTCTCCACCCACTCACACTGAATCTCAGAATTTGGAGAACCACAACGACAAGTACAATCTATCAGGTAATTATTTCCATCTTCACCCATTCTAACCTCAGTAGCAAACCACCCCCTATACCCATAATCGGAAAAGACAGGCTTCAACTTGTCCATACTTTCCTTCATGGACTCATGCAGCTTATCATAAGAAACATGCGTCGTTATGTAAGCCTTATCCTTTATCTCAAAACCCATACCCATCTGTGAAGCATACTCACCATCTACCACAAAAGCATCAACACCACACTCAACTTTTGACTTTATAGGAGACTCAAGTATGTAATCAACCTTACCATCTAACTTACGAGCAACCCCAAGATCAGACGCAACTTTCAATAAGAAATCCTCTGACTTTTTATGACTCTCTATGTGGTGTGTCTCAAAAAGACCCCTCCACCACGACACCTTCAAGTATAGGTCTGAATTTCCATTCTTTATATGGTCAACAACATCGTCAAAATTAGTAAAATACTCTGCTTCAGATACAGGCAACCCTATTTTCTTGAATACCTGTTCTCTTGTCTCTATTCGGAGTAGTTCTAACTTCTCTCCATCACGACTCCCCCAAACCCGCTTCCCAAGGGAAATAAGATGTTCCTGCAAATCCCCCATATACACATCTGGAAAAACAAACAAATCTACCTCATTAAAGTCATACCCCTTATCTGGACACTTGTAAAACATCTGATCAATAACAGTAATTCCAGACAACCCCTCTCCAATCATCGACTTTTTAACATCTGGAAATGAGGAGTAATTAGGAACCCAATAAAACACCTTACCAAAATCCCTCGCCAACCTTTCAGCAACAAATGTAAAAACCCCTGTATCTACTACAAGAACTTTTTTGTCTTTAAGATTGTCCACCACTAAATCCTTATGTAACAAAGTAAGTAATTATCCTTTTCAATGCCTCACGAACCTTAACCAAACTCTCCATATCTAAGTTTATGTTGGCGTGATACTTGCCAACAACCGGAATACACAAACTAAAAACCCTACACCCTCTTTTACTCCAAACACACGACTCATCATCATCCACCGCTACAGGCTTATACTCGTACTGTAAATCCTCAGAATCCAAAAAATCACAAAACTGCTTTATCGAAAGCTCATCCCAATTGTAGAAATTCTCAATAGAAAAGTCTTTTCCGTCTGACCTGCCCAAATCAATAACTATAACAACGTCATTCTTAGAAACAGAAGGAAGATCATCAACCCCAAACTCTTCGCCCTGAGAATGCACAACCTTCAAAGACCCACTCTTACACAACAACCTCAAAGCAGGATTATCATACACCGTCAAGTACGAAACCAAAACCCCAAGAAAATTATCCAAAAGACCTTGATGTACGCCGCCCTCAAACGTCAAATTTCCGTCATTACGAACCTTATCCAAATGAGCACTAAGAATAACCATAGATACCTCCCATAACATTAGAAACTATTAAGACTTATGAAGACCTTTAACAATCTTCAAAGACCCTGCTGGCAAAGACTTTACTGGATCAGAAGCAACAACATCCTTTTTATCTTTCTTTTCTTCCGCAACAACCTCTTTAAGTACAACTACAGGGGGTTGTTGCTCCTCTGGTAGACTCTTCTCGTATATCCTTGATAAGAGATTCATAGACTAAACTCCCACTACTTCGAGTAGTAATCAGTTGCCCCTGTCCGCGTAGACTCCTTCTTACTCAACTCAAGACTCTTCACAACACCCATAGCCACATCATCACTCTCTGTCGTGAAAACTGCTCCCTCTTTATCGGCCCCACGCTTCCAGAGAGCATCTATACCCTTCGCTTCCATCTTAGCTTCAACATTAGTCAACCCTCGAAGATACCACACCTTATCCTGCTTGTAGACCTCAACAGGATTATTGCCTTGCTCATTGACCTGCTCTTTAGGCTTCTCCTTTGACTCCTCGTACATCTTAACCATCAAAACCCCCTTGAAAGATTCTGTCTTAGTTGGCATTGCCGCCGCCCCCAAAGACTTTTTCAAAACAGCAAGCGTCTTAGGATCTTCCTTATCCGGCTGCTCCAACTTTGTCATTATATTGGAAAGCAACTCAAAAGGAATACTATCATCTGCCCTCTTCTGGGTCATTCTCTCAGTAACAACACTAAGCAACGTGTGAAGTACGTTATTCTCTTTTGGGGTCAGGGACACATTCATTAGAAACCTCCGGGGTTATGTGATGCAGCATACGCCGCTGACGACCTCTTTGGTGACTGATCTAAGTTAGTATAGTCAAATTGAATATCCGGCTTCTTCTTTAGAATCTTCTTACTTTCTTTGGAATCATAAAACTCACCTGTGTCCGGCTGAGTGTCGTACATCTTCTGAAGCAACGACACGTCAACACCTTCGTTCTCAGACTTGTACGCCAAGTTTGCTATTCGTATTTTCAGAATGTTCTTTCCATTTACTATAGGCTGTCCATGCACATCCTTACCAATTTCCTTAACAGTAACACGACGATTTTTGAACTTTCCAGTAAAAATCGTATCCCCTACCTCAATTGGAATAACTATGCTCATAACTACTTCCACACTTACTGTTTTAGTTCTTGTGTAATATCAGAGTATCCATCTGATATTTTCCTCATACACTTAGCCAATGCCTTACTCTCCACACCTCTCTGATCTTCCCCCTCAGCAATCACCTTTACTTGAGGTGTGTACCCTATCCGGCCAAATGCCTATCCTCCACAGTTTATAGTGGACAGACTTTTCTGGCAGGGTTCTTTAGCCGCCCTGTGCAAAATGTTAATGGCTGCGTTATAATCCGCGTCCATCTCCACTTTACAATCAATACACTTGTACCGCTCGCCCACACGAGACTCCTTGTGTATTGATCCACACACTGAACAAGTCTGGGAAGTGTAAGCTGGATTGACCTTTGTAAGAAGAACACCGTTCTCCTCACAAGTTCTCACCAGCTTACCTATTGCCGATAAATAGACCCAATACTGCAACTTGTTCATAAACTTTGTCGAAATTCGATGATCCTTCTTAGAATTTCTTTTGACGTTCTTTAGGTCTTCTATAGCAAGACTGTTTACGTTTGACAGGTCTAACTCGTTCACAACTCGGTTAATTTCATTGTCCCGGAATCTCAAACTCTGCTTAAAATTCTTAGAGTTCCTTACCTTCTTTGATATGTCTGTACAAACTTGCTCAATATCGGTCCCTAAAAACTGACCATCGGAAGTTGAAAGCAATTTCTTGTAGCCAATATCAACTCCCAAAGACTTACCTGTAGATTTTATTACAGGTGCCTCTTTCTCAAAAGTCAAAAACACAAAATACTTGCCGGATTCGTCTTTGGTTAATTTGATGTTCTTCTTACGCTTCCAATCAGCATACTTCAAATAATGCTTGTGATACTTGATTGGTAAGTTTATTGTGACTGCTCGATGCTTACCATCCTGAAAATAGGGCAATCGAATATGAATAAACTCATCAAAATGACCATCTTCTTGTACTTCAATATCAAACATCCGGTCATCCAACGAGATTGAAGTATTTTGTATCTCTGGCTTTGATTTTTTCTGTTTCTTCTGATTGGACCTGATAATCTCAGATGCTTGCTTATATAAAATTTGTTTCCAAGCAGAATAAGTAAAAAGATTTGAAGGACAATCCTTAGAACTGAGAAACTTCTTCAGTGGAAGTTTCTTATCCCAAATTTGATCTATATAAAACTGTAAGTCAACCTTATAGTCTTGAAATAACTGGTCTAATTGCTTAGACTTAGTACCAGTTTGATACTTCAAAATGTGTTTGGTTGATCTTAACATAATTATCTATGTATAATTTATCACAACACCCCTTACTTTAGTCCTTCAGCAAATCCTGAATTTCATCCTGAGAATGTCCAGCAGCCTTCATGTAATCCTGAATCTTCTTCTCAGACCAACCACCCTTATTCAACATGAACAAGTAAGCAGCCTTCAAGTCCATCCCACCCATAATATTCGCCGCCATCTTACTCATCTTCAAAGTCTTGAGCGCAATCTTCTTTTAATGCCCTTCAGGAACACCCTCTTCTACTTTACCTTCGGTAATCTTCAACTCTTTAAGAACTTTTGTCAAAATCTCCTGATACGCCTTCATTAAAGCCTTTGCCTGCGGCCCACCCTTCTTCATTATCTTATAAACTTCCATTGTAAATCTTAATTCTACATTTGCACCTCTACGCACACAATCAACTCTTGCATCACCAACCTTACTAAACAGCTTATCATATTTTGGCTCTTGTTGCTCATAATTTACATTATACGCAATATCATCTTGAGGATTTACTTCTTCTGGTACACCTCTAATAACAGCACCAGCAAATCCCCAATCCGATTTCTTTACTTCTATTCCTTCACTTACCTTCCTGTTTTCATACATCTCTTCAAGTAAGCTCATAAACACACTCCTACATGTAAAGATGACCTAATAACTTCTTTGATTTCAATTCATAAATCCCAACAAACCCTGTGTCCATTCCTTGAATATACTTAGCAAACTTCGTTATAAGATCATCAAAACTATCTGTAAAATCCCTTGTATGACCACGCTTTTCTTTGAACTCCTTTTCATCGTCAGGATCGTGTACTTCTTGTGATGCACCAATAAGAGCATACTTCTTCTTAGAAATTTCCTTCTCGTACATCTTGGTAAAAAGACTATCCATAACAACTCCTATGACAAGTATGAATTTAATTCATAAGGCTTAGGTGCCTGACTGTTCTTGTAAATATCAAGAACCAAAACACTATTCTTAATCTCTGCACAAGTAGGCGCATCCTTCCAAAGCCGCCGCACTAAGTCAATCCGCAACCGTACCGTTTCACCAGAAGACATCGCCCCATTAAACGTCCCTACCCACTTCTCATCACCAACCACAGGAACAAGACCCAACTCCTCTAACGCTGCCAACACAGTAGTCGTAATATCGCCCAAAGACTTATAATAAGACTCTTTTACAAGATTAGAATACTGCCTACGAATCCGAGACGGAAGAGACTCAGACCCCTCTATATGGACAGTCTCACCACTGCCCATCAAGGACATGCCCTCGTACATTCGTGTAAGAAGACTCACTCTAAAACCTCTTTCCATTCAGAGTAAAGTAATGTTACCCCACTCTTCTCAACAGCACCAAAATCAATATCATCCCAATTCCGAATATTAGCGTTTGGCCTTACTTTTTTAATAATCAACTTCCTTAACTCATTAGGAACCCCTCCTTGATTATTAAAAATTCGTATGTAAGGATCGGTTGTTATACTTCCAGAAATTTGTGCGGACCAAGAGTAACCACCAAAATTCTTCTTTAACCACTGCTTCAACTCCTTAGAAAAGTCAGTATAAACCTTCTTTTCTTTTGAAGAAACTTCCTCATACATCTGCTGAAGCAAGCTCATATTATCTCCCGAAAACATTTTTACCCTTATACTGAAAGAACACTTCCATCTTATCTGTCAAGGTCTTGATATTGTCCTTGATTCTATCCTCTAAGTCTTTGGCAACAACCTTGGGATCTTCCTTTTGACGCTCAACACGATCCACAAACTCCTTCTCCCAATCCTTAGAGTTAGACGCTATTTTCTTTGAAATAGAAGCACCCGAAGGAAGCTCCAACACAACAACTGCCTTGTCCCTCTTAGGGAATGTGCTTACCTCATACATCCTTTTCAAAAGAGCCATGACTACACCTTACTTCTCTGAATCTTATTCAACCTATCATTCGACTTCTTAACCCTTTCAGCATCCCCGGACATCCTCGCCTTCACCACAGAAGCCCTCGCACGAGCAACTTTTTCAGATTTACTACTCACGGCTTCAATAACCCTACCACCCTTACCACGCTTCTTTTTCTTATACTCGGGGTCAATAGAATCTGTTGAAGGGTAATAAAACTGCTTTCCAGCAGAACCAACTGACCCCGCAGTAGTCAACTCATACATCGCCACAATCAATGGGAAAATGGATCTTTCGTTCTTTTCTCCTCTTGCCTTCTCAAAAGCAACCGGAGAGTAATCATGTGTCTTGAGCCATGACTTAGCCTCTGCCGGAGTAAACTTGTCTGCTGAGAACCTAATAGACGCTACCGTTGTCCTCCCACCCTTCTCACCCTTCTTTGCCCTTAGACCATACAGCACACTTATCCCCGGCTTAAAAGCATCCGTCTTCCAACGATAGCCCTTAAACTTCGTGTTATCTATCGTTGCTGAATGATAATTTACAAAACCACGAGGCATGAAAACTCCTTCTTATGCGGGTATGATATACCCTACCTTCTTCTTATCATCCCAAACTGCAACCTTCTCACCCACATTTGAAAGCATATAACACTTTTCCTCAGACTTTATTTCACCCTTATGAAACCGATCTAAGTCTTTCTTGGAATAAAAGCAATGTGACTCAGAAGCAGAGAAATACTTCTGCTTTTCAAGAAAGTCGTCAAACTTCTTTCTATCTGTAAACTTCACTACCTTAGAATTAGCTGAAAGAAGTTTTACAACATCAGGAATAATTGGATCAATGTAATCCTCATAAATCTTCACAAGTAAACCCATAACAACTCCTTCTTATTTCTCAATTATCTCGTACTTTCCAGACTTCTTCTCTTGATCCAACTTGTCTTTTGTAATAACCTTCTTAATTGACTTACCAGAAATCGGAAACACATAAGTCACAGCATATTTACCGTCACTACGAGGTAAACTACTCACATAAAGAGTAGACTTCCCTGTAGGAACATCACCAAAACCTTCGTACATCTTGACAAGTAATCCAGTATCAACTGCCTCTACCTTTTGAACTCTTGAATTCCAAAGCCTCAACTCGGACATTGGATTTTTAGGAATCTCTTTGAAAATATAATACCACTCGGAACCAATCGCATCTGTTGTTACTCTGTCAACAGTAACAGGGGATTTATCCACAGCACGGGGAAATACTAACTTATCACCTTTCTTATACAACGGCTTCCCTTTTGGGGCTTCAACCATATTACCCCAAATATCCTTAATCTTCATCAAAACGCCCCGTGAATCTTAGCATAATCCTCTGGGGACAAAATCTTCTTTGCCTGATCCATTGCAACTATCATAAACTCTTCTCTGGCTCTTTTTGCACCCTCAGACAAGTGACCAAAATAATCAGAAATTGTCTCTATTGCGTCAAGAGCCTTCACCATCTTAGTATCTTTCAGGATCTCTTTTGCGAGAATCTTCAAGCTCTCGGTGTGCATATTCTGATCCGTTGCCTTCGCAATCTTTTTCACAATAGCATCAAGATCCATGACCTTAGAACCAGACTTCACAGTCTCATCAACTACTTTCTTACTCTTTGTGTACATTTCTGCAAAAAGACCTGACATAGTTACTCCTTTACTTATCCTTTTGTTATGCTATGGCAAGACCCCTTCGTGCCTGTCCATCTGCAAAAGCCTGTCGCATTTTTTCCAGTTTTCTCTTAGCATCCTCATAAGTCTTAGCCGCAAACGTAGACCTTGTTTTCTTATCTGTAAATGCAAATTCCTTTAGGTCTTCCCACCAACCATTAAACAAAACCCCAAGCCTATCAGCTATACTCTGACCTTCTTTTTTCAAGTCATCAGGTAGCTGTTCTTCTGTGATAAAATGACAAGACTCAACTGTTGTCTTCCCGTAAGGTGCGTAAGCAGAAGACCCAACCCCTGACGCTGTAGGACTTGTACCTACAAAACCTCTCCGGTCACTCGTAGCACCTGAATAATCAAATCCAGCAACACTACCCTTCATCTGAAATCGTTTACCATCCCTGTAAGCCGATACTATCTTACCCTCTTTACCTTTTGCCGAAGACACCACATAAGTCCCATCTTGAAACTCATAAGTATACACATCCTTAACAAATCCTGTACTTGACTCTTTTGCCTTAGCATCAGCATCCACTTTTCTCTTGAACCCTGTCAAGAAAAGTTCAGAACCAGATTCGTATATGTCAACAAGTAAAGTCATTTCAATTCTCATAAATACTAACCAAAAGACTTACAAAAGACTCGTCTTTTGGACCGTACATATTTCCATACAAAATCTTGTTGATTTCCCACCTCACAGCCTGTCCCCCCATACTACCAAGATCACCCTTGTCTGGTGCCTCCCCTTTTCTTCCTAACTTTTCCCACTGCCATCTTCGGGTTGCATAATCCTTTTTAGCAACATTTTTGATCCTACTAATGTACTTCAACATCTCTTTTTCTTTAGGCTCATGCATACATCACCTCAACTTTTGAAAAGATGGGGGCACTTTCGTACCCCCCCACCCCCACCCAACCTAATTGATCTTGACAACACTCTGCACAGCAAGAGCCGCCTGAAGTGTGTTCAAAGCACTCGAAACATCAGATGCCAAAGTCTGTACCCCACCAAGAGTAAGCGTGCTGATCGTAATTGACACAGCATCAACACCCACCGCTCCGGCATTCAGAATTTGAGGAACATGTGCCTCTAAATCCTTACGCGATTCATACAAACTCATAACTACCTCCAAATTTGAAATTATTCCAGACACGAGAACACTAAGAGGCAGGTATCTCTCCCCACTCTTTTGACTTCATCAAAGCATCCATAACAGAACGGGCCTTCTGGGAAAGTTCCGGGTTTTGCCTGGAATTCCAGCGTTCTATGTTGGAGATCGCTCTTGTCATTGCCGGTTTACCCTTTTTCTTTGCTATCTTGATAAAATGAGAAACAAGGTCTTTAACCGGCCACTCAGACCAAGAGTTTGCTGGCAACTTCGTGATACCCGGAAACTTCGCCTTCACCATAACCTTTTCAGAAAGAGTTAGCTCCTCAGAGACTTCAAACTGACCCCAAGCATCAACGAAGTCGTTAGCCGCTTCAAGAAGTTTCTTGATATAGCCTGACCCACAAGACTCTATCGCCTTTGATCTTTTTGAAAAATTCACCATAACTATTCTCTCCAACTTGAAAAAAGGCTGTCAAGGAATATTCCCAAACCCTGACAGCCTTTTCCAAGCACCCACCCCTTGTATCACTTACTCGTCACCCTCATCATCGCCCTCATCATCACCCTCATCATCTTCCGCTTCAGCATCAGAAGTCCACTCAACGTACTTATCCATCATCTCCACAAGAGCCTCTTCCGCTTCCTCTGTAGACTCCACAGTCACACCCTCGTCAACGTCATCACCATTGTTTGCATCAACGGCATAGACATCCATCGCACCATCATACGCCTCAATGATGATAGACACGTCTTCAGATTCATCAGAAGAAAGAACAAGAAAAGGCTCATCACTGTCATCACGGTCTGACACTGACCAGCCACTTTCCTTCGCCAAAGACTCAACAGTATCAAACCAAGCAGTCACGTCATCAGTCTCAAGCTGCTCACAAGCAGATGCAGTATCGCCCGATCCATCACCAGAATCATCACCAGAGTCATCACCACTTCCGGGGTCATCACCAGAAGGGTCTTCTACACCCTTCTTCTTTTTTCCTTTTGCTTCATCGAGGACAGCAACACCGCCTTGCTTTATGTCCTCATATATATCAATAAATACTGACATAGTGCCTCCAAGATACAGGTACGAGTTACTTTGTGGTACTCACTTTGTCTGCTCCTGATTTAGCGTGCAAAGAGACAGAAGCAGAAGGAGACTTCTTTTCTCCCATAATCCACGAATCTTCGTCTGACTTGGGATTACCCTTCCGGCTTGCAATAATCTTTGCACGTTTTGTTAAAAAACTCACGCAATCTCCCTACAAGCAAAAAAGGGAAGGCTTGGGCTTATTAAAACCCAAAACCTTCCCTAATACCCGACTACTGCTTGTCTTCAGTACCCTCAGTACCCTCGTCACCTTCACCCTCAAGGTCTTCCGAAACCTCATCAAGATACTCACAATACGAATCAAGGTACTCCTGATCCCGTTCGTCAATCTTACCCTCATGTGCTATCACAGACTCAACAACCTGCATCACAGGAGCAATGTCGTTGAGAACAATCGAATACAGTTCGTCATTCTCAAGACCCTCTGCCACACACTCATTCAGATGTGTCATCAGAGATTCCTTAATCTCCTCATAACTCTCGTCTGTGAGCTTCGGATTCTTCTCATCAGAGAGAACCGTCTCAAGAACTGCACGAACATTATCAATAGCACTCTCACCATACCGACGCTTACGGGTCTTCAGAGCACGCTTCGCACGAAGACGAAGTTTCGACTTCGGAGTACGCCGCATTGCCTTCTTCATAGCACGGGCAAGAGCACGACTCTTGTACACACCATGCGAACGACGACGAGCCGCAAGACGACGCTTCCGACGCTCCGACGCAGTAGGCTTACGCGAAGCCTCATCAAGCCCATCACTACCCTCAAGAACAGGTTCCGGGGCAGCAGGAGCAGCAGGCTTTGACCCTCGACCCGCCATGATCGACTCAAGGATCGCCGCTTCGGTAGACTTTCCACTCATAACAGTACCCTCCATGTAAAAAGTTTTGAAAATTACTTTCGATCTTCAGGAGACAAGAACACACCCTTCAAGAAATTCACAGCACTTACCTTCTTTCCTTCAAAAAGATTACCCATCTTCTCATAGGTTAGTGACCTGAAAACATTGAGAGACGGAACCCTTCTGAGGTCATTCTCTTTGACCACCCTACTGAGGCAGGAACTAAAAGCAAGAACCGCTTTGTTGAAGTCCATATTTTCCGGCAAAAGTTTTCGGATATTTCTATGCAAATCAGTCCGCTTCAAAACCTCCGCTCGAAGATTACCCAAGATTTCCTCAGACAAAACCTTCTTTGCCACACCCTCATAATACTCTGGTGTTGCCTTCTCATAAGCATCAATTGGTGTCAAACTTCGATCATACATCTCAGTCATAAAAGCAGAAATCTCTTCGTGATCCTTATGAGACAGGGACAAATTCTTTGCCCTCATCACATTCAAAGCAGAATAGAACTCGGGGTAAATTTCAACAAACCGATCATACAAACCCTCACAAACCTTGCTGTCTGTCAACTTATCAAACTCAACAAGCAACGGGCTTATAGCACAAAGAGTAGCATCATCAAGTTTTGAAAACTCCTGCAAAGCATCTGTATCAACCTCTAAGTTTTCTGAATACTTTTTGATGTTTGCTACAATCACACCTTTATCTGCATCCCCAAACTTATACACAAGAACATTCTCTACAATAGCAGGAATATTAGAGTTTCCTAACAAAGAATCCGCTATCTCTATACCCCTAAACTCAACACCAAAACGCTTACAAGATTCAGTCAGCTTCTCAATTCGCTTCTCTTGATTATCCTCGTTTATATGGGAGTTGTTCAAAAGATGAAAAACTTCCACAATTGCGGAATCATAAGACAAGCTCTCTTCCACTTCCAAAGCAGAGAAACCGCATCGGCCACACTTACCACCAAACCCTTCACAAGCACACCTTGGGCAAATCATACTCTTTACCCCCACCCCAGAGGAAAGAACCTGCTCAAGATCGTACCCACAATCCGTACAGTGCTTTGGATAACGCCCACGATACTTCGGAATCAACATCCCGCACGAAGGACACTGGCCCTTGTACTTGATCTTGTCAAAAGCAGTCTGCATCCCCGGAGTCATGCCTTGCTCATTTGTCTGCTCATCCGTCTGCTCCCCAAATCTCTTAGCAACCTTTTCTATTGCATTCAACATCCTCTCTTCTTTCTTTGCACACTCAGCACAGAAAAGACCAAACGCCTTATTAGAAAGTTCACCTTCTTTACCACACCTCGCACATTTACCTGTTTTCTTAGAAGATCCTTCTTCTATCTGCTCCCAATTCATATTATTTGCGAGATACTGAGCATGAAGATCATTTACTACCTTCATATCCTTAATACCAAACTGTTGTGAAAACTGAGTAAGAGTCTTACCAGTATCTTTCAAGTCAGAATGATCCTTAAACCAATCAAACATCTTTCGTGTGATATTCACACCAGACTCATTTACCTGCTCATTCTGGTCAATAACACTGCCTTTCTTATGAAAAGGAGGATACGTCACCAGAGCATCACCTTCTTTGTTGACCATGTAATAACCAGCCAACGTACTATCTTTTACCCTACTCTCATATCCCATCTTCTTAGCAAGTGCATCAAACTCTTTCAAAGTAATATCTGAGGCAATTACCTTCGCTTTTCCAGTATCAGTTGTTTCCTTGTTTACCAAAGCAACTGACACTTTAAGAGTTACTTCTACTACCTGCTCATCAAACTTTTTATCCATCGGTATAGCTGCATCAGTCCTTACCCCGGAAGGGGGCTTTTCTCTTTTCGATATAAACCAACTATCTCTGTCCTTCCCCTGCCACGCAATAACACCCTTTGGCAATTTACCAGCATACGATTTTACAGCCTTGTATGTCACCAAATATGTCCCACCATCCATGATATTCTTTATCATCTTCTCTAAATCATCTGTATCCTCAATTATTACATCCTCTTTTATCTCTGACATCTTCTTTACATTCGTAGCCCAATCAGGCAACTCACCTCTCACCAAATACCAAGTCTTATCCCCGTTCTTTTCTTGAAACGCATGAGTATCTTGGGGAACCTTACCAATAAACTGTTTCAGGTCTTTCTCACTTCCGATCTTAACAATAGCACTCTCTAAAGACACCAAAATACCTTGCAAGTCTGTACTAGCTACCCGCTCTACCACTACCTGCTCACTAACTCCCTCTTTCTTAGTCTGTGATTTAAGCACGTCTTTCAAAAAATCTATAGCCTTAACAGCATACCCATCAAATATCTTTCTTGTTCCTTTGAAAAGAGCTACCTTTCCAACCTTATCAATATTGCTTCTCTCAAGAGTAGCCTTGAAAGCTGTATTGTACTCAGTAATGTACTTATCAAGCTCTTCCTCGTCTACCTTACTCTCACCCACCACAGAAGCCTCCGGCTGTACCAAGTGCTCCCCACACTCAGGACAAAACTTAGGATACCTGCCTGGGTAAGTAGGAACCACAAACCCGCAACTGTCACACTTCTTCCAAACATTACCCTTAGAAACACTTCCGTAAACAGCCTTTCCCATACCCGGAGTCATCTGCTCATTCAATTTATCCAAAACAACACTGGCAACAGTACAGATTGTTGCTGCTTCCTTTGTTGTAATTACTGATTCCATGTACTTACGAAAAAGAGAATCAAGAAATATTCCCAAATCAGAAATTCCTGATATGGAATCCTTATCTACACCCTTGACTTTTTTCATTAAGTCAAGTATACTCTTAGAAACTTCTTTTGCTTGGGATTTTACATCGGAAGGGAAGTCAACAACAAAATCTCCAAGAGCCTTCAGGAACTCGGCTCCCTTTTCGAGATCAGAAATTGACTTCACATACTGCGAAGGAACCGACTTAGAAACGGCATCTTCAAATGCATTCTGTTGACCTAACATGGAGTAATTTTGCCCTTTCCTGTATTGCAGGAACTCGAAGGTCACTGTGAGAAGGTTTATTGACCCTCTCTTTAATCCAAAACCCAGAACCCACTAAATTTCGGATTTTTTCGGCTCTTACTTTGGTAGTACCGCTACCGTTGGAGCCATCACCTTCTTCTTGAAGTATATCAAGTTCTGACTCAACACCCTCTTCTTCACCTTCACCCTCCTCGCCACTCCCACCTTTTCCTCCACCCTTACCCTCCTCATCCCCTTCATCATCGCCGCTTGGCTTTCCCTTCCTTCTTGGAACCGGAACAGAACCACGAGAACCAAGAGCATCAGACTTCGAGGAAGAAGACTTATTTCCTAACAACTTATCAATATCAAGATCGGGAAATGCAAATATCTGCTTGAATATGTACTCAACATACATCTTCTTGTTGATAATTCCTTCCATCTCCCCAGACAAACCAAGCATAGACGTAGCAATACCAATCTTTCTTTCCGTGTACTCCAAACGAGAATCTTCCTCTGCCGAAGAAATTGGAACCATCCCAATAGACAAATCTTCAACACTTATATCCTGACTGTACTTGTAAGACAGGTGAATTTGAAATAGCCGATACATCCCCTCAATAAGTGCCCTCTGCACCTTCTTGACCATACGAGCATATCGAATATCCAAACGAGTAAGAGTCTGTGAACCAGAAAACCCCGGTATACTTTCAGAATTGTGAACAAACACACCACAAGAGAGAGAGAAGTTGTGGTTGTCACTTTCAACAGTTAAATCATAAGCATCTTCAACAACATCAAGATATTCTACATTTACAACTCTATGATTGTAACAATTTGCTGCCATCTTCCTTTCAGAAATCATCTTACTATTTGCTTTAGCTCGACAAACCCTCTGGCATCTAACACAGCAAAACCTTGGTGTCTGTAAGTATGAAGAAATGTCGTTGTAAGGAACCTTCTTCATAAACATCTTCCCACACTCATCACAACAAATCTCAAACTCCTGTGGGTGATAATCACCCCACCTACCCTGAACCATCTTACCCTTCCAAGAAGCAAACTCAGGACTATCAGGGGAAATAGTCTTCATATAATTAAAGGATTTTCTTCTCCCCTCCTGAATAGCCTTAATTATTCCCTGCCTTGCTTTCTCTCTATACTCAGGATTAGCCATCGGGTTATTCTCACCCTTCTGGTAATCCCTGTTAATACCCATCAAAGACTTTGATACTTTTGCACCAAACCCATCCGGCTTCTTTCTCCCTTTTCCCAAAACAGACATTCTTTTGGAATACTCAAGCCTCTCCTCTGAAGACATAGCCTCCCGTCTCTTCCTTGCTGAAACACTTCCCAAAGACCTGCCCATATCTAAAACACTTGCCATCTCTGGATGATACTTAACAAAATGCTCTCGCCTATTCTCACAAATTGCCAGATTTAAGGCATCATTATTACTCTTGACTTTATCTCTATGATGAACAACTTGCTCAGAAGATAGAACCTTCCCACCATTCAACAAATCTTCTGCAACAAGACGGTGTACCCGAACATAATGCCGATCCTTATTATCAATAATTCCATAATATCCCTTCTCTGCCCCAGACAACTCAAAGTAATATAGAGGCATTAAAGATTCCCCAGAGACAAGTTTCTCTGCCTCTTTGTAAGACCCATCTCTTAACATACACCTATGGTCAGGGGTAACGTCAAAATATTCTCCGTTATCAAGATGCACCCTAACATACTTCGCATTAAGTCGCGTCTTGTTAATATCAGAGATATTCGTGGCGTGAACCCTGCCATCCTTATCACTTGTAAAAATTGTCTTGCCCCTGAAATATTCCTTATTCTCAAACATCTCCCTAATAGTAGGTGTAGTTCCATCACATAACCGAATACCAGTGTTTCCTCTCAAACACATTCCTAAAAATGCGCCGGGGATGCGGATAGCTGCAAGTAGCTTATCCCGAATATACTCAATATCAACTATGTCTTTTATGTTTACATCACCACCAACCGTCTCAACTCGCATATCCCCTTTTGTACCTGTATAGGGAATAAAAACCTCGTCATTATACTGCAAAGGATTGTACTTCATACGATAGAAATTCACAGGAATATCTATTGCCTTCTTCTGCATAAATTTCTGCTCAAGATCCTGAATCAAATCCCTACGCTCATCCTTTGTCATACCCTCAGTATTTACATAAAACACACGTATAAGGGGAGATCGGGCAAGACGAGCAAGAGCAAGAGAGACTTCAAGCAAATTCAGGATACGATAAATCAATCTTGCGTTCTGCAAAATTGACGTACCATACATCGAAGTAAGAATCTTTTCAACTAACTTACGCTCACCCTTCGGAACATCCCCACGTCTATTTGCATCAATCATCCTACGGGAAGGAGATTTCTGAGGATCACCGCTATCAACATCCCAAGTTGACTTATCAAAAGGTTTTGTATCCTTTGTCTTATCTCCATACTCAGCAGGCTCATCCTCGGCCTCCCCTGTCTTATCCTCCCCCTCCACAGACTTTTGCATTTCATCTTCCCACATCTTGACCTTTACAGACTCAAAATTGGGTTTGAAGTTGTTGATGAAATGCACATACCCTGAAGAGTCCATTATCTCTTCCTTACGGGCAGAAATATCCTTCTTGATAAAACAAGCAAGTTTTCCGTCTATGTCAATACGATAAACACTTTTTGGATGTTCCGACTCACGAATATTAGTGATCCCTTCACCCTTCTTAGGGTAAACCCTTAACATGAAATCACCATACTTCGCAATATTATAGGTCCACCCCCAAACCTTATTCTCAAAATCAATTGTTGAAAGAAACTCTTGAAGTTCGTGGCCGTACTTATGCTTTCCACCAATCCATAAAGTACCATTCATTTCATGGGAGTATTGTGTAGCATCATCAACAACTAACTCCAAAGCAGATGAAATAATTGGATCTTCTTCCATCTGATCATAATCAGAATACCGAGATTCACGATCTTTTTCCAGTTTCGTAGCAGCAGAAAACAACTCCCAAACACGACCCTCATTCATCAAAACTTTTACAGTATTCGTTGCCTTATCATCAACAACATACACCTCATTTGACTGACCATTTTTTGCATCAGCCTGAAGAGCCTCAAGAACAATATTCTCGTTGACTCTTAACCCACCCTTTTCAAACAGACGAACAGACATAGAATTCCCTTTTTGTTAATTAACACTTACAAGAGACAACCACTGTCACAGAGGACTAAGATTCACACTCAACTGAGTATCAAGATAATTCAACAGCTTTAACATGTTATCCTTATTTGAAAACACAAAAGTATTCGCTATACCACTAACACTAACGATCTTTAGACTAAGCCCGTCCAAGACCTTGTAATCATCAATCCCGTCTATGTCAAATCTGACTCCTGCTGTAATATCTTGAGCACTTTGATTATCTGTAACAATCCTTACATAACGTGACATAAAAACTCCTCTATATAGAAGAAAACAAACCGTGGTCTATCCCACCATAATCACCCGACTCTAAAACCTTCACCAACTTCAACTCTTTCCCTGTCTTTGGATCAATCCTCTTAGGCATAACCCAACTATCATCAGACTGAGCTTCCTGTCTCAACCCAAGTGTAAACACTATATCCCCAACAACCTCAGCATTAGTACGGCCAGCAAAATAAGAAGGATCAGCTTCAACAGCGTTCGCACAAGCGGCAACAAGAGCATCACTACAACCCTTGTCCCCTCTTGTACCATCATCATTTACATCAGGGTGATCTACCTTCTTAGATTCTACGAAATGATTAAGGTTAAAAAACTCCCGCTCCAAAATGGAGTAGTTGTACATAATAAGTCTATCTTCATAGATCAAATCCACTACTTGAAGATAAGCAGAGTCATCCTTATCAACAGACCTTCTCGCAGCATTAAAAGAGTTTGCTGTAAATATCTGAATTGTATCTTCTGATTGGTACTGATCTAACGAAATCTTCCCAAACCTCATACCCATCTGCCGAAGTTCAAAGATAAACTTACGGATTTTAGTGAATGAAATCCTATCAGGACTCTTGGGGGCCATCACAGACAAAACAATATCAGTCTCCAATTTTGGTATTCTCAACATCGTATTCGGGTCTTCGATCATCTCCGCTATGTGAACAATAGCAAGACCCAAAGTATCATGTGTTGTTGCATAGTCAAGGTGAACATACCTCAATGCTTCAGGGTGACGTATTAGCCCCTTGTAACTCGCCTTCCCACTCTCAATCACTTTGTTAAACATCAATTCTGGTAGAAAATAATCTATAAGATGCTGTGTTGTTTTCAGGGATATTGTAAAAGTCTCTTTTGTAAAAGGATGTCTTATCTCTGAAGAAATACACTTCTGCCAAGCATACTTCGAGGAAAACAACTTACCAGACGGTGATATAGACACACCAGCAATATTCCTCAAAGCTCCATACACATCATCTATAAAGTTTTGCTTAAAGTCCATCGGAACTGCTACGAAATTATCTATAAACTTAGCTGGTAACTTTACCATAACATCAGACACAGCTTTATCCGTGTCCACACTCTTACCATCTGCAATCATCTTATCCCTAATATCAATAATCTTGGCTCTTATAGCATCAGAACTCATAGGAATAAGACCATTTACAGACGTAACAATAAAAGCATCTTCATTTTCAGAACCCTGAAATACAAAGAACCTATCATTAGAGTAGTTCCCCGGCTTAACATCCCAAAGAGTCGTAATAAAAATCGTCGCTGAGTTGTACTGTCTGGCTTGCCTAATTCGAGAAGAAACAAATGAAGACTGAATTGAAGCAGACGAAATAATAGCAGAAAATCCAGGGTCATAACCCTTCATCATAAACCGAGACATACGACGGTCTGTAACTTCCCTGTAAATCTTAGCCGCCTTTGCAGCATCACCAACTGAGGCACCTGAACCACCCCTACGGTAGAAGTCAGCCTCATCCATAATACACCCAAACAAGTTCGTTGATATAACAGAGAGATTATCAGAACCCGGAAGGATTGCTATACGTTGAGGAAATTTGAGGATGGACTTGTATGTTCGGTCACGCGGGAACTCTTTTCGGAAGTACGGTATTGAATCCACCATCGACCTAAACTGCCCAAACCCAACTCTCTCCGCATGTGTCATGTTAATTGACAAATATGCAAACACTATGTCCGTCATGTCAGACAAACCAAACAATCTCTGAGGATAGTCATAACAAGACAATTCATAAAGTTTTCTAAGCCAACACACGAAAGCGAAGGTAGTCTTACCTGCACCTATTGAATTATGAACAAAAACACCAGAGGAAAGAGCAAAGTTATGGTATTTCTCTACCTCAAAATCATACACATCCTCTTTTTCCTCCAACTTTCTAACCACCACTACTCTTACAGGACAGGTTAAAAAACTCATCAAACCATCACCCGCCAAAAGCTCTTCCGCACTTCTATAAGAACCATCATCCAACATCCACAAATGATCAGGAGTACATCGTTCTTTACCTCCATTACTAAGAACTACCTCTACAATATCTTTTTGCAAACCTGTTTTTCTACATCTACTTGCAACACCAATGCCATAATGACCATCCAAAGAACAAGATACTACATCAAAAACATGACCAGATTCAGCTAACTCTTTTATTGTTCTATCCCGAAGGTCATATAACCGTATCTTAGTAGAACCAACAAAACATCCAGTAATTATAGTTTCAGGTTTTTTAGAGTCTATATAAGTTGGTAATGCTTCCTTCCAGTACGGATACAAGTCTTTCGCAAGTGATCCCAAATAATATGTGTAATTTACCCACTTATTAACAGGTACAATCTCTTTTACCTGAGTAGCTTTTAATACACCAGTCTCTTCAGAGATTGCACGACCCAACAAGCTCTCAATAGCGGAAAATTGAGAATCACCTATACCCTCAAAGAACTTTAGGGTTTCAGGAGAGATTTTTTCTGGGATCTCTGACATCTTTGTAGTTCTCTACTGCGTCAAGAAACTTGTTTATATCTGTCTGAAGCATCAACGGAAGAAACTTTTTGATTTTCTTCTCCGACCAATCCCACCACTTAACCTGAAGAAGCCTCTCAATAATCTTCTCATCAAACCGCATCCGAATTACCTTTGCAGGATTACCACCCACAATTGCATACGATGGAACATCTTTGGTAACAACTGAGTTTGCTCCTACAGCCGCACCATCACCTACTGTAACACCGGGAAGTATAGTCACCGAGTCACATATCCAGACATCATTTCCGATAACCACCGGACCCTTCACCCGACCGTGCCCACTAACCCCTTCTGCCGCATCCCAAAGAACAGGGAAAGGGTAGGTAGTCACCCAATCAGTTCTATGATCTCCACCAATCATCACAGTTAAACAATCAGAAATAGAACAAAAAGAACCTATGGTCAAGCTACCGCCGTACTCCAGCCTACCCAAGATACTCGTGCGTCCAATATATGTGTGTCTCCCCACAGAAACCCAAGGACACCGTTGTTTGAAAACATCTGTAAAAAGCACAGCATCACGACGGCACTCTATGTTGAACTTCTGCCGATCCTTCTTGTCCATTCTATCAATCTCAATAGACATCACCTTTACCTCTTAATTCCGCGCAGCTTATCCACCAGTGCCAGCATCTCCTCACTCGGCCTCTGTACCTCTCCTACCTGCACATCCTCAACTAGAGGCTTCCTACGAGGCTTATCCCCGCAACACCCTACTGGCCCCTGCTTCGCAAACCCACCCCCATGAGTCCTCAAAGGATTGTCTCTGTTCATACTACTAACTCCTTGTTTTCCCTCACAATTACATCACCTCATCAGTATCTCTCTGCACGTCTTCTACCTTTTCATAAGTAGCTAAAAATATGTCATTTCGGCAAGGATAAAATTCTCCTTTTACATCACGAATAATGTAATCACCAATATTAGCTACAAAAACACCTTCAAGTGTAGTTATTTTGAATTGACCGTCTGTTGGATCAATACCATAACCGCAATCCAAAAAACTTCCCTTATTCGTTATACCAAGAAACTCGTATAACTCATCAAGACTATATTGTGTTAGCTGAACCGCCTCAATAATAACTGGCTTTTTTCGATACTTCATTTACATTTTTACCTTTCTTGGTTTCAGTTTACTAACTCTTCGGTTTTCAGGATCAATGCTGTAAACCACTCGACCAACTCTCCAAGTAAATACGGGGGATGGGACTCGAACCCACAGGCTCCCTTTCGGGAAAAGCGAATTTTAAGTTCGCCGTCTATGCCAATTCGACTACCCCCGCAAAAATACGGGTGAAGGGACTCGAACCCCCACGCTTTCGCATCAGATTTTGAATCTGAGATGTCTACCAATTCCATCACACCCGCAAGTATTACTCATAAACTCTCTTTTTTCCCACCCACGGAATCCCACCCGCCTTTACAAACTTCTTAGTAGACACCTCAGAGTCAAGTGTTTCCCTGACTCTTGGAACCCAAGCCTCGCCAGACCGCAACTTCATATCCCCGTCTGTCCAACGGATCATAGGAACTTTTCTAACCGGATGCAATTGCTTCTCATCCATCTCCCCACAACGTATCAACCTACCATGCCTGTCATACACCCGAAAACAAAGGTCTTTTTGTGCAGAACTCCATTTGAAAATCTTTGCCCTCGCCACACACTCTTCACATCCCCGCTCAGATGCCGAACGGTAGATTGTAGTCCAAACACCACTCCTATCCAAAACATCAAGAGACCACCTCCTTCTCAGTTTTTTGACATACATAAGAGCACTCCGGTAATCTTACCAATTTAGGGTAGTATGTTCCGTGACTTACAGGCTTACCATATTTCAAACAAATATGAAGACTCTTGTTCTTTGGAAACCTCTCTCTGCCACTCTCTTCAGGTGACACATAACCACAAAACTCGTCACAAAAACACGCAGTCGATGTCATACCGTCACCCGACTTCTCACAATCCCCATAAAATGCACACCCTCACCATCCTTGATTGACTTACAATACTTTATCCAAGCATCAGTTGTTGTACTGTAAAAATGATCCTTAATCTTGTTAAACATAATATGAAAAAAAGGCTCCTCAAGTTTCATAGGCTTGCCAGCATGTTGAAACCCTGCAAACTCTGGTGGAAGATACTGTGTAAACTCATACCCATGATGAATATTGATGTAGTTTATGGGAAGACCGTCTACTTCATCACAAAATTCCTTAGTACCAACACGAGGAGCACCATGAGCTACACAAACACAAGGAAGTCCCAGATTCTTAGCCTTATCCCTTGCTGACAAAATAGTAAGTGCTCCACCCCGCGAATGTCCAGTATCGAGAATTGGAGGAAGATTATTTTCTCTCCAAATCTCCCCAAGACGTGTCTTCTTGTCTGCCATCATGTGCGTCTTATCATAAGCATATTTTTGAAGATACTCTTGAAAGGTCTGCTTATAGTACAGCCAAGACTTGTAAAAATCACAGTGAATATAGCCAGCCTTCGTACTACCATCACCAACATACACCAAATATTTCTCTGGACTTGGATCTTGTAGAGGGAACGCATCAAAATCACCTATCCACGCAGCAAGATCCTTTGTTCCTCGAAAAGAGAAAACTATCTTATCTGGAAACTCCGCTATGTATGCAAAATCTTTATCATTCTCCAACGCCGTGTAGATTGAATTTTCAAATTCTGGAAACTTGTCAATAGGAGGACGCTCGTGCATCCCATGACTTGCTGCCTCTGCATACATCCACGACTTTGCAAAACTATCCATAAATCCTCCTGTTACCTTTTGACAAGTCCAAGAAACTTCTCTAACAACTCCTTCTTGGCTTCTCCTTGTATCCCGTAAGGATGAATTATGAAAGCATTATCCAAAACATCACCATCATAATCCCTTGAATGTTTATTAAAAATATCGTTCTTCCACACACAAACATGACTCTTATTTTCTTCTTGATTACAAAAAAAGTCTATGGCTCTCTGCTCACAGCCATCATGTAAGTAAGAACAACCCGGACATCTTAACTTACATGGATCAGAATAACCAACCTTCCCATAAACATCCCTCAAAAAAGACTCTGACCAAGAACAACTCTTTACAAAGAAAACCCCTGCATTAACACTGCCATTATCAGCCCTTACTCTACTATCACGATCTCTTGTAATAACAAAATCATTTTCAAAAAACTGCTCCAACCTCATACCCATATCAACAATCACCGCATCAGCGTCAATCCACACTATACCATCGTATATTGGGGTATAAGTTTGTATAAGTCGTATTTTACTCCAAACCAAAGGTCTATCGGTAACTACACTACTACCGACAGATATTAGTTTATATTTATTCCTTTCACAATACTCAAACTTATTCCCAAGAGTCTGCAATGCGTAATCACTAATCTCATGTGTATGCATCGTCAAAACAGCAATTTTCATCGTATGTACGGAATCCTGTGGTAAGGTGCGGGTATTCTTTCCGGTCCTATCAAAGAATATCTTCGTAGGTTCGACAAATGGTAATGATACAACAGCACTTTATCACAAGGGTTCTTTACAGTATACCCGACCTTTACAAACTCATAAGCAAGTCTTAGATCACACCCAAATATCCCTTGAGTAAAGTCACAAAACAAATTCTTCTCATCCTTCAAAAAATTCCCTCTGAAAATCCAACAATCCTGCCTGTCCGTCATAATATCACCAGCAATAAACGGAACAACACTCAAAACATCCCTTCTCGAAACACACCAAACCTCATCATAAGTGATGTTAAAAATGTAAGGCAAAGAACTGTGTTCAAGCCAGCAATCTGAATTTATTATTACATTTATATCGTTTGGGAGAGAAACCTCTTTTATCAAGTCAAAATACTCCCTAAAAGTAGGTCTTCCGTCTATCAACTGTATTGAAGCAATATCTGGAAGACCAACCTGAGTTTGTTGGTAAGAATAAACCAACTCTGCGTCACGAACAGGGTCAGGATCAACATACAGGTTGTAAAAAATATTGATCATGTATGGAAATCTATGGTTGATGGAATAGACATCCAATGCGTGACCTTCCATGAAGAATCGTCTTCGCGGTCCCCGCACCAATCCGACCACCCAACCTCTTTTTGATACTTGACCTGAAAAACAACCTTCTGTCGGTGTTCTGGAAGTCCAACCTCACATAATCCAAGTACCCACACATTATCATCTGGCAACCAACCCTCTACCTTTATCCACGTATGCATAATCTTACTTCCTACCTCTCTTGCTTTTATGAAACTTCAAAGTCGAAGAAGCATCTTTACTACTTAAAGCATACTCAGGTGGAACTTCGTTGTCGTGAAATGACCTTACAACAAATGTATAATGATTCTCTGGATCTTTAGGAACCCTGTACTTAAACCCTACAAGAGCCACATCACACTTCTTATCCTTTGGGTCTGAAATATCCGGGGTAAGTAAGAAAGATCCCCAATGATCAATCAAATCTTCAGCAACGTCAACGATAATCCTCAATAGACACCTCCTGTAATTAAAAAAGCCCGTAGGATAACTGGAAGGAAAAACGAGTCCCCACTAAACTCGTACCAGAACCTTACGGCAACCGGCTTCCAGTAGATCAAACCCTACGGGCTACACTACTTTCTTTTTTCAGTTTTCGTAGAACAACAACTCTTAGTTCCATCAGGGAACTCGTAAGTAAGCGTTCTTTCTAACAAATCTACCTTTAACTTCTCCCCTGTCAAATTAAAGTACATTGTCATAAGTCTTATCATGTGTAAACTCAACTCCCTTACCAAGTCACTATCCGTCGTAAGCTCAACTCCCTTACCAAGTCACTATCCGTCGTAAGATCCGAATTGATAATCTGCGTCAAAGAAACTACATCCCCGACAATTTTCTCTTGTTGCTCTCTCTGATCCCGCTGATTAACGGGTGAAGGCCGCACAAGATTTACCGTATTCAAAAAAGAAGACAATTCCACATCACTTACTTTCTTCTCTATAACTTCCTGTCCCTTATCTCTGTTCTTCCATGAAAAAACAAGCCAACGTGCAACATCAACTATACAATCAGACAAACTTATTCTCATACTCTCCTCCAATCACTATACCATTCCAGCAATATCCGACAAATACAGCTTCCCACTCTTAGCAAGCAACTCAAGTATCCTCTTTCCTATTACGTTTCTCAAGGGTGACTTTATAAACTTGAAAGCAACCTTAGTCATCTCTATATCAACCCTCTGCTGCTCTTTACCATCCAATTTCTTACTATTATCTACAATCAAAAAGTTTTCCCCTCCAAACAACGTCTGAAATCCTCCTATATTTCCCTGAACCTGATTCCATGCCTGTTTTACAAAATCCTCTGGAACACTTCTCTCCCTTTCTTCATTACGCTCAATAGCTACCTCCAAAGAGGTATTTACAAAAACCATGTATGTATCATACCCTATCCTCTCCATAGTCTCTTTCTGCTTTGTAATCTTCGCTAAATCCTTACCAGTACCGTCAATCACCAAAGGTAACATACCATTCACCCAATAACCCATACGAGTATCAGTAAGACGCTTCGCAGCCTCCCTTGCTGACAACTGCTTTGCATGAATCTCTTTGTTTGAAGGGTCTATGTCAAACGGAAGATTCTCTTTTTTCAAGTTTCTCTCAAATACAACATCAGAATTTACAAAATTAGCAAATCCAGCAAACATTTTCTTAGAGTAGAAGCTCTTGCCACTGCCCGGTCCCCCCGCCATAAACACACACTTGAACAAGTTCGCATCGTTTATGCTCTCTTTAATCTCATTATCCTTAACATCGTCTTCATACATATCTCTAAGAAGAGCTTTTACTGCCATAAGTTTCTCCTGTGTTTAATTGATTTCTGAAAGTAACACCTTCATCTTCTCTTGCTTACCCTGCATTAACTTCTCATAACAATCATCACACACCACGTCACACTCCTCTACAGGCTTATCAAATTCTTGCTTCATCTCGGCAATCGCCTCTTCGTCAGACCACGCTTTTTCAAAAGTACCTCCGCAGACACAACACTTGAAAGTATTGTCAGGCATAATTACTTCTCCACTCTTACGCTCAAGTTACCATTACACTTAGGACATTGAACCACAAACTCTCTTGTGTCTGGCTTATCAACATGATTGACGTTATAGATACCAAACTCGAAGACAAGAACATTCAGGACAATCAAACGTGCGGATATATGAGGATTATGGTCACTTTTGTAAAGATCAATCTGAGATTCAAAGTTTACAAAATTGATCCCATCCTTAAACTTACGAATAACATAGAAAAACGCAAGCTCCCAAGCATAGTTCTTAGATATTTTCGTTCCTATGACCACCGTTCTTTCCTTCCTTATTCTTGTTCTTATCTCTTCATCAACGAATGGTCAAGGCAATATTTCTTCCTTCGTACAACACGAAATTCAGCGGTGCATCCTTCCCACTGACACCGCCTCATAGAAGTATATCGTCTTTTGCTCTGTATTTTAGTTTCTTCTATGTAATACTTATCTATGTACTGATGTCCTTTACTTACTATCTCATCAATCCTTGACATGACACACCACTTACTCAAACACCACAAGAAAGCATGTTACATAGCTTTGATCTTCTACTTTTCTCTCTGCTTCCAAACAAGCCTCGCAACGCATTATCCACCCGTTTATCTGAATCAACTCGGTGTAAGATTTTTCTTCAAAAGGGAAAAGTCGGCACACAGAAACTGTCCAAAAGTCTTAGTCCCAAAAAATTTGCAAAACTTGTTAGGCTCACTGACGTTAAAGCACCACAATTAAGATCAAACCGTACTTCTATCATAGAAATCCCCTTACTTTGATCCCACTCTCTGCTTTCCGCACATAGGACAGAATTTTACACCGTTATCTGTTGCTGTACCTTCAGAAAAACACCACTTATCCCCACACTCCGTATCATAAGAGTCTGTTGTAGAGTCGTATATCCAATGACAAGTCTTCTTTGGCTTCGCACACACCTCTCCTTCCACTATGATCTCACCTCTTGGACGAACTGGAGGTGGAGGAGGTGGAGGAGGTGGAGGAGGTGGAGGAGGTGGAGGAGGTGCCGGAACTTTCTTCATTCGCTCCAATTTCTCTGGTGACGGTAAGGATCGTGGCGCGTTTGTAGTCATTTCTCACCCACTACCTTCAACAAATCATCCATTGTCTCTCTGTCAGCAACAACTACAAAAAGACGCAAAAGATGGTCTACAGCATCTTTAAGTTCTACCCACTTAGCTTTGAACTTAACATAAAACTTCTCTGGTAACTCATACTCAGAATAGTTAATCTGCTTTTGCATATCAAAAATCTTTGTCTTAACAACAGCTTCAACATCAGAAACAAGTGAAGGTGAAACTACTAAACGAACTCTTCTATTCCAATACTCTACCGCTTCCTTCTCAGAGTAAACCAACCCACCACACGTAGCTCCACAATCACACTGCACTCGAAAATCACCAAGATCGTCAAGCTCCTCGTACATCTCAGGAGTACCGCCACAAAAAGGACAAGGCAGTAACCCCTCTACTGGATGGTCTGTCTTAACACTCATTGAAACTCCTTCCACACATAACCATGATTCTCTGTGTCAGGATCTACCTTCCACTTCTCATGTTCTAACCTACCATCATCCTGGTCTTCATTCTCTCTTATATCAGGCTCTTTACCTGCCCCATGAAGAAAATTCTCGTCATCCTCGTACCCCATATACTACGTTCTTTCTCTCTCAAAGGCACACAAGCAGTTTACATAAGACACTGAGTTATATCCTTTAGAACGAAATATCGGCCAGAACTTCTTACCATCAAACTCTGTTATCTGTTTTATCTTCTTTGGTATGTGCAACTCCCCATACTTTTCACCTTTTGGTATAGGAACACCATTCACCTCACACTGAGTATACCTCACCGCTTTCATGTGCAAATAGCGACGTTCAAACTCCTGCTTAGGCATCTAACAGCATTCTCCTCCAACGCTCAAGTGCAGCTACGAATTCCTCTTTTTTATCTTTACCTCTTCCACAAGCAACATCTGTCCCGTTAATAAAAACCACTCCCCACGGGTCAACGTCAAATAATTCCATGACTCTCTTAATCAACTTTTCGGGGTCTGTTGGCAATGCTTCAAAGTATGATTATCAAACATGTACCAATAATTTCTTTTTAGAGGACTCTTAGCCTTGCTAACCTCACGAATGAAAAACTTTGCCTGCTCAAGACCTTTAATGAAAGAGTCCTGATCAATACCCTTTGGGGCCATATTAGCTTTACACCACTCAATTTCCTTATCTACAGCATCAAGATACTCCTGCATATTCTTCCTCCATTATTTCTCAACCTATAGTGTCAAGCCGTGTTTTGGGCTTTAGCTGTTGTACGAAGTGGCGCAAATTCCGCAGTGTCCGCCACGCCTTATCCAACAGCGTGTACCAATGATAAACTATGAATGCACGCGGGAATCCTGACCAGAAATGCCACTTACCGCAATACGGATAGTTACAGAACGATTTACTTTCAATAATGAAACCTCTCCACATAAACTTCTACTTTCCGGCGCGGCCTATAAATTCAGGCTTTGCGCCATTTTGTACAACGTCTACGCAATGGGCGATAGTTTGCCCCTACAATTACACTGGCCTACCACGACCACATGTATGCCATCGGTGTCCTCAAAATAATGAGGGCAAATTTCGGCCCTTGCGGTGTTGGGTGCCGGTTTGTCAACCACCACGCGGTTGGCCGCGCTCCAACCGATCTCCGCACTCACCATATCTATCTGATAATCACCAGGCCCTTGCGTCTTCCACCACTCACGGAATGTCTTCGCGGCCATATCACCTCCAAAGTTGACAAACTGGCATCCCAACGTCTTGCGAAACGTGCGCCGTGCTACAGATTATAGTGGCACACCATACACGCTTCGCCGAGCGAATACCGCCCTGCACGCTCACCACAGTTCGGACATGGCGCACTTTTGCTGTTGGTTGTCTGTTGAGCGAGTACAGCGGTTTTCAGAGTTTGCCATGCTTCATCCGCAAGAACGACATTACCTACATGTATAGCACAATTTTTCTCGATAGCATCAATAGCCTCGATTGGCGTCATGGCATACTCCTATAATAAATTTTAGAGCGAAATTGCAAACAACGTTCCGGCAAATTGCCGAAGTGTGCATCACATTTTGGCATTTGCCTGTTGTGTGCTGTTTTTTGCGCCACCGCTGCTTTCAGAGGTTGGCGGGGATGGAACGAGCATCCAATGCGTTATTTTGCAATTATACTCGCAATGGCCAGCAATAAAATCCTGTGCGTGAATAGTCTCGATACTGCCGTTGTCAAAATGAACTAATATCGGGCCATCGTAATCCGGGACAACACCTTCACCTTTTTTGTACCACATAGCCAACCTCCTATAATTTGAAAGCGCAAAAAATTGCATACAACGTTTTGCTCTATTGCGACGTGCGTGACAACCACTTGTCAACCTTATTACGGTAGCACTCCGAACAACGCGGAGATTTGGTCCGCACAAAAACGCACTCTCCGCATGGCGTAATAGCGCTGTTGGGTGCCGTGGAATGAGCATCCGCCAGATAGTGGCCACAGTCGCTGCACAAAGAATAGTTGCTGTCCCGAACTATGCATACATCTCGCTTAATGCAATCAAGTTTTTTGTGGCCACCTATAACCTCCAAGCGAATGAATGGCATCCCAACGATCCGCGCTACTGGTTCCGTTGCTCGATCTCACGCAGAAAATCACAAAACCTCATTTTTTGCGCATCAGACCGAGAAGAAGACAATGCCAGTTTGCGCACGAGAGCAATGGCATCTATAGCGCTGTTGGGTGCCGTTGTTGACAATTCCTCCGGTTTGGAGGCGCAGCGATCGCACGAACCTGCCGGTATGCCGTGCTGACACCACCCGTTGAGCAATACGCTATCATTCATTTTGCGCCTCCTCGGCATATCGACTTGTCAACTATGGCATCCCAACGTCCGAGCAATGTACGCAGTGCTACTGCTTGTGACAAATCGGAACTCCGGTACAGCAACAACTTTTGATAGGATACTTGCAGCTCGCATACAGAGAGCATTGCGTACTTGCTTTGTTGGTGGATGTAAATCTTTCCACCATAGCGTTCTGTGCGGCATTCCAGACGTTGCTATACTTCTCCATATCTCCGCCGCCGCCAACGTTGCTCCACCACTGCTCAAATGTCATTTCCATGCCGCACCTACAATTCCAAAGAAAGGTTTATTTCCACCAACGTTTGCGCAACAGCCGAAGCCGCTACGCCCCCTTGCTACGCTTACGCGGTTTTGGCTTTGCGCTGTTGTTTGTTGTTGCCGTGCGCTCAACTGCTTTCTGCGCGGCGGCGATTTCGCTACGTAACGATTCAATAGCTTTGTCAACGCCGTGACCAAGGTTGTCCTTTAACATACTGTCGAAAAGCATAGAATACACTTGGTCGGTGATAATGTTTTCGGCGTTGACATAAGGATATCCAAACTCACGCATATTGCGGATAGCCGCAGAAATCAATTTATCTCGCATACATTCCTTTCCGCCGCGCCTATAATATGGTCGCACGGCAATTGCAAACAACTACCTCAATAACGCACTCTCAAACCGTAGACATTTCTCTTTTTCTCTCCTTAATTCCTTTACTTCCCGAAACTTACTTGCATTATCAACCTCTAACCAAGTAACCCTCTGTTGTAACCTGTCAATCTCTTTTCTTAACCAAGCAACCGCATCCGAAGTACCATTACGCTTATTATCCTTACTCTCACTCTCATTCTCACTTGTAAGTCTTTTTGCAATTCCGAGTAACCAAGTGTTATCCCTGAGATACACACGCGAATTTACAACAACATCAATGCCCCGCACCACAAACCTCTTTCAATTCAACTCTCTTATTCCATTGCGTCAAGGCAGGATAATGCATAACAACCCCACATCCACTACACTTCACAACCTGCTCATTCCCTACATCATTCTGTATCGACTCCCAATCTATATACGCTTTCCCGCCACAAAAAGGACATGGAAGTAACTTCTTCTTGTCTCTATCGTTAATTAAACCTTCCCACATTTCAACCTCACAAAATAAAACACTACCCACCATAATGACAATGATGACAGCAGTACCCGTTCTTTACAAGATGGTCACACTTAGGACACCTGTGGGTCACTACCCAAACTCTATAGTCAGCATTATCCCTAAGAAGCTGATCAACCTGAAGTTCAAGACTCTCAATTCTGGTATCCTTTGACTGTCCCGGCAAACACTCAGCCATACCTATCAGCCTTTTATCTTACTTTTAGATAAATACTCAGCTACTTCACGCCTTTCAGCCTCAAACTCTTCTCGCTCACTCAAATCAAAAACCTTGATCCCGTCCCGCGTCATTATTCTATACCCCTGACCAGCAGGACAAGACACGTCCTCCCAACCTATTTTACGTTTTTCAATCATACTTTATACACTACAACGAAACGGCTAACAGTTGCCGCAGCTTATTAACTACATAAGGTATAAAAATTTCACTCTCATTTTCATAAATACCAGAAAGCTCATTCATGTAAGCGGCAATTTCATCTCGTAGATGTTTCAGGGTATTCTCTTTGTCTTCTACCAACTCAAGCATCACACATTTTGCCTCTTCCAACATAGGGTTTGGCGCGTGATGCTCAATCAAAGTTGTAATAACAGACAGTGCCTCTTCTTTTGTCATCCGGCTCATACAACCCTGCCTTTCATTGGTTTTACTTACAGCATCCTATATGTCAATGATAATCCTTCTCATCCTGCTCCCATCCATCCTCAGACCTCAACTCACTTTCCTCCACACCCAACGCCTCAGCCGCTTCCTCGTATCCCCAAGGGTATTGATCTTGCCTGTACCGCACACCCCCACGTCTTTCCAACCCATGCTTAAATACCCTCGAAATAAACTTCTCCCCCGATGCACCTTCTACCAGTGCAAAATACACAAAATGCCCTACGTCCAGTTTTACCCGGTATCCTGTCCTCCATTGAAGCTGGTGTGATTGTATTGCATCAACCTCAGATGTACCTTCATACTCAAGCCACTCAGACAAATCAGGCTTCACATACCTGAATTTGAAAATCATACTTACACCCCATCCTACTCATATACCATCACGCATCCGTAACTTCAACTCCAGGAAATGCCTCAACAAATTCTACGCGCCGCTCGGTCAGATTTTCCCAGAACGTCACCGCCTCATCTACACACAACGGCTCTATGCGGTCCTGTTCGCCCTGCCATTTCGTCAGATGCACCGCGAAATATCCACCCTTGAATGTACGATACAGGAAAGTCTGCCGTCCGTGCCGCTCGAAGTTGTGGCCGTCCCAATAGTCATTCCCGGCGATCAACGTAGCAGATTCAGTGTTGTACTTCTTGCGGTCGATAATCTCGGTCATGGATACTGGCTTCATACTCGGTACTCCTTTGGGGTCTTTGCCCCGGTTTGTGTGTGGTCTGTGCCACTATGCTACTACAACATCAGAATCAAAAATCTTGTCTTACACCTCTAATATACTAAACATAATCAGCAAAGTCAACAGAAAAATAAATTAAATTAAATCTACGAAGCCACAACACCCCTATCAGTATCAGTCGCCTCTACACCCGACGGGATCTCAGATCATTTTGTAAATAATCCTCAAACAGATCCAACTTCCAATCATTTTCTGGTGATAATTCTTCATCTTTTCTTACCTGTGGCAATGCGTATTCATCCACTTCGCCGTATCCACCCACCCTTCAACAGTCATACTGGTAAGGTATAGGGTAAACACAGATGTCTCTGTCCACTTCTCAGTCACCCCACCCGCGAAATACCAGTATCCCTGCCCCTTTACCACCTCTACCCCACGAAACCCTGCTTTCTGGAGTGCGAGATTCACCTTTTTTACAGTTGTACGCATCCCGGTCCCCTAATTCTTTTGAATTCTCTATCGAGCAAGCCCTAATAGTCTAATTGCCAATTCTGTGCGGCCTCGTAAGCTGCCCCACCATCACGCTCAACATCACGCTCAACATCACGCTCAACACTTTCCTTAGCAATCAGTGAGGAATACCAGTTGGCTTCTGCCTCAGTCTCAAACCGAACAACCGTCCCATCATCAAATCGAACATACCATCCAGACTGTTCCTGCTTAACAACACTTTTCATTCTCTACCTCCTTAGTCTTATCAACTCTATCTTATCTTTTTTCTCTCCCCTGTCTTACACCTCTAATATACGCTATTTCGCCGGTAAAGTCAAGTTATTTCTAATAAAAATGCAAGTAATCCTCGCTGTTTACTGCAAATAGCAACAACATCAATGAGTTACAGAGTTATTTTTTGTGGTTTTGCCGTATTTTTGAGCTATGTCCAATGATCTTACACCATCTTTCTGCATTACATCACATATTACTGCCCTTATTACTTCTTGTCTACATCACCATCAGCTTCCTTAATAACATCCTCCAAATCCTCACCCTCTACATCTGAAATAACATCATCTGAATCCTCCACCGGCAACGGCTCATCAAACGCTACCGCAAATGCAATATCTACCGCCTCCTCTATACACCCCAACATCTCATAGTAATACCCCGTGTGCCGCTTGACAAACCCCGTTACATCTACCCACTTGTCAAACCTGTGACACGCCTCCCGCTTCGCATACTCTACTTCCCCACGCTTACATCCCATACAATACCCCCCTATGATACCTGATCAACGCTACATCAACGGTAATCTGATTGACGGTAATCTGATTGACGGTAGTTTTTATCAAAAATCAACATTTTTTGACACTAGACGCCCCACCGTTTTTACGACCCCCGCCAACAGGCCCCATAGGGTAAGTCGTCAAGTATATTTTTGAAAAAGAATAGAAGAACTGTCTACCCTTACCGTTCCCCCACCGTAGCATCAACAAGACACTCCCTTATACACTCTTCAGGATGATAACCTATCACCCTATCTACCTGCCTACCCTCTTTGTAAATCACCAATGTAGGCACTGCTGTTATGTGATGTAACTTAGCTTGTTCAAAAAACCCTTCGTGATCCTCTACATTTACTTTATAGAATTGAATTGAAGGAAACTCTTTTTCAAACCCCTCTATTATAGGGAGAACTTTATTACAAGGAGCACACCATCCTGCATGAAACAAGATCGCCACAATACCCTCACCATGTGTCACCTCATCATACTGCAACTCTTTTAATAATCTCATGGTGTCACCTTCCTTACTTCCTTCTTGTGTTCCTTACTTTCAGCCTTCTTGCCAAACATGTGTGTGGACATCAAATCCGCGCCATGTATCAAAGCTGAAAACTTTGTCATCCCACTACCATCACTCATATAACTGTACGGGCTTGACAAGTTACAAGACCAACCTCCGTGATGGTGTGCAACCGCTTCTATTTGAGTGTCACTTAAAATTATCCCATGTAAAGCACAAAGCTGAGTTACCTTTGCACTTTCATCAGGATATGTAATACCGTCTGCTACTTCCCAAATCTGTCCACCATATTTTGCTTGCCTTCTGTAATCACCCTCCGGCATATCCTTGTACCTGTATAATTTGTCAAGATCATGCACATAAGCCACAAGTATTACATCGTCCAATGTAAAATCAATAGGATTAACTGCAAGTTTTTCACAATAGGCTGTTACATTATAGTAACTCTGAATCGCCAACATCATCACTTCCTTTACATGATCCACATACCCACCTACCCAAGCGTGATGATGCCGCTTTGACGCGGGCCAATAAATAATCCGATCCTTCAAACTAGAATGCATCAACGGCAAACTCTCCCTCAACTCCTGATCTAAAATCATGTTGAGCATCTGCGTAATCTGATCGTAACTACTCAGTACCGTATCTGACATCTGAAACCCCCTTATTACTTTTGATTCAGTTTAAGATAATCCCTGCACTGCAACAACGCCCCAATCAACTCCTCAAATGTCAGACTGTCTACAATCTCATCCTCAATGTTGTGCTTATTATCCCTAATCAACTGCTGATAACAAAACTCCAAAGTAACCTTCACCGGCTCCTTTGGACGATAACTCTCAAGTTCAACCTGACTCCTATCCCTCATAGAACCCCCCTCAGTTTTTGAACAAAGGCGCGGATCAATGGGCGGCTCCACTCAGTACCCCGTAAAAGGATAAACGGGGCACACTAGGGTTGCTTCCGCTTCACCCACCCCCACCAACCCGCGCCAACTACTACCTTTAATACTACGCTTTTTGGCACTTAACAATTAAGTTAAAAGCCTTAAAATTAAGCAGAATTTGACCCTCTAAAGAACTCGTGCTCCAGCAACTGCTCTCCTCCAGGCTGTGGCCCCCACCCCTCCAAAATCATAAAAACTTCATCCAGCCGACACCCACCACCCTAAGTACACACTCGCTTCCGACTCAATCCAGCAAATCGCAGCTACAACAAGGCTTGGCTATTTAACAACAGACGTACTTAACAATGTCGCATAATATACATTACGTAAACTTAACAGGGGATGCGTCTCTAACCCCATGATATATCTGGCTTAAATTGCTTCCGTTTGTCAACTTTTAGACTTTTCGTTAAGTTAAAATAACCCTAATTTCGCAATGTTTACTTAACGACTGTACATTGCGTGTTATTACTGCTATTTTACCGCAAACCAGAGTAAAACCACCCAAAACCGTCTGGAACTGGAACCTCACGGCTTCGCACAACACCGCAAGGGCGAAGCCTCAAAACCTGACCCCACCACCCTGACCCCACCACCCTGACCATGACCTCACATCCAAAACCATGTTAAATGCCGTTAAATAGACCTAGTTTTGGTTAACGCCAACACCAAACCGCTAGCTCTCTCAAAACAAACCCACTGCCCAAATTTCGCCAAAATCGCCATTTCCAAAAACCCTAAAAGAATTTCTGATGAAAAAGGGAACCGCCGTCGCTTTGAACCCTGTACTTGTTCAGAAAAAATAGTGCCCTAATTTCGCCAAAATCGCCAGTAGGTAAATTGTGCAGTACGATAATTTTAATGCTCCCATTTAACAGCACTTAACCGATAAACTCGACCAAAAACCCCCACCCCGTCTTAACCACGCTCTGCATACCAAACTTTCTTAAAGATTCATCCAGACACACCTACCTGAGTCCACTGTGGCTCGCCTCCACCATCAGGCTCCGCTCCTTTCAAATCTAAATAAACCTAAAATTTACGCCCGGAACTCACCCCCACTGCCACTTCCCCGTTCCCTCCACCATCAGGCATCAGGCTCCCGACCCCCTACCGCCTATATCGAATCTTAAAAAGAACACTGTCCAATCCCCCACCAAGGACCACTGGCTCGATAACAGTCTCGATCCCTCTGACCTGTGCATACCCTATTCCGGCCTGCATCAAAGTCCATCTATCAAGCCGGGAAACCGTCACAACCGCTGTACAACCATCCAGAACCAGCATCAAAGCCATAAGGACCACCAGCCCTATTGACTTTCGCCTGTAGGAATAGAACCCTCTAACCCCACTCAAAGCACACTCCCTCTTATATCTATGATTTCTTCTTAATTCCGACCTTGTTGACTTTTGCCTATAGGAATAGAAACCTTCACCACCTTTTGACCCTTACCAAACTTGACACGCGAGAACTCGTAAACCTACTTAACGTCTTTTTGAAAACTGGCATTGATTTTAACCAAGTTAAATCAAAAATTAACTAATATTAACTTGACAAACTCGAATGACAAATGATAAATAAACTCCAAGACCTGTGTACCAACACCAACTTCTCAAAATCCTGTCATAATCCTTGACATAATGACTTAACAACCCAAATCTCCGTCCTTACATCATGCTTACCAAATCAATTTTCAGTGCTACACCACAGACTTTTCAAATTCTATAGCTTCCCTTGACCTTTCTCGAAATCCTCTACTCGCACACCCTTCTTGCTGGACCCCACCGACGAACCTGTCCTGGCCTTCTTTACCTGTCCAAGCATCTCTTTAACTGCCTTCAGACCTTCCTCGTCCAATGACCTCACCAGATTCACCAACTCATCACGTTCTGGGTCTATGATAATTTCCTTTGCCTCTACAGAGAATCTTCTTGCAAACTCCAAGAAGTCATTTACGGTATTTTTTAGTCTTGTATGATGTGTAAACAACTGAGCATCACTTAATCCATCTATATTCCTGTCAATTAACAGCTTGTCCTCTACTCTGTGAAGCTGCCCAAGCAATCCATTCAGGTTTGTCATCCGCTGCATTATCACATAGGCAATGTAATAACCCATCTTATTTGAAATATCAGCCATCATCTTAGCCAACTGACTCGGCGGCACCGTCTTCTCGCCCCGCATCCACTCGAAAATCTCCTTCGGGATCACCGAATTCTTCGCAAGCTCCTCCGTTGGATTAGGCTGCAACTCAGGTTGCTGCCCCGCTGGCTTGAACTGCGTGTCTTCTGGGCTAACTTTTTCAAAATTTCTATGTTCCTGCAAGCTACGACTTACCAAGTTCGATATGCCCTCAGATGCCTCTGTAAACCTCGGCTTCGGCACCACCGGCCTCCCTGCCCTCCCCAAGCTCGTTCTACGCGATGGAATCAATGACATACTACAATTTCCTTTTACAAAAAGAATATATTTCGCCTTTGTCAAACAGACTCTAACTCATTATCAAATATCATGTATATTCTATTTACTTAACTCCGATCTCACACTACTACTTCCCAAAACCCCAACAACCTCTCATAAAAAGAGATACTACCATTGCTACTACTGCAATAATTCCGTAGGCAACACACTCTCTGTCGGTCCAATACTGTCGCCACATGTAAACAACTCCTTGAATTGGTTCATACACGTCCTGACCTTATCCGTTATGATCCTCAATTTCTCTACTGACTTTTTATACTTTTTAGATGCAGCTTCATAAGCCTCATCTGTAAACTCATTCTCCTTTATGTAAAGATATATCTTAGAAAACTTCTTTAACTTCAACAAGTACCGTATATCCGGCACCTTCATTGAACACCCATTAAACATCGACAGAAATAAGATGGTTTCCCTCCCAAACAATGAATACAACTTACAATAAAAATCATTCTTTGAAAATCCTGATAGCAAACTTACCATCACTATCAGGTCATTCTCTGTGAAGGATGAGGAAAAATTAAACAATGACTTGTTCTTGTTATGTAAATTATCCCCCTCACTACTATCCCCACTATTATCTACGTCTGCATCAGTTATCTCCGCAACTAATTGTTCTAATAACCGCTGACTTGATTGAGAACCAATCAACTCCGGTCTTACGCTCATGTCTACTACAGTGTCCGGTGTCAAGCTCGCTGTCGTGTCTGCCATGACTAATCATCTCACTTTCATCTGGAAGAAATGACTGTATTCCACAAGTTGTAATTCCCATTTTATTAAATCTCTCAGATATTGTTTCATACCCCACTGTCAAGGCACTACGCGCAGCATGACCATCATCCCCTTGCTCATCATCATCCATCAAATAATCAAAGTCTTCGTCAGGAGTCAACTTCTCTCTCCTGAGTTTCCTTAGAAAATTCCCAATCTCGTTCCTTGCCGTCGAATAAACTATAATTACCAAATCAATATCTGGGTTTATCCAAGGTTCCTTCAGCTTTATAAACGCTTTACAATACCCTAATGAGAAAACTTCCCTAATATCAAGATGTGGATTCCTTGGCAAAAAATGTCTTCTTATTACAAGGGAAACAACATCTGAAATCGTAGCCTCCAACAAATATTTATCGTACTTCTCACCCCTCACAAACAATGAAAGATTCTTATCTGATATTCTCTTCTCCCACCCCGGCCTCTTACTCTGTGCATACACCCCCGCTAATCCTGTTCGCATAACAAAACACTCCCGATTATCTGTGGTGTAACAACACTTGACAGAATACCAGTAGTCACCAGCAGACAATCAGGCAAAGAATACCAAAAAAGGAATTAAAACCAACCAACTTGACAAACACAAAAAGTAGCAGATATACCAGCAGATTATACAAGCAAAAATTTACAAAAGAAAGTCAACGCGGCTCAAATAAAAACCCGAAGAATTATTATAAGTTAAGATAACCATTTTCTTAAAAGTCATTTTTAATTATTGACAAAACGCAACAATAACACGGTTTATGGCACAAATTCCGGTTGTTAATCTTTGTTCTTCTTTGTTCTTCTTTGTTCTCTTCCATCCACACTTTTCCTTATTCTTCTCATCTTTAATTAACCTCTATCCCACCTGTAAATATATGTAATCTCTCCCCAAATATCAAGTACCCAAAACCCGTGTACCAACATCAGATTTCTACATCCCTTACTATCACCTATCCTTTCCCCTTATCATAACCGTACTATCTTACCTTCTCTAATCCTATAGCCATATCCTCTCTCCCTATACGTACTCCTACCAGAATATCCATCTCTTCTTTTCTTTCTTTGTCTTTATCTTTGTTACTATTTCAGGTTTCTTCTTTGTTAAAGCATTAACATAGAAATCCTTCCTTAATTCCTGTAGGTATCTCTTTTCCATTCTACTCAACTGCTCTTCCTCTGTACCCTCCTCTACTCCATTCATTACTCCATCTTCTCTGTTCCTCTCTCTACTCCCTTCCTTCTCCGTCTCTATTCTGCCTGAAAGAGAAGACTCGATTTCAGATCCATACACTTTCTCAAAATGTATAGGTATAACACCACTTTTTTGATACATTTTAGGGACAGGTTTTGAAGTCACCTGACTGGCTGAACCACTGGCTGAACCATCTACCTGACCCGCAACAGCCGCAGATGAAGATGAACCATACGGCATAACAAACATACCATTCTGATTCTTCCTTTGTAAACCCGAATCTGCCGAAAACTCGTATACCGCCTTATACACCTGAACTGTGTATCCACATAAATCCGATAACATCTTAACAAATACTGATATGCTTATACTAGAATAAACCCTACACTTATGCGTGACATCATCAAATACCACCAAACCACCCTGAGTATTTTCATATACAATTATGGTAATAACCTGAGTTGACTCAACCATCTGACCACCATTAGGTATTTTTATAGTTGACAAATCAGAAATACTACCCCCAATATCCAGTTGTATCTTGTCAAGATCAAATAGCCCCCTTTGACCACCTTGACCACCCTTTTCATCCTTTTCAACAACCTGTGTAATAGATACATCGTATAAAATAGGATGATCCGTTGATACAACTTGCAAAATATACATTGCTAAAACTCCGTTTTGTCAATCAATAGTTTGCACCGCACCATGACCTTGAAAAAATACCCCAAAACCTGCCCACATATACCCCAAAACTACCCATTCTTAATACCAAAAATGAATTGATTTTCCAATTATGTAAGCCATACTCATAATACAAGAAAACCGCATGATATGTCTACAAACTTGAACCTAATTTGATCTAAATTTGAACCAGATCCAACCAAACCCCAACCCCACATAACCCTCTAAAAGAAAATGCCCCGAATTAAATCAATAATCCAAAGGCATAACTTAACTTTGCTTTTTGATTCCTGTTACTAACTCAGAATCTAAACGATCCGCCAACCTATTCTCATACTCCTCAATTATAAAATCAGCCAAAACACGAAAATCATCAGCCCTATCTACAATACCAGCACGAAACTCCAACACAGCCTTATCTAATACAATCCGAGAAGCCGCACGTATACCCCTATCTATACCAGCACGATAAGAATTATTTATCTTTTCATCCAAAGCATCAGTTGTAAGACCACATACAGCCGAAGAATTAGGTCTTTTGTCAACCTTAAAATACCCAGACCCCTCATCAGGACCACCCTGACCCTTACTCTTAACAACCTCCCCAACCTGTTTTACAACGTCACACGTGTTAGGATGAGTAAACTCCCGTACCTTCGGAATAGCCCCTAATATCTTTGAACTCTGCACCCGAACAGACTTATTACTTTGTGCCCCCTGAGAAACCATCTTAGCCGTCTCAATCACCTGACCAACCTTACTCCCATCCTTTGACCCACCCTTTGACTCACCCTTTGACTCACCTTTTGTCCTTACCTTTGACATCCGTTGAATCTCATCCTCAGTAGACTCACATACAGCCGCACAATCCTTCTCGTACTTCTCCTTCAATCGCTCCAACCGCTCCACAGCACTACCAACCGCCCTGTCAACCTTACCCTTATCAACCAACGGAACACTACCATCCTTGACTGATTGCTTGACTGGCTGCTCCACCGGCATACCCGCTATCATCTTTGCCCTGACCCTTGCACGCTCCTCTACCTGCTCTGGAGTAAAACCCCGCCAACCATCACACACATGCTTTGCAGTAATACGCCTCTTACCACACATCTTAACCCCACAATTACTACAATCCTTTACATCCGAAAACATGTCCTGTGACATAACTCCACTCCCTTTGTTTTGTAAAGAAACATCACCAACCTTATCACCATTATTATCACCCTTATCAACACCATTTACTTTACTCTGCATAATACTCCTCTCGTGAATCCTAGGAAGCCCCATCACAACATGATAATCAATAGCCTTCTTCCTGCCAAGCATAACAACATCCTTTTTTATTTGCTTAGTTACATCAACATCATTTAGAACAAAAACCTTTTTGACCTTACTTTCTATTACTCGATCTACTGCATTTACATTCTCCACTGCATTTACATTCTCCACTGCATTTACATTCTCCACTATCCACCTATCACACACGCTATTGAAAACACGCCATCTCTTACCACACGAACTAACCCCACAATTACTACAGTGTCTACTCACAAATATTCTTTCATCCAACTTCTTTTCCTTTGGCACAACATCATCCTTTTTACTTCTTATTCTTCTTAACCTTAATCTTAGACTTCACTGCCTTTCTTTTTGCCTTCTTGAAAATCCACTTACAGTAATCAACATAATTCAAGTTACCACCCCAATATCCCGAATACTAGCAATGATAACCCCTCGCCTTGTGCCATCTCTTACACGTACCACAACATCTCTGTGTAGGCATCTTATTACTCATACGCTTATTTGCCCCCAAAACGAAAGAAGGGCTTTTCAGCCCTTCAAAATAACCATCAAAATCTTTTCCTCATCAATTCCCTCATTCCTACAAGTAAAGCCATCAGCGGACCAAATAACACCAACAACATCACCGAAGATAAAACATGAAACCATGACCACGGATACTCAACATCCCAAACATCCCTCAAATACGCAATCACCAAAAGTAAACTTATTACAAAGTAAATCACCAATAGCCTATGATGCAACATCAAAAAATGTAGTATCATTCTCTGCTCCTTTTCTATCTCTCCGATCCTCCAACATCGAAAAATTCTGTGACTTCATTCTTTCAAAAAATGTCTGATCCTTTAGATGATCATACAAATACGGCATAAACACCTCTATAAACTCCGCTTGATCCAATTCAATCAAGCTCATCTGCACATCAATCCAATCCGATAAAAGCCGCCACGCCGTCCTCTCTGCTTGTGCGGCAATGCGATCCAATGTACCCTCGTGCAGCTTCTTAATCTCCTTCTTCAGCCTTTCCTCCACCCTATCAATACGCGCAGGCAATCTAAATGACATATCACGATTATTTACAAATATCACAAAAGCAACACCAACAAGTTTCCCCTTCTCTGCCATCTTCACAACAGTCTTCGCACCAGCAGCTATAAGCCGGTCCTCAATATGCTGCACTGACTTACTTGCGGAAACCATCGAAGTGTAATTCTTTATCATCAAGAACCCTTTGTAATAAGCAACCTTTTCTTTACCCAAGAAGATACTTCTTTTTCTTTTGCTTCTGCATTACTCGCATCTATAACAGTCTGCTTCTCCCACCACTCATCAACCTCCTTCGGCACAACAATACCTGCCGCTTCTGCTTCATGCAAAACATCAAGTATCTCACGAGGAGGAAGAATATCACAAAGCATTTTCTTTTAAGCTCCAATCCCATTACCAACAGAAGTCAAAACATCAATAGCCCTCTTAACTTCCTCTTGTTGCTTTAACACTTCATTAAAATCATCTATATCTCGAACAGAATCATACCTTTTCATAATAAACTCCAACTCGTCATACCTATTCTGAAGGTATCTAATAGTATGTGGGAATTTCTTGTAATTCATATTTTCCTCTACAACTCCCAAATAAACATGTCCGTACCAAATCGCCTTCCTAAAGTCCCCAAATAAATTGCTTTTTGAACAGGAGTAACTACGTCCGGGTGAGAATCACTAACACTAAACAAATCAAAGGATGGGTGACTATCTGTAGACTGATTTTCCTTGATAGCATACTCTGTAGCAACTGCCTTTGAACCTACAGTGTAGATACTGCCAGTAACATTATTCCGAACAAGATACAACATACAAATCCTCCTTTATATTGCCAGCCAATTACTAATCTCCGTAACAACTGCACTTATCTCCCGAACATCAGCATCATCTACCCTATCCAAAAAATAAAAAGCCTCACAAATAGTCTGCCTCAACTCAGCAACCGTAAGCTCTGAAACCTTCTTCTCAACACCATCAAAAACACCAGCAATTACTTCAGTTGGCTTATACCTCAAAGGTATAATAATTCTCTTTTTGATATTTTTCATAGTTAATCCCTCTTCCTTCTCAGAATCTTCTTGACCTCTTCAATCTCCTGCTTGTTAGGACTCCTATACTGATCATCCAACACCCACGCATTCCCATTCTCAAGATCAAAACATCAACCATCCAGCACCACAACACCAATCACACTCGTAGGGAACCTTACACCCACAAGCAACAGTACATGCCTTACTCGGCCCCACCGTATGCGCCGCACCATAATCCCGCTCACCCCAAAGTAAACTTGCCTGCTGCATCACAAACCCATAGCCCAACCTCTCACAAATCTGTTTTACCTGTGCAGTATGCAGCTTATTCATCCCGTCAATCCGACGCTGCAACGCCTCACTCGCCTTTATTTCTTTTTCACTTCTCATATTGTAGGCTCCACAACAGGGACAATAATTGTAGCTTCACTTACAGCAATGCTAAGACCTTCAACAACAGGCTCAATAACTGGCTCGATAACTGGCTTAACCTCAGCAAGAACTTCCGGGGCAACTTCTTTTACAGTTTCCTCAACCACAACAGGAGGTGGAGGGTACATCTCATCCCAATTTGACGGCTTCACACCAACAACCTCAATGTCCTTCTCCTTGTAACCGTTCTTCTTCAGCCACTCCAACGCACGCTCCGATACATCAACAATGGTAGGAAAATCCTTACCACGATGAATCTGTGACACATGCGCGTAACCCCACGGAGTAGTCAACGTAACCGTTGTGGTCTTAGGCGGCAGCTTCTCTTCCTTCTTAGCCATTATTTATCTCCCTGTTCCTATTACAACGTGATACAATCCCCACAGAACTGTCAACACAAAAGCCAAAAAATACGAGTCATCCTTACAAACCATAGACTGAATGCCTGTGATGATCCATGACAGGATCACCACAGACAAACCAGGATGATTTAACATCGCCCTAACAACATCAAACACCTCACTCATCCTTTTTCTTTTCAAAAACAGGAATACCCTGACAACTCATCTCGTGCTGCACTCCCTCATGCACCACATGCACCGGCCTACGCTCACCATCAGGAAATTTCAAAAAAGAAACATCCTCCTCCGGGGTGCAATCCCGTTTGCAAAAACCACAAATTACTTCTTGCTTGGACATCAAAACCCCCTGTTAAATCACCATTACCATACCTGAAATCACCATACAACACCAATACTGGACTCCACATCACATAATTCTACTGCACATCACCACACCTTTACGTCACATGACATCACCCGACCGCACGTTACTATACCATCACCTAACTGGACAAAACCGCACGCCACTCCACCGCACCGTCACATGACCACACCGAACGCCACTACACCATACCATAACTATACGATACCGCATAACAACTGCACCCCACCAACACTGAAATCCACTGCAATCTACTGTACCAATACCTAACGTCACGCAAAGACACCTTATCTTCACCCAACCTGACAGTAGATAACTCCACGGAACGACACCAAACCAATACTGAACATCACTCCAACAGACCGGACCCCACCCAACACAACTCAACCGTTACCGTACTCGACGTAACCCCACAAAACTCTACCATCACCAAATTGTACACAATCTCACCGAACTCCACCGTCACATCATTGTACAGTAGATAACTCAACCATCACAATATCGTAACGAAACTCGATGTCACTTAACCCAACTTCACCATAACAGCACGGAACGATACTGCACCCCACCGCACCAAACCATACCCTAACAGCACGGTATCACACCCCACGACACCCGACCATTACATTAAACTACTTTTGTCAAGGTGTAGTCATACCTTCCGTACATGCCTGAGTTACGCCACTGACCAATACCCATATACCGGGAAGAGTAATCCAGCAACGTCCTCAGCAACTCCTCGGTCAGTGTGAACCTTGGTGTCTCCAAGCACTGAATCTGACAATCAAAATGAGCACCCTCCTCAATCATCTCACTCCGCAACAGAAACACACGCGGCCCATCCTTACCTATCACACGTACTCCACGCTCCAGAAACCCAATCGGCTTATCTGTAATGAGGGGAATCCTTCTGGGATTGACATTAACTGTCCGTGTCACGTTGGCAAGAAAAGCAGTTACTTTCTCACCAACCTCAACAACATCATCACCATCACTATCATCACCCTTTTTCTTCTTCTTAGTCACCATCTTACCCGTTGCCAAACCATTCAACGTAGACGCGGAATCCTTCAGGGCACCCTTCACAACATACGTATAGAGAAGAGGGTTCCCGTCTGCATCCCGATGAAAGCACGTAGTGCCCTTCTTCACCTCATCCGGCAACGAATCAATTTCTTCTTGAACCTGCTGCGGAGTAAGGTGTGGGTTCTCTTCCAAAATCTTCTTTATCAGATAGTCAAGGGCAATGGAATCATTGCCAGGCTGACTACCAAGAACCTGAGAATTGAACACCACACTCAAATCGTACACAGACTCTTTCAACAAAGACATACACCCATCCTTTGATTAAAGTTAAAATAACACCCATCCAATTCAGACATCCTTATAGTATACGTTATCCTCACCAAAAAACATCAGCTTGTCTTACTGCTATTAATTTAGGCAACCAGAGACTCCTCAGACTCATCAACCGCCGGACCACGCACCACCACATAATCTGAAAAAATGTCCTCTATGATCTCAGCCGTAGTCCTCTTGTCATACCAGACGTTCAATTCAGTAATACGGTTGTTGCACTCCTTGGCATCATCAATGTATTTCTTAGCCTTACTTAACGCACCACACCCCAAGGCATCAAAAACTTTCCTCAAAATCGTCGCAGCAGTGTCTTCACCATCAACAAGAACTGTGTTTTCTTTTGAATCTAAAATAAATTCATGGAAAACTCGCTTTGAAAAGACAGGCACCTCCGACTTTGGCAGCTTCCGAAGATAGTAAAATTCCCGCATCAAGCGTGGAAGATCGGCCTCCCGAACAGACTCCGGGGATAAGCTATACTCTGGCATCACCGAATCATCACGCACGAGCTTCTGTATCATCACAAGATATACCTTGTCACCAACGGCAATCTGTGACCAAAAAGGCTTCTGATTCAGTGCCTCAAGCACCAAATCGTCCTCAGCAATCAGCATGTACTTCTTATCATAAGACAAGAACCTCTTCTTGAACAACTCAAGATCCTGCATTGATTACCCCACTTCTTAGAACACGAATACGTTCTTCTGCTACCTGACAATACTTCTCTTCCTTCTCAATCCCAATAAAATTTCTTTTGGTATTTATACAAGCAATCGCAGTTGTTCCTGATCCTATGCAATTATCAAGAACAACATCATTTTCATTTGTGTAAGTACGAATAAGATACTCAAACAATGCTACAGGTTTTTGGGTTGGGTGAAGCCCCGCCTCCCTCGCATGATATGCTGTTGAAAATTCTACAACAGAACGAGGATACCCGACATCAGTACCTACAGAACGAAAAACCCCTTCCGTAAATTTACCACACGTCTCAGTCATCACTGTTTTTTGTGCTGCTCTATGACTTGGCTTTACAAAAAATTGTGGGTTATATGGAGGAACACCATAACAAAAAATAAGAATATCCTCATGCTGTCGAAGAGGACGCTTTTTTGCATTTAAGAACCCGACAGTATTAGACTTTCTCCAACACATATCATACTTAAAGTTTGAGACATTGCTCATCACTAAAGCAGAAGTAAATGGCTGTGACGCAGTTAGTACAATGACACCATTACAGATTCTCTCATACTCCTTCCATAACGGCTCAAATGGAATAACTGTGTCCCATTTACACTGTGTAGTTCCATAAGGCAAATCACATAACACCATATCAATACTCTTATCAGGTATTAATGGCATTACCTCAAGACAATCACCATGAATTATTGTATTTATTTGCAACGCACCATCTCCCGTTAGATACTCTCCCCGGCCACGGTGAAGTTGTATTGCCAGCCCTTCTCTGTCCACACACCAGCAATCAAAATATTCTTAACAGTCGCAGCAACAGAAGAGACATTCAACGAAATCTCATAAACTTCCGGGTCCATACTCACAGTTGTTTCTCTGTCAACTATCACAGAGTAAAGATACGGTCTACGGTTGTCTGGGTCAATCCAATTAAAGCTGAAAGCAAAACTCTCACGCCCATCCTTGTGTGTCCGTCGTATTACCTTCACCTTATCAAAGTAATACTTGAAACTCTTATCCATCTCCTCCCATGTCAACAAAGTCATATAGCTCATGTGATGGACAATATCATCACCATCGGAAATATCACATAGAACATCAGTATCCATATTATCCTCTGTTCTAAAAGAACTGTTCGTCTCCATTCTCACTACATACGATATGTTCAATCTCATCCTCCAAGTTCGGTAGGATCATCCTGGCTTGATGACACCCATACTTGCAGAAATCACACTCCTTAATCCACTTCTCCCAATTATCTGACAGAAGAGATACAAAACTTTCTGGTGATCCCCGGTCACGAAACCGCTTGAGGAAATCTTCTTTCCTACATTCATCTGGGTACACCAGATAGAAAAATATGCAAGAGTCCAACAAAGCATCACGAACTTCCTTATGGGAAGAAACGAAGATGAACTCGTACTTCCCAATATTCTCCTTGATGTGCTGGATATAATTCGCTGGAAAATCTGGATGACGTACTTTAAGTCCAAATTCTGTAGTCCAGCTAAACAAAGAAGAATCCGAATCCAAAGTTGTTTCATGGTGATTCTTATGATAATAGCTTTTTCCAGTACCAGGAAATGCAGATATTATTCTAGTTCTCATGTTATCTCCTTTTTCACCTTATCAAGTTCCGTCTCAAACATGTAGACATTCTTTGCTTCACCATTCAAAAAGTACCTTGTCTCGTACTGCACCCCAGACTTTGAAACCCAGACAGAAACAATGACTCCAATAGTGTCAAGCTCTTTTATTTTAACCCTCTCAAACAAATCAAATGCTGTCTCTACCCTCATCGTGCAGCCGTCCTATTCCGGTCAACAAGTGATCCACTGGACTTCTGACTTCCTGAAGACATTGCAGGGGCACCATTCCTGAACTGATTATAGACCAACCACAACAACGCCTGTAGTGTGGTGTCATTCCTGAAAGAATTAACTGCCCAATCCTGCATCAAAATAGTGAAAAGTTTGAAAATGTCCTGATTCCAAACAGCACTGACCTTCTTGTAAAGATCCTCAAAGTAAGAAGACCTTATCTTATTGCACGAGATACTGTAGATCAAATTGTTTACAACAAGATATATGTCGTTCTTAACACACTCCAACATGCATGTAACCAACTCAGCTATTGTCTCAGCAACCACATTCTCATCTGCCACTCGTACCGCCAGCAGGTAATCAAGTACCTTACTCTCCGCAGACCTGACAGAAGCAAAAAACTTGTCCTTGTCCTCCATCATCGCATACAGATCAAGAAACATGACCGAATCCCGAACGTGCCCCTTACTTGTTATTGCTATGTAATAAAGAATCTCGTCAGATATTGTGATGTTTTCTGACTTCACAATCCTTTTCAGATTCTCGGTAATCTCCTCCACAGTCAACGTGCGAAACACCAACTCAACTGACCGAGAACGAATAGTATTCTCAATCTTCTCCACATCTGTAGAACAAAAAATTACAAACATGTTCTCAGGTAAATCTTCCAGCACCTTTAACAACTGTCCTTGTGCTGGTTTAGATATAAGATGTCCCTCATCAAACACAATCACACGCCAATCACACACTGTAGACGCAGTAAAAAACACCCCCTTCATTTCCTTAATAGCATCAACATTACCTACATCTCCTGAATCAAACTCTTGGTAGAACGGGACAAACGAAAGATCCGATTGACAAATATCACAAATACCACATGGCTTCTTTTCTGAATGTGATTTACAATTCAGACCACGAGCAAGCAAACGGGCAGATGTTGTTTTTCCTGTTCCAAAATCTCCAGACATAACAAGACATCTTGGCGCATTGATAGGATTCCGTATGATGGACCTAAGAATCTCCACAGGAGCATCTTGCCCGTAAAGCTCATCAAATATTCTGGACCTATACTGCTGTGTGAACATCTACTTCCCCACCAAAATCTTATGTACCGGACAAGAGGAAATACCAAAAACCATAGCAGCGTCATGTGGCTCACTCACAATCGTAAAATTACAAGAACAAGTGTCTCCTCTCTTGACAGACCCTACAAGATCGTGACCGTCAACAGCGACTATTACAGCCCTTCCGTCCTCGTGAACAAGAAGACTCAGCTTCACCTCATCACACGCATGAGAAAACATCCTCACCGCATCTTCAGTAAGACCAATCTTTTTTCCAATGTCCCAAAGTATCTCATCAGATCCATGCACATACACGTCAACGTAATGCATAAGTCACCTCGAAGATTTCGGCAAATCTAAGTTGTATCTTTCTAAAAATTTCTTCTTCCATACCAAGGCAAGTTCTGATCCCGACTTCATCTCCCCTATCGCCTTCTGCAACTCATCAACACAAACAGGAACTTCCCCACCCAAAATCTTCAGCTTCTTCTGGGCTATGAAAAGAACAGTACAGAACGGCTTGTTCAAGACAACTTGCTCACCAAGATCCCCACCATAAACGGCCAAAAATGCCAGCACCCAAACACAAAACTCAGTTGAGTACATTGGCGCACCAACAGTATCAAAAGCGTCACTGAGATCCATCAAAAGTGCAGAATTATCCATAGATCACCCCTTAACAAGAACATCCTTGTTCAAATGAACCACAAAACACCGTATCTTTAACTTCTCAAAAACTCCGACTGCGTTCTTAACCCCACTCGCCTGAAAAGCCAGATCCAAAGCATTCTTTTCAAGAAGTAAGATAGACCTGACCAACCTACCCATCGGCGTATTAAGTAGCTCTACCTTAACGGTGAAGTCATCCAAAATCTCCTCTATAACACACACCGCACTCGAAAGACCAAGCTCAGAATTGATATAACACACCCGACCAAGCCAGTTCTCTTCGTTTTTTATCTCATCCCTAAATAAATAGATCGCCTTCCTTAGAACATCCTTCGGTATACCATGCGTGTCCTTTATGTGAAACTCCGCGTACACCTTCTGGTTTTTCGCAAACAACACACTTTTAAGGGTTGCCCTGTCCATACATCTTTATACGATTTTACTTCCACTCTCTGTCAGTAGGTTCCCTTGAGGCATCGTGTGGACGTTAATGTGACCCCCAATAGCATCTATCACACACCGAGAAATCACACCATCCTTTTCAACCTCAATCTCAATCTTGTCTGATAGCTCCGAGTCAATAACCGAAAAATTGTTTTGGTCTTTGTCTTTCGTGTACAGTGTAACCTTCATACCTGCCTCTCTAAAAAATGTGGCTGTGACACTAATAGTATAATGTCACAGCCACATCCCATCACACCACCAATCTCTATGCTGACAACCTACTCTTTGCCCAAGCATAACTTCCCTTCTCACAATTCTCTCTTACTGCAAAAAGGGTTGACGTTTGACACAGAAAAGTGAAAAGGTTCACCCAATTCCACACTGAATCAAGTGAAGGTATCCCGGCACTCACAAGATTCTCTTCGTTTGACTTGATAGCCGCTCCCTTAACACGAGCATCCTTAATAACTCTACGAGGAATCATCTTTGCCTCTTCTGCCTTATCACACACCACCTCGACAGGCTCATCTACCTTCTTGGCATCAGCTTCCTCAACAAACTGCTTCATACCGGCACCATAAATATCACAATCCCTTGCACGGGCCTGAAGAACATCCGCAATGAATGTTGGTGTTGCGTTCTTTGTGTCAATCTTGTAGGTCTGGCAATGTGTAGCATTTATCAAGCCATTCTTACAGATTACACGATAAGTCATAAAGTCAGAACTGATTTTCCCGTAGTTGATGTTCGATACCCGAATACGCTGACCAACAAACATGTCCTCCCCAATCGGGTTAATTTCCATACTCTTTGTTATGATCCTCAAGGAATCATCAACAAGAGGATCACCATAAATAGACCACACATCTTTTTCAAAAGGCTTAATCAAATCATTATACCGGAGGTACGGCTCCTGAATAGGCTGAATAAAGATAACCTGATTCGGGGAAGAAGGGTTCTTTCCTATACGGAATTTTGCATAATTCCGTCGAATAAACTGCTCCTGCAAAAGCTGGTTAAACATCGGAAGCGTAAGTTCCCGCTGCAAACCTTTTGGAATATGTGACCACTTACACACATTCTTAACCGCCCTCTCTGAAAATACCCCAATACCATCAATCGCCAACGCCCCGTCAACTTTTGTAAAAGACTTGTTAGCCAAATCCACTTCCTCAACCGAGTCATCAATCCTCTCCACAAGATCCACAAACTCTGGAGTACACGCCATACTACACTCTCCTCACGTTAAGGTTTATCAATCCATCATTCCCAAACCGAAGCCGCGTCAGCAATACCTACACTATCATCTGACTTTTCTACTTTTTGTGTGTATCTACAAAGGGGGTAAGAGTCACAAGCTAAAAAAATCTCCTTAGTCAACTTATTTTTTCTCCTAATCAACATCCCCTTACACTTAGGACACGGCCATGTCGTAGTGCCGGGCTTCTCATTCTTACTTGCCATCTCCAACCTATTTTTTATAGCAATATCACGATATTTTTCATATTTCCCTTGATACACTGCTTTTCGAGCAACAAATATTGATGGGCAACACCCAAGAGCTTTCAACTCTTGTGCTTTCTTCTCGTCCTCATCATCCATCATATCACCCATACTATCTCCTTACAAAACCTTCGACAAGTAAAACAACACCCTATTCTTATGTTTCAAAAAAGCCCGAAACTCTTCCCGCTGCATATCACGGACATTCATTGACTCACGTATAATACCAATTAAATCATCATAATGCTCTGGAGGATTAAGCACCCCCACATCCACCAACTCCCCTATACCGTCAGAACTATTCAGATAATTAACTATTTTTTCTAAAACCAAAAGACTATCCTTTGACAATACAATTTTCCTGTTCTTACTATCCCTTGATTTTCTCCCTGTTATGTACGCCCACTGAGTAAACCCACCCTTACCCTTACAAATCTTCTTGTACAAAGAAGACCGTATTACCGTCCAAAACCTTTCTCTTAGTAAAGAAGCCATATCATCAGCCTCTTCTCTGCTTTCATCAAAATACAAGTAAGAATAATCTTCACCCATTACTTCTTCTTAGAGAGAATCCCAAACTCAATATCAGACATAACCCTAAACGATATATTATGCTGACTTCCACCACTTACCGGAACTATCACCGGATTCTGAGGAAAATGACACTTCTCACACCGACCCTGAGAATTCATCTTCTCGGATTTACAAATAGGACATATTGAATTCATATTACGCCCTTTGATATGACTGAATTTCTTGAACCAACTGGTCTACAACCATACTGTACTTTGGGAGATAACCATTCACAGCAATACCCTCGATAAGCTCACCAGGGTCTTTATACTCCTGACCCATTCTTGATATATGGCAAGTAACATCATACTTTTGAAAATTTTTCTTAGTTATTCTCGCACCTTCGTCCCCCGGAATTATCCCCTGACTGTTCGGCTTATCGTTATCCTTAAAATAAACCACCTTATTTGTGAACATCGAAATCAATTGGGCCTGATAATCGTTCACATGATTCGTCAAACAAGCATACGAAAACGGCCACGCCATTGACAACGCCTCAGCGTCCAGTACCCCCTCAGAAATCACCAGTATCGTTCCGTAAACAAACATCTCCCCCTTCATTGGACTCAACATTGTCCTCAAAGAACTGTAGATTGCTAACGGGGAATATGACAGCAGGATGAAATTCTTATCCGCAAGAGAACGAAACGCATACCCAAAAACAACCTGCCCAAACGTCAACGGATACATCACAGACGGTCCAACCGACCTAATAAAATTTGATATATAGGAAGAATCCTGTCTTACATCATAAGGAGTAATAACTTTCAAGTGGCTCAAGTCAAAGACTTTAGCTACAACTGCCCACTTCGCGGGAGAATTGAATTTAGGGAGAGAGGCTAAACTATCATAAACTTCATCAAATTGCTTAACAGTCTCGTAACCGTAACTCATCAATGACATCCAACGTAAAAAATTCCATCATCCACAGTAATAACAACAGGCTGTCTACAACTGTCCATTACATCAAGCCAATAAGGTTTCCAACCTTCAAGATCCTCGCATGTACCAAAGCCAAACTCTTTAGGGACAAAAACAACCCAATCCTCATCCCCTCCCTGATCTGCTATCTTCTGGATCTCCTCTGGTGCCTTCTCAAAGGACCAGACCGAGATATGGTCCAACGCTAACTTCACAAGTCCTCCATACATGATACGATAAACGGGACAAAATCATCAAGATAATCTTCAAAAGAATCAGTCAATGAAAGATCCTCTAAGTCCTCTGGCAGCACCCATGCAAACCCCTTCGTCTCAATATTTGGTATCACCTTCATTAACTTCTCACCCGGAGCATACGGAAAAATCTTATTGTCACCAAACTCAGCAGGAACCCCAAGGAATAATGGATTCAATGGTATCCCTGTTTCCTCGAAGAACTCTCGCTTAATGCAGTCTACAGTATTCTCATTGCCTGTCCTATGACCTCCAAATAATCCCCACGTACCATCAATAGCTCTCTCCTGAATCATTATATGACCATTAAATATTGGAACAACAAAGCATTTCTTGATCTTCTCCATTTTTACCTGTCCTTCCTCAACTTTTGACCGTCCGGGCAAACACAGAAATTCTTTCGACCATGTGGCTTATCTGAAGTATCTATGATTCCAGTATCCTCACACAAAGTACAGTGACCACCAAATGAATAAAAATCTTCCCAATACCTAACAACAATATATGATGCTCCATTGGGAAACATCTCTCCCCTGCTTGTTTCTCGCCTTAATTGAGACTCGGATTCCATCTGTCAAACCTTCTCTGTCAAATCCTCTACCCGTACCCACTTCCTTGCCCCTCCAAACAACTCCACAACGACAAGAGCACCCTTCTCCTCTAAAGCAACAACCTTCCCAATGTATAGAATACCCATACCACACGTCCACTGAACCATCATACCCGGCTTCACAGCTTCTCTTTTCACAATTCCCCCAAAACCTTTTCAAGATTAACGATAATATCTTCTCGCTGTTCCTTCTCCTTAGAAGTTAGATACCCACGTACTAACACCACAATCTTTGAATATATGTTCTCCATTATCTCCAAATCAACCCCTACTATCACGCCCTTATCCTGCAACAACTTTTGAAGATATGAAATTCCTCGAAGATCCTTCGCTTCTTCAACTGTGATGATGTTCTTTTTTGTGAGCAGGTGTAATAATGCTATATGTGAAATATTGTCTGTCATAACCTTTCCTAAAAGTTAAAATAAAAAGAACAGGTATGTCAACCTGCCTTGTTAATCCTTATGTTACTGCAATGGTCTTTCGACGTTCCCCCCTTTGAAAATGGCTCAACTTATTCCAAAAACTCTTCTTCCATTTCCGAACACCATTAGAGGACAGGTAAGACTGCTTCGGGTTCTCAGGAACAAGCTCTTCAATATTCTTTGCTACTAGACCACGCATAAACTATCCTTCCTTTCAAGTTACTACTTAGAGTAAGACTGAACCTCGTCCTTGTACTTATAATATACGTGTATACCGGCAAAAGCAAAAATGTCTTCAGATTCTTTTGCCTTCTGATAACATCTCTCACAGAAGACATCCGTGATTCCTACAGTAATTATCGCTTCGGCACACTTTCGGCAAGGAGTCATCCGGCAATACAACATAGAGTCCTGCAAAGAAATCCCGTACTTTGCCGCATGAAGAATTGCATTCATCTCAGCATGAATGGTACGAACACAGTGCTCTGAAAACGTCCTTATATCAAGGTTCCCTGTCCCTTTTATATAATCTTTAGAACGTAGTTCAAACTCGTGCCCTACCTTGTCACATTCTGGAAATCCCGCTGGAGACCCAACGTACCCACAAGACAGGATATGGTTATTCTTTACAATAACACAGCCAGACCTACCTCGATCACAGGTAGCTCTCTTGGAGACAGCATCCATTATCCCAAAGAAATAATCGTCCCACTTAGGCTTCACATAAATTCCAGTACCATCAGTCATACCTCAGTCCATTCTATAACCGTTAGTTCTTCTTGACAATAATCACACACTCTTTATTACCAGCCGTAAATGTCACTTTATCATTGATAAAAGTAACACTAACAATAGTATCTCCCTTAAACACCTTGATAACAGTCAAAAGAGTCTTCAAAGAAACCCCAAATACCGCCTCTGAAGTAACACCATCAACCTTATCTGAAACTGTAAACGTAGATACATCACCTCTACGGGTCTTAAACACACACTTCAATGCTTCTTTTGTAAAAACCAAATCCACAGTACCAGAAGATTCCGGCAACCCTACCAAGGTATTTATTGCAGATACAAAATACAGAACACTAACAAAATAACTACCTGCACCCTTAACAAATGCTGCCTTATATTGATTTACAAACTGAGTGGTTGTCTTAGGAAAAACGTAACTAAACTTATCAGAATCTATAAAATACTTATCAGCATAACAAGAAATAGTCAAGTCAGAACTACCAATCACTGCCAATATTGACTGAATCAAAGAAATGTCACTTCTACGAAACACCACCGGAAAACTGTCTCTCTTTACTCTACCAACTACAGCACCATTACAAGCATAGATCCCGTCAGGCTCAACAAAGATGTAGTCAAAATCAGAAACATCCACATAGGAAAGTATAGGACTTAACGTCTGAATCGAAGACAAAAGATCGGGTGACTTGGTAACTCCAGTAGATGTCGGAGAACCACTTACAGTATGACTATTGTAAATATTTGCATCCAAATTGAACATAGGAATGTACAACTCCCCACCAAAGAAGTTGACATACATATTTGGACTACGGTAAATCAGGTACGTCTTCCTTTTGTGACTTCGCACCCCCCTGTAAAATGTCTCCACGTCAACCATCTTATGATCGGGGAAATGATTGTTTCTGCAAGAAATAAGACAGGACATCAAAGTGACACCTTCACAAAGTTCAAACTTTACTTGAGTATCACTGACAACTGAAATTCTCAAAGAACGAGAAATCACCATCCTTGCAGCAGACTTCCTATTTACAAAAGGAGCAAGGAACTTATGGAGAATAGAAGAATCAAACTCCAGGTAATCCACGCTATTAGGAAGATCCACAGCAACAACATCAACAGACTGATCCTCTGGTGAAACCACTTCATCATTGGAAATATCCCCGACTACCTGACCTTCAAAAACATCACCCATCCTACCCTCCAATATGTTTTACCATCCCTGTCATAGCAACACCTATCACCACAAGAGAAACACCAGACACAAGCATGGTTATTAACGAAATCATCGGAACACCAATCCTTGTATGGCACCTATCACATCGCTCATTACAAATGACAAACCCGCAAACTAAAAACAGTGCAGACAACAACGCCAAAACCCCAACAATAATAAACAAAATTGGAAGTATGGTCATACAGAAATCCCGAAATTAGTAAAGTATTGCTTGATAAACTGAAACAACGTAAGATCCTTCTCACATAGCTTCATCAGACTACTCCCTATCTCAGAAGAAACATCCTGCTTTGACTTATCCTTCAAAACTGAAATAAACTCTGACATCTTCTGTGAGACTGACTCACGCTCAATCCTCGCAAGACTGAATACCTGCTCTGCTGGAGCCACTGGCAAGGTTTCCTGCCTCACATCTACCTTCACCTGACCATCGACCACCTTCACAGATACCACATCAAAAAACACATCCCTGACGCGGTTCACAGTATGTTTTGTACCGCGTGATAGTGCCCCCGGCCTAACTACAATCTTCCCGCCAATGTCTATCACCGGATAAGGCACATGGTCATGCCCCAAGAAAAGACAATTCCATTTAGAATCCTTAATTTCGTCATGTAAAAAAGCCTCATCCTTTGTAATAACTGTCAAACTATTTACCACAAAGGCATGTCCACAGAACATATTGTAGTCCGCATGGACAGAAGGCTCTGGCAGCTTCGGATTCAAAAAGTAGTCCTCACCCTGCAAGAGAACTCGTTTACCATCCACGTTAAAAACCAAAGACCCAAGATGTTGTAAACGACCAGATGAAAGTAATACCCCAAGAGGAGACTTACAAACCGTGTCAGGATTCGCATGGTACACATCATGGTTTCCAAATATGGTATAGACAGGGACTTGAAACTCTGCAAACGTATGAATAACTTTCGTCTTGTAAAGATCCGTCTGAGGTTTCTGATGGTAAATATCCCCACCAATCAGCACAAAATCACATGCCATTGCAGCGGAAACTTTTGCCATCTTCGAGATTTTATTAAGAATAACAGTAGGGTAATCATCTTGTCTTGAGATAGGCCCAACATGGTTTACATGAGGGTCTGAGAAATACAAGAACCGAACTTCCTTCCGTGACTCAGGAAATTCAGCTACTACCTTGTCCAAAAACCTCAAAGGGAAATCGGTCATCGCTTACCTCTCGTCAAGATTGTCCAACAAATCGTTATCCTCACCCTCCATCAACTTGTCCTCAATCAACTCTCCATCATCCTCATCAATCTTATCAAGTAAATCTCGATCAACTGGAAACTTCTCACTCTCTACCAACTCATTATCCCCGTCTGGAACTTCCTGAAACAACGGATCTTCTGTAAAATCTTTCCTCGACATTGTTACGCCTCCTAATCCATGAATTTTGTTAGGTCCACATCCTGTACTTCAGTCTTAGAAACATTATCAGACCCAACAGGCTTAACAGACTCATCAACCTTAACAGGCGAAACAAGGCCAGACCTTTCTAAGTACCCAAGAACACCTTTACTTTTCAGGTATTTCCTTACTGCAACATGTGACCCGTCGTGAGTAGACCCCTTTGGTGGAGTAATCTCATCTAAGCCATCCCACAAATCAAAAAGAATTTTTTGAGATTCCGAAAGTCTAACACTGTCATCCCTAAAAACCATAGACATACTATCTCTCTTTTTTCAGATTCCCATTAGTCATCCGATAAATAGAGTCAGCGTAAGAAATGTATCTTACATCATGGGTTATCCAAAGAATGTTAAACCCCAAATCAGCGTTACACTGCCGAATGAATTTGAAAAGACCCTCAACATACGCCTCTGAAAGCTGAGACAGGGACTCATCCAGAATCAAGAACCTCCGAAGACCCAACGAAAGCATAAAATAAATTCGGAGTATAAATGAAACAACAACTTGAACCCCTCCACCTACACTATCGCGCAACTTGCATTTATGGATATTATTTCCAACACTCTCGACAAGAAAGAACTCAGCAGTCTTTAGATCACCCCTATCAGCAATCTCAATCTCTATAGAGTAATTCTTATCATCAAAAATGGTTTGCATTCCGTAAGTCAACAACTCCTGCAACTTACGGATACTCTTCTCAGACAACTCACCAATCAACAGCTTTGTTACCTCAATTGCTTTCTCCGTATACTCAAGCTGGACAATCTTATCCGCGTGTTGTTTCTTCACATTTCCCAAGCTAATATCAGTCCCGTTAATAGTCTCACGGGTAGACTGAAGTTTAGCTTGACAAGACACAAACAAATCCTCAAGCTGTGAGGCTTTTGATAAAATCAACTCAGCACCCATCACACAGCCCCTTCCTGCTCATCAAGCATCTTGATAGTCTGAATTACACGCCCAAGAACAACCGACAACGAAGCTTCAGCATCCACAATAATACCATCACACTCCGTCTGGTAGTAAAGATGTACCCTCTTCAGGTACTTCTCACCACGAGTCTCTATATTGTCAACCCTCTGTATCCTACTCCTTGCAACATCAAAAGGAAGATCCAAAATAATACACAAATCAGGGTGACAAATATCTGAAGTATCTATCAGTTTATCAATAAATGACTTTTCTATCCCATAAGAAAACTCTTGATGTGCTTTTGTAGAGTAATACCAACGATCTGCAATAACCAACTTACCCTCAACCAATGCTGGCCTCACCACCTTATTTGAAGCCTCAACCATCGAAGCAACAAACAAGAATAATTCTGTCTGCTTTTCAAGTTTTTCCCTTGAGTTAAGAAGAATACTACGCAACTTCCCACCAATATAAGTAGTTCCCGGCTCCTTTACATGCACAGCATCAGGGAACTCTTTTTTCAGATTCCGTATAACAGTAGTTTTACCCGAACCACTAACACCCTCAATACAAACAAACTTTCCGTGCATAGACTACAGTACCTTTCCAAGTTCTTCGGAATCCTTGATGTCCCTCCGTATCTGACTAATATGCCGCTTATCAGCCCACATATTCTTATAAGGTTTACATAAGGAGCATGACCTCTTCTTCTGCTTAGTTCTTTTTCTCATAGCTACACATTCACTTTTGACAATACCTGTTCCATCGTAGAAAGACTCTGGTTCAAAGAAGAAGTCAGAGTCTCAATCTCTACTTTCAACTGCTCGTAGGTAGTAATCCCGTACTCCTGCTGCAACTTTTGAAGAATTGCGGTCTTCTGCTCATTCAACGCAGTCTGACGCGCTTGGAGCTTCTTCAAGTTGTCCTTGACAGCCTCCACCTTTGAACTAAGCAAATTGAACTTCTCAACTAACTGGTTTGCCATGTAGACCTTCCTTGTGTGAGTCAAATGACGTTTGGCATAGAGGGCACACCCCCACATCCTTCTTATACGATTCAAGATCGGAAATAGACAACCTCAAAACCTTTTCATCTTTCACAACAGAATCACCAACACCCAACAAGGACAGTGTTAAATTACTTAGGTTAATCTCCTCTCCCAACAAAAAGACATACTTCTCAACCAATCCCTTATCCGGTACGTTTGCCTTATGTAGAATATCAACACAATTGCCTTGCTCATCAAAACACGCCGCGAGCTGCATATCTGTGTTGTAAAGACCTACTGCTATCTCCCGAAGTTTTTCTTCTTTATCAAGACTACTCCTATTTGGAATCTGTATAGAACTAACTATCTTCTCCCTCCCACTCACGGCAACATCAACACCACACAACTCAGAATCAATTTTTGAAATTTCGGACTCAACACCAACCAACTTCTGACACTTTGAAACCTGTGATGGTACGTTTGAAAATGCTATCAACGGAGTAACTACTTCATTATCCAAAAAAGATATTGACGTTGAAACCTGCTCCAACTGAGGAACAACAACATTATAACTCTGTTGAATCCCCAATAACCTCTCATAACGAACTTTCCACTTCCGTAAATTTACAAAATCATCTTGAATAGTAGAAATCTGTGCTAACACACCCTCACGCTGCTTCAACTGGATAAGAGAATTTTGGTACGCTTGTATCTGACCTTCCAAGGAGACAAGATCAACTCGTATCGCCTTCGAGTCAACCGTCATCTGTTTGAGAACAGGTGTAAGTTTCTTGTCCTGCATCAACTGAGAAACAAAGTCGAAAATATACGAAGGAGCACGAAACACAAGAAAAGGCTCTTCCATCTGTCTCCAAATGAAAAGCCGTTCTTTATTATCACGAATCACTATGTCCTTAATACCCGACTTCTCTAACTCATCCGGCGCGGTCTTGCCTGTCTTCTTGTACTCCACACCATCAATCACATATTCCGACCCGCCCTTCCTCCCCTTTGTCCATGTAAGATCCAAATCTTTTCTCTCATCATCCGCTGGAAACTGCATAGACACTTCACACTGGTCCATATCATAATTGATAAAGTCACTGCCCTGATTAGAACATAAAGCAGACTCCACTGCACGAGTCAGTGCTGACTTACCGTGATTGGTAGAACCAACAATCATGGTAATACCATCCACAGCAAGAGCAGCTTCTTTTATGATCTGAAAACCTTTGACACTTATTGCTATCATCACTATCTCCTGCTAAAGCTACGATCATCCCGGTGCTCATATCTATCATCACGCCGACCATCACGATCATCACGCCGGTCATCCCTATCACCCCACTCACCCCTGCCTAAATCCCTACGAAATTCCCGGTCATCATTCCGAACAGGATAGTCCCCAAAACTATTCCCCCGCTTATTTACAAAAATAAGATAGGCTTTGCAGATAGCCAAAGTAGGGTCTTTTGATCTCGCCAAATGCTTATAATAAATACCCCTCTTCTGGTAATCTTTTGGAAAAATCCGAAGCTCACACCAAAAATCATCATCTTCGTGACTCTTTGACAAACGAAACCAAGAAAAACCAGCTACTATGTACTCAAAACACAGCCCTATGTTAGACGAAAATGGTCTAGGTTCATCCCCCTCTTTTCTTTCATCAAAAGAATCCTCTATCATCTGGTCCATCTTCTCACCAGCCTCAAGATCATATATATCTTCACGAGTCAAATAACCCCCTCTAACATCTTCTCTATCATATCCTCGATCAAAAATCTTCTCACTCATAGATGCTGCTCCTTACTATAGTGTTGTAAACTCAAAGTCTTTCTTTTGATTTCAAAAAATCTATCACCGCAATCTCGTTCTTAATAACCCACTCCTCTACCTGCCTCCGTCCTTGACAAGTCTCTTTCATACCATTCATGTCAATGTAGTAGTATGACTTATTCTGAGTCATCGCCCCCTCCTCCTGAAGAAGGAAGGTAAAGGCCCGAATATTAGAAATCCCCCTCCCAAAGAAAACTGATATGATTGTCTTCACAAAAGGCATAGTTACTTTGTTCTTTGGACACTCCGCAGTAATATCTGCTCCTATCTTCCTCTTTACACCACCGGACTCCTCTTCAATCCAACTTGCAAGAGACATATCCACCCGAATATCAGGGTAAAACTCTAAGGCAACACCTCCCGCTGCCTTAACAACAGAAGGACCAAAGAAGTTTATCTTGGTTCTTTTTTGATTCACAATGACAAGACTCGATCCGGCACGAGCAACAGCATCCTTATACTTCATCAAAAATGAACTTGACATCCTTGAATGCCATCCCGGTTCAACCTCTTCAATTTTTAACTCCCCTGAAACAATTTTCTCAGAAAGTAAAGATGTAACAGAATCCACCACAATAATATCTGGTATTCTATTACAATTCAAATACGAATCCATGATGTCTTCTGTATGTGCGAACGTACCAACCTTCAAAACAGTGAATGACTTCTTATAATAAGGTTCCAACCCCACACCAAAAATCAAACTTTCATTAAGTGCCTTCTCAGCGTCCAAGTACAGAGCAACCCCGCCCATCTGACAAACCTTCAGACACCAACAAAGGACACAAGTAGTCTTTCCCAGACCTGAATCCGAGTGAAGCTCTATGATCCTACCTCTTGGTATCCCACCACCAAAAATATAATTAAACCCAATTGATCCACTATCAATCATCTTGACTTCACTACTAATTGTAAATCTCTCTGCAAAATTCTGGCATAAAGTGTCGTAGTCTTTTGAAGATTCCTTTGACGATCCCCTCTTACCAGACTTCCCTTTAATAGTAACAACAGGTGTAGCTGTTTCCATTTGCACCACAGAAGCAGTAGGGGCAGAAACTCCCGCACTCTCTGTCTGACTCATCAAAGGCTGAGGAGCTTCTGACTTCTCAATTACGGTTTCTGGAGTAATCAAAGGCTTCTCTCTTGGAGGAATACTTGCTACAGCAGGAACACCATTCTTCTTTTTATCAAGATCAAGCATCGAAAACTCCTCCTGTTATCAGTTATCAATATACCTAACCATCAACCCGCGCATCTTCAAAGACTCACTATCCTTTAATACGGAAAACTTGTCCTCCCACTTCACAGAAAGATCCAACGGTATATTCAGCTTACGAACAAAATTATGGAAGGCCCACAACACCAACAACAACGCATCCGCACAGTCACTCACAATCTTAATACTTCCATCTTTCGTAAAAGTTGAAAATTTCAACTTGTTCTCTTGTGACAGATAAACGACATAATTCTTTATCTCGGTCTTTGTTGACTTCCTACCCATCAACATGTGAATCTTATTTGGATGAGCTAAAAGCAAGTCACAATTTCTAAGACCTTGAATGATTATCATATAATCAAGAGCATACAACAATGGAGAACTTAGATTATACGGGACAGGATATTCCGAAACAAACAAAACCTCATGTGTTGAAAGCTGCTTACTCTTCAAAAACTCCTCAATTGTCTTAGTCAGTAGGTCATAGATGTCACCCACCCTACCAAGCCATGCGTGAAATCGAAAATCCTTCTCCCCTTCTGATTTGAATAGAAAGGTAGTAACTTCCAAAGTATCCACACTTAAAAAGGATAGACCCAACTTTGCGGGAGCCGGGTCTATCCCACACACATAGCGGTACTTCACAAAATTACCTCGATTTGTTTCAATCCACGTACTTTCTTAAAAGTACGACTACCTCAGAAACGATTTTAGGTTCGTTCCCTGTGAAGGAATAGGCTGAGAAGCATCCGATTGTCCTGAAATAACTTTCATAAAAGATGCTTCGTTGAGAACACGAGCAATGACCGTAGGAAGCAACGCTCTCAAAGCAGGAATACCAGCTTGAGGATTGCCGTTCCACTTCTGCATTACCTGTTCTCCCAACTGAGGATACTGTCTCCACGTAGCGGGTCCAACATTCTGCATGTGCAAAGCCTGAAACTTCTGATCAGAACACGTCACAATGAAGTCCAATTGGTCAATAGGGATATTTGCATCAAGGGACTTCAGTGCCTTATACTCATCATCGGCTACTGACAAATACATCACGTCAAACTTCGGTGAAATAATCTGCCCGGTCATGTCAGTATCATAAAGAACGATAGGGACGATATACCGGACAGACGGAATCCCGATCTGCTCACAACACTTCCCCTGGAAACAGTAAAAATATCCAAAATCATCTAGCCAGTGAGTACGCACTACCCCGATATTACGATCAATCACAGATAGCCGATAGGTAGGCCCAACTGATGCCTTGAAACGATTGATTGGGTATCTCTGCACCTCAATTCCAAAACTTCCCCACATAAACCCCGACTGAGGAGGTGCTGAGACATTTGACGCTGTAGGGTTTACCATCATCGGGGGCTGAAATTGCTGAGTAGGGTACTGCATCGGCTGAGATGCCTGTGGTGCAAACATCGTCTGCATTGCCTGAGATACCTGTGGTGCCTGCTGTGGAGCTTGCTGAGGCCCAAACATCTGCTGCATCGGTTGAGGTGCCTGCTGTGGTGCAAACATTGGCTGTGGTGCCTGCTGAGATGCCTGCTGAGATGCAAAAATAGCAGGGTTGACAGGAGCAACTTGTATAGGTTGCATACCGGGAGTAGGAACTTCTGCTGATGCTGTATTAAGTGCAGTTGAAACACGTTTTGCTACATCAGGAGCTTCCACTACTGTCTCTGGAGTCAATATCTGTGATTGACTTATAGGGGCAATAGGGGCAGCAATAGGGGCAGCAATAGGGGCAGCAACCGGAACAACTTGAGCGACTTGAGTAGGTTGAGCAGCAGGAACCTTACCACCCAAAATATCATCAAGACTCATCGTACCCATCCCCGGCTTACCATCCGACATAGAAACCTCCACCTTTTAAGATAATATGAATTACATGATCGGCACAGTATATTATACGTTATCAAAGGCAAAAATCATCAGAAAAAAGCCCGTAGGGATCACTACGGGCTTTTATTGTAAGTGCGAACAGAAGAAAATGTTATTCCTCTGAAGGCTTCTGAATCACACCCTCTTCAATGAGCTTTGCAACATCGACGTTATTGATCTTTTGAATAAGCCACTTAAAATACCGAAATGACGGCTTCCAACGGAAATGCGGAATCTCACCAAGAGCCGCGTATTTGCTCACAGGCTTTGTGCTGATTCTACGCGGATGCCCCATCTTAATATAGAAACGCCCAATACCTGTCAAGGAAATCCTTCTTTTCTCACATGTAGCCGTGTGCATCACGATTGTATCAAAGGCTTCAGCAAAAAGATCATACGCCAACCCCTGGGAAAGTGGGGGCTGTCCCTCAGTAATAAGGACTTTCGACAAGTTGACCTGAAGAAGTGCCTTAAACTTCTCAATCTCTTTGATATTAAGTACCAAAACCCTCTTTTTACGTCCACGTTTTTTTGGCAGTACAACAGGAGCATCAGCCGGGGCAACCACCTCTACCGGGGCAACCGGGGCAACCGGGGCAACCACCTCTACCGGGGCAACCGGGGCAACAGGGGCAACCGGGGCAACAGGGGCAACAGGGGCAACAGGGGCAATAGGGGCAACAACCGCAGCCGCCAAAGTCGAATCACTCATCTCAAACCTCCTAAAAAGTGAAGAGAAAACAGATAGGGCTGACCATCTTACCAATACTACTAATACTACGCTAAACACACAGAAAAACAAAAGTAAACTTCTTACCTATCCAACATCCTTTCGCACGTCCCTCCTCTCAACTGCCTCACTTACTTTAAGCACACGACCACTCAACAACTTCCCATTCATGTCAACTATAGCTTTCTTAACAAGGTCTTCACTTTCCATCTCAACAAAAGCATAACCTTTAGATTTTCCTGTTTCTTTGTCCTTTACAATAAAAACCCCAATTACCTTCCCGCTAGTAGAAAAAGCCTCTACCAACTCTTCATCTGTTAGCTTAAATGGAATATTACCTACATAAAGTCTCTTAGACACAGATACTCCTTGGCTAATTGTCTATAAACTGAGCAGGTAGACGATCTGACTTGGGAGCGTCATACTTCAAAGTCTTCAAGGCCCAATGACACTTATCAAGCGTCTCCACCTTACTTCTCAGTATATTCTCTACATCCACTAGCCGAGATATGTAGAAGTTCACATCTTTTGCAAAACTCTTTACTGAACCTTCCCCACACTCCCGCTCCGTATTATGTAAGAAAACTCGCACTTGTATCTTCTTAGTTGCCAGTTCGTGCATCGCATTAGCAACCTTTATCAATGCAGACTCATACTGTGCTACCAACTTAGCAACAAAACTCCAATTAAGAATACCGTTATTCACAATCTCATTTATTGTAGGAAAATCATCAACTTTCACACAAGCTATACCAATAGGCCCGTTTTGTGGGTTATCATTCACAAGACCCATAGTGTACTCAGAAATCAACTTCAATAATCTTTCCTGAGAAGATAAATTGTAAGCTGAATTAGGATTAGTAACTGGAGACGGGGGCTGTGAAATATTCATATAAAACCTTTCTTAAACAAGCCACTTCAGTCTTCCTTCTCTGTCTGCCTCTATAATCTCTTTTGCAGCCGTAAGGTAAGCAAACACTCCCCCTGCAAGCTCATTACCTCGCTGTGTAGCTGCTGGATGTGGTACAGGGAAGACAAGAAGAGGTTTACCATAAAAACGGGCTTGATACACGTCACCAAATATCCGCATGATGGACATAAACTCGTAACCCATCGTCTGCTTCAAAGCATCCCCTCCAAGAAGGAAGAGATACTTCATATTTTTCAATCTAAGAAACTCTAAATATCGCCAGACAGAACACCATAGAAGTTCTACATCCGTAGGTGAACGATCCTTTTCTGTGTGACAAAGCAAGGCATTTGTTAGGTATATTTTTGATCTATCAACACCAAGAGTCTCAAGGTATCTCATAAACCATGCACCAGTAGTCGAAGACGGATGAAATGGTTTACAGTAAATATCCTCAGTAGATCCTGGATTTCTACCAACAAACACTGTATCTGCTGTAACATCCCCCTCAGACAACACAACATTTTTTGATTCTTTACGTGCATCACAAGACACACAATTTGACATCATAAATCGAAACTTCTGATAATCCATATCTGAAAACCGAGCAATAACAGACTTATAATACCCTTGGTACTCCTGTCTCTCATACACCAGTTTATTAGTGTAAGGCTTGATGAAAACGCCGGAAGACACGCATACTCCTAAGTAAATTGCGGGAACTGGATTTGAACCAGTGATGCATGGTTATGAGCCATGTGTCTTAGACCGGGCTAGACGACCCCGCATTATTTTCAAGGTACTTCTTCTTGTACCACTCCAACCATTTCTGATATACCTTACCTTTCAAGTCAACATCAATAATCCCATCAAACTTTTCTGGGTCCAATCTAAACTCAAGCTGAAAATGCCTTATGCAAAAAGTCAAGCACCCTACACGAACCATAAACCTCTCAACATTATCACAACAAACACACTCGTTATTTACAAAAACAACAACCTTAGCCACACTACCCCCTCAACGCCAACAAAAAATAAAGAACCCGACTATCCATCGGCACCTCATTCTTTATACGAATAACCTCACTCAAAACAACAGGAATACTTTCAGGCTTAATTACATTCTCTAAAGAAGCCAATAATCGTAGATAATAGTCAGAAAATCTCTTGTCCTTCCTGTTATCCTTAGACTTAAACTTATATAACATTGTCAAGACAGAGGAGAATATCTCATTAGCAGACAACCTCTTTCTAAGTAAGAAATATTCTGCTACCAACGCCTCCTTAGATTCTCGCAATGCCTCGAACAACTGGTACATCCGCTCTTGTTTTTCAAAAAGCTCGTGATACCACCTGCCTAAGACTATGGACATCTTGATAAAGAAAAAGAACTCCTGATCCGTGAAAATCTTCTTCTCTTTCCACTTCTGCTCCTGTCCCTCTTTCACCGGAGGACAAGCATACTTCTCAACAACCTTTGTCAACCGAAGTCTCTTTATCTCAGACACATATTTCGTAATACTATCTGAATTTTCAAACTTTCGGTCAACAATATGTGAATCATTCTTTGTTACTATCACATAATCAGTAAATCTATGCTGCATCTGCCTGTCAATCTCAACTATCTTATCCTTCGGCTGAACAAAATAAATAACTTTCCCACTCGCGCCACTCCACTCAACATCAGCTACCGTCTTGTACCCTGGGAACAAGAAGTATAAAAGTTGAATAGTATCTTGATTAAAGTAGACCCTCACAGTTACTCCATCCCTACTTCTTGATCCCCTATGTCCTCATAACAAACATCATCCTCGTACTCATCTCCATTACTCTCCTCTTCCTCCTCCAAGTCATAAACAAACGCTTCCTCTTGCCAATAAAACTCCCGAAACTCGTGTGAAGATAGATCAGTAGTTTGTATTGTCATAAGTATATCTGCCTCATTTTATCTTTTGTTGGTAAATTAGTCCGGTCTATCGCTACATGTAAAGGGTAGTACGAAACTGCTAACCTTACCCAATCCGAATCTGTAACATTACCCTCCACAAAATCTTCACACACCAATTTGAAATTGTCTGCTTCTCTTTTCAAAATCACTGGTGTCTTCTTAACCGTCTTAAACCTTGACAGAAAGATAGGTGAGAAGTTATCCTCAGATGCAAGGCATATCAACGGGATCTTTGTTTCCTCTATAAATTTCAACAATTTTGAATAATACCTTTGCAAAACTGACAAGTTAGAAAGAGCTACCGGACTGTTCAAAGAAATGCATGAATATTGCCTAATGAAATCAGATAAGTCCTCTTGTCCCGTAACTATATTAATGTCAATCCCACAAGCAGCCAAGTTTTCGTGTAGGACCGCAAGATGGGATGATATTACTAGTGCAGGATACTCACTCACTGTAGTTCCTTACCGCGACGGTTTTTCAAGGCTATCTGACACAGCAGGTCAGCCCTCTCGTTATAAAATGAACCCGCGTGTCCCTTCTGCCACACCCACACAACCTTTTTATGCGGAATAACCAGCCTGTCAATTTCTTCCCAAAGATCAATATTTGCCCCTCTATTCCAACCCTCATTCATTGTATTAACAAGGTACTGACTATCGGAAAATATCGTCACTACAGCAACACCGCGCTTCAACGCGCTCAATCCCTGAATTGCCGCCATCAACTCCATTCGATTATTTGTCGTGTGTTCTGACACATACCCTGAAATGTCTTTAGTCTTACCTTTACAAACAAAAACCGCAGCCCAAGACCCTGGCCCCGGATTACCTAGACACGCCCCATCGACGTAAATCTCCACATACTCCACTATGAATTTACTCCAACGTAGGGAAATGTATCAATAACCTCAATATAGTTCTTTTCCATCGAATGTGCCAAAAAAGCCGCAGTAACTTCCTTTTCAGCCGTACCCTGAATAACTCCGGGGGATACCCTATTGTATGCACAAAGTAAACATCCGTCTGTATCTACTGCCGTGTTACCCCCATGAGCACGTATACCATCAAATCCCGGAACATTCAGCAACAAAATCATCTGTCTTTGAAATCTATTTGAAAAGTTTACCACCACCTCATACCGTCCAGCCGGTATCGCTGTCTTACCGGGCACTTTCACAGCACCCTTTGGCCTGACCACATCTTCCAACATGTAACAAAATCTGGCATCGTTTACTACAAAAATCCCCTCTGTCCAAGAAGGATTATACAGTTGACGCAAAAGATATGTCTGCATTTTCTCTCTCCTTAATTGTTAATAACTGGTTGCAACTTCATCAATGAAATACCTATCTCAATACGCTCCTCATCGGTCAAATCACGCACCGCCCTCCTCTTAATCCTCGTCTTCTGAGACTGAGACAGCTTATCAAGATCAATCATTTTCCCCTTATCCGTCACTGCTACCCACTTACTTTTTGGAACACCAACCCACCCCTCAAAATACCCGTCCAAGTCATCAAAACCACCCCTCGGGGCACACAATTTTTTGTCTTTGTCTCTGTTCTTCATAGAAACTACATCAAAATACTCCCGCCTACCATCAACCCTATCTATCCCGGAAAGTATGGACCTACAGCCCTGAAGTATCTGGTGTATTCTAGTGATAGACACATTAAATAACTCAGCAATTTCTGTATTAGACCAATCCTCCAAGTGAAGGTAATAAATCCAATAATGACAAAACCAAACCGTTACTTTCTCGGGTTGTCCTTTGATGTTTATATAAACTTCGTGATCCTCGTGAATTTTTCCGTGAAAAAGATGCTTACGCCTGTCCTTGGGAAGAACACTAATTGCTTCCTGTAAAATTAACTCACCCAAAACATCAACATTATCATCATCTGGAATAACATCGTAAAGTGACAATTCCTCCCCTTCTTCACACCTGAAGGTATTGCGAGATACCTTCATCTTACGAGAATCCTCTCTAAGAATATCGACTGCCCTGTTTTTCATTCCCCGAAGAAGATAATAGAACTTTGTACAAATTCTCACTGACGGGTCAGACACTACTCCATACTTTTCAAGGAATTTAGATTCCTTAAAATGAATGTAGCAATTAGATATAAACTCGTCAATTTCCATGATGTAACACAAAGACGGGTATCTCTTAAAAAGTCCAAAAGCCAACGGGCGAAAGTAATCCAACGCCTCCTTAACCGTAAACGAAGTTACAGTTACCACAGGAGAATTATCGGTTGTAGACACAGAATCAAGGACTATGGAAGTAGTGGGCAGCATCCAATCCTCCGATATTCTTTGAGATTTATTCCATTGTTTTCTTTAGGTCATCCTCAGTCACTCCTAACCCTACCGCAAGTTTCGATAGAGTCTCTGAATTAACCCCCCGAGTCACACCCCTGATAATTTTTGATATTGCCATCTGAGTTACACCACTTTGAAAAGCTAAGTCATGCTGAGAGTAACCCAACTTAGCCATCTTCTTCTTGACAAAAGCACCAAGAGAAGATGTAGCTGTAGGCTCAAATATCTTATCAAAAATTATCTTAGGAACTGACAGGCACACATTATCTTCCCCTACTTTTGCCGCAACCTGCACAGAGTCAGTCTCCTTGCAGTATAGGAGATAGTGCCATTCCTTCACGATACAATGAAAGACCTGACTTGACTTGCTGGAATCAACTTTCAATCGCAATCGGCTCATATTCTTTTTCTCGCCTCAATGCCTCAAGGATATAGTGCTTCATCACCGACCCATGACAAAACAAACCTCCCGCATCAACACAATCACAAACCAGAGTAACGTCCCCCTTTCGAGCTAATCCTACTAAAATAGAAAATGATGCTGCGAAATGCTCATCCGCAGACATCATATATGTAAGATACTCTCTGTAGTTAGTAAAGGCAAATCTTATCCTCTTGGTAAACACCCTTCCTACTACTCTAAAAAACCTAAAAGAAAACCACCGAGGAAACGGCTTGTACTTCTGCTCAAAAACCGACCCATCACCAATAAAAACTGAATTCCGAGAAACCCTTGCATTGCAGGAAATAACGTAAACCATAACTCAAACTACTTCCCGCGCCGAAACGTCACCAAACTGCCCTTTACAACTAACCCCTTTACAGTAGGCACAACACGACCACTCAAAGAATACTTCACAACACCAGAAGTATGTGTTATATTTCTACATTGTAAAGTATTTCTAACAGTAGCAGATGTTCCCCACTCCCGTACTCTAAAAGTCTTAGAGATTATGACCGTACCCCTACGAAAATCATAGAACTTAATTGCATATCCAGTATCCGGTAACATATTCACATTTATAGTAAAAACTATCCAAACTGTATCTCCCTTGCTAAAATCACTACTCAAATGCATCCTATCCAATTCAGCACCTCCTTTATTGACCCTTATCTGACTTATAGAATCCCCATCATGTAACAACACAAATCTCCAATTCACCGATTGACCAACTGAAGGATCTGACTGATAATTCCAATGAGCTTGATGAGTCAAAAAAGCACACCCTCCCGTAGGATACATCCTGTTATAACCACACCCAAGACCACAGGTATTTTCAGCCCCACCATACGAAAGAAAAAAGAAATCCCCTTCAAAATCTATCTGACTCTGACCAAAAGACAACCCACAAAACAACGCAACAATTCCAAGAACCTTACCAAGAACCTTACACATAACACACCTCCTGTTTATTAAAAATATTACTTAGAACACCATATCTTTCAACATAGCCTCATAAACCTCACACTGATCCGAGTTCTTATCATCCCTCCACCGAATCAATCTACAATGACGTATCCTCATAGCCTTTGACGAAATATTCTGCCCATCAATTTCTGCAACCTTACCCATAAATACCGGGTCAAGATGAGGAAGACCTTGCTCGTCTACAACTGTTATTGATTTTCGGAAATCCAAAGCAAGTCCAGAGATATTACCTATCTCATGTTGCACACGCTCACCATTAGGCTTTACAAGCCATACAGAGAACTTCAAAGTTCCCACCAAGCTCTCGTATGCCTTACCCTTATCCCCCGGCTCCCAACCGCTCACAAAGGCATCCATAGTGTCATTAAGCGCAGTATCCGTCAACGACCCTGAAACAGTACGCTTAATCTTAATCCACTTACAGCGAGCACGACTCTCTTGTGCCAAGTACAGAGCTTTAACGTGCTTCGCAATCACTCCCTCACCCTTGGCCGCAATAATCTTTTCGTAAAAATCCTTCTTGCCTACCTTATCGTAAACCGTCTCAAGAAACTCTACGTTAAGCCCCGCAGCCTTTTCCACAGTACAAACAATCCTTGTGACTTTCTCTCGCTCGATCTGTGTAAGCTGCCGGTTTCCACCCTCAATCAACCATGACCCATTAAAATTCATAACGTCAAAAGCAAAAAACTTCAGTGGACAACCTTCGTTTTTCTGAATTGAGATAGAGTCAGCATCGTTAAGACCAAGCAACGCAGTTACAGCACTCAACTGAGTCTCCGTATCCGAGACACCCCTTGACCTCATAACAGTGCTGATATTTGGATTCGTACAAACTAACTCTGAGTCTGCCATGTACTCATCAAACTGACAAGACAACTCTTCGAGATTAAGATTCGGTTGATAGATGTTTTTGTATTCTATCGGCAGATAATCACGAACTGAAATACCTCTTGAATAAAAATAAAGACCTTCCCCACGCACAAACACGCGCAATAAACGAACTCCGTCCATCTTCTCCTGAAATCCCCACTCATCAGAGTCCCATATCGCAGCCTGCACATCAGGAGCAGCCGCGTTAAAACGATTAGCCAACATTGGACTTTCCAGCCTCATTACCATCTGTAAATGCTTTGGAATACGCCCGTCAGGATACCTCAATTTGAGATGATAATTACGAAGTGCTAGAATATAGTCATCCTTTGAGCACTTCTTTCCACCTGTCTTACTATTCCGTGTAGGCTCAACAAAAAGCCCGTACTGACGGCACTCTCTGTCTAAATCAGCAATTGTTCTTATTCCAATACCCATGAGATCCCCTTAGACATCACTAATCTTCGACACCCGCTGACACCAATTCAACGCCCACTGATTCCGAACATCCTCATAACAAGAGTTCCCGGCCCTATCACCGAGCTTTGCAATAAGTTTTTTCAAAAAGAACACCATCTCATGTTGATTAGACCTATGCTGCTCTACAAAAATCTCTGCTACTGCCTCTGAATCCAGCCCCTCAAAATCAAAAGGGGTCTTACTGACCAATGCAGCAAAACCCTCTATAACCTTCCGGTAACGCTCCACTTTTCTCCTCAGAGCCTCACGATTCGCACAACCCACACAGACAGACTCCCCGTGTGTGAGCGGCCCTACGGTGTCCAGATACAACCGCGTACCATCTTGTACAATACTCTTATGGCAGATGAAACAAGACGGCATATCAATCAGCCCTTCACAATATCTTCCCGAACAACAGTCACACCATGCTTTTCAAGGTACTTAATCACCGTGTTGTGCAAAATCAAATCGTCTACCAACTTGCGCTTAACCCTGAGCTTCTTAACCTCTCCCTTTTCGACCTGAGATAAAACCTCAAGCAGATCGAACCTGCCCCGAATAGCAAGCTCAATCCATAATCTCTGCTCAACATCCTTGCTAAACCCGTTCAATATACTCACTTGTGACTCCTCCCTCTTGAATATAATCTTTGAAAACTGTAAAGTCAAGAAGTTTTTGAAAAAAGATTGAGTAACCAAGCCAAGAACCGGGCTAACAACTATCTTTGTAAAACTACCTTACGGCCATCTACCAACGTATGAATAATAGCAACATCATCCACGGTATACCGATATGAAGGATGAAACTTAGAAGCCTCCACAAGAACAGTCAACGCTTCTCGTGTAATGGACACAAAAGGCTTGTCCAACTCCAGAGAAATCTTAGCAAGCTCTACGGCTTTCTTGACATCCATAACAACTACTCCTGTTTTTTCTCAACAAGATTCTCAATTGGCTTCCCGCACTTCTGGCAAACACCAGCAACTTCCGCGCAACCACGACACGCAACCGACACTTGAGGATAAAAATCATACTCCCCATGAAGACGGCATACCTGCTTTCCCTGGTAGACAAACAGGGAAGGACACGGGGAATACATCTCCAAACACCTTGCGCAAAGCTGAAAAACTCGTTCTGGGTTATTCATAAAAGCTCCTCACGAATCATCCACACTTAGCATAGCCTCATTGTGCCGAAGCCGCATATTAACATCATGCAAGGACATCCCCAAATCCTCCTCTTCGAGGATCTGCTCTTGATCCTGCTCATTTCTCAAAAAATCCTGCACACCCTGCACCTGATCCGAATTCCAAATAGGGCAAACCCGAAAGTTACATTTGTCATAACCCTTCTTACACGTCACGAAGAACTTCCCCGACACTCCCATATACGAAAAATGCCGGTCATCACAATGGTTCTGAAAAACGTGAAAGGGAACTACCTTTTCTGAAACACTCATGGTATATCTGCTACTTTCTATGTGAGCACAAGTGAGGGGTTTACAACCCCGCGTCACACACACACAAATCAAAGAACAAAACTTGAAAAGAAGGAGGAGGCTTTTCAGCCCCCTCCCCACCAACCTACGGAATCTGCACGGTATCAAGCTGGACCGCCAGCCCAAAAGCCTTCTCCTTGATCGCCGCACCCGAACCGAACCAGATATTCTCCAGCCGGGCCGAACCCTTGATACTCCGGTAGTAATCCACGTACTCAACTACCGAGTTGTAAAGACCCCACGCAGTTCCCTTAAATTCAGGAAGATCGGCACCCTTTGCCTTACCCTCAAAAAGTTCCTTGATCGTATCTCGAACATTGATCGACCGAGTTGAATTCCCACCCACACCCATTGAAGGGATCACGTACTCAAGAAAGTAGGCCAACATCCCGGTATCAACCTGAATCCGCGCCATCTTCGAGAAAGCATCTTCGGCCTGAGCACTCTGCTGCTTGGCAAGTCCCAACACCCGAAGCCCTTCCTGCAACCCGGCATCCATCGACTTCGTGTGACGAACCTTTATGATCCGCGAAGCACGACCCAACGCCATTGACAGAGTGTTCTGACACACAACCCGAACCGAAGTCAAAGCGGCAGTGATGGAAGAAGTACCATCGTGCGAGTTTGACAGAAGAAGATACTGGTCAATAATGTCGTTTGCGCCAACCTTAATCTGATCCGGCAGTTTCGCCAGCACCCAAATCCGCTCACCGCGACCAAGAGCACCTGCCGTATCATAAGCAGCCGCCCCTTTGTCAATCACGGTATCGAAGAACTTGAAAGCCTCACGGTTTTGCAGTGGGAGGTACTGTTTGCCTACCGCACCAATCACCCCCGGCAACCCGTCTACATCTGACCGCTTGACGAAGAAATTTTCCTGAGACTCCGCAAAAGAACCATCGGGAGTTTTCAGGAAACACGGCATCTTAACGGCATCCCAATTCAGCCCCGCCGCGACGATTGCTTCCGAAGCGGTCAGAAGCCCTTGCACGATTGTCCCTTCCTTGTGCCACGGCACAATTCCCTGGCCCGAAAACATTGAGTTCACATTCGCTGACATAACCGTCCTCCTCTTAGATGATTGTTTATTTGCCCTTACATCCCACATCTTTCTCTTCTTCTCTCTTCCCTCACTCTCATCTTCCCTACACTCTTAATATAACACAAGTCGAAACAAAAGTCAATAGAAATCTTCAAAAACTTTTAAGGTCTGTAACCCATTGAAAAATAACAAGTTACATCAGGTAGCTTTTTCAAAAATCCGTCTTCACCCAACACAGCTTCTTTGGGGGCCACTGCTTCGGCAGTATCTCGGTGTCTGCCCAATCATAGACCCGACTGAAAATTTCATCAAAAATATCAACGTCATCCTTATCCTCTGACCCGGCAAGATCGCGCAAATCAAAAACAATATCATCAAGCTCAGAAAGTATACCTGAATCCTCTTTGAACTTGATAGCCAACGATGGGCGAAGAGCTTCCATCTTATCAGCAATCTCATTTGACAAGACAGACAACGCAACTTCCTCGTTCTTAGACTTCTTCCAAGTCTTCTCAATGTCAAGAGTATACTGCCAGTTCGCCATAAAACCTCCCTTATATCATCCGATTGTACCCACAAACCTTGATGCCATTCTTCCTATCCTCCCACACAGTCTCAAACCCCGCCTGAGAGTATGGACCGTCAGGATAAACAAAAGTTGAAATAAAAGATATGTCTATCTTCTCAGGAAGGTACTTTTGGTATGCCTCCATCGTATCAATCAGAGACAACACAGCACGACCGGGATTACCTTGTGCAAAAAGCTCTAAAGCAAGTAGCGCAGATTTTTCAAACAAAGGTAGCTGAAAAGCCTCAATACGCTTCTCCAGCACACTAAGGATGAAAGAGTTTTCTCTCATCTCAGGATAAACCAAAGCAAATGCCTGTGGATCTTTCTTATTGATCAGCAAAATAGCAAGAAAAGTTTGCGCCTCATCATCGGTCATTGGTCTATGTGCAAAGCTCATAGACTACCTCCACAAGAACAACACCGGATTTTTTCTTTTTCCACTGAAGTAAACCCGACAGGGATTTAGGGACACGACAAGAGCACTTTGGCCGAAGAACAATCACCGTATCAGGATCGTAAATGTTAAGCCCAATCATCCCAAGAGCAGGCTCAACAACACCACGATCCGGCCATACCAAAAGATCACCCTCTTGCACATGACCCTTCAAAATATGCTCATACCTCTTCATAAATCGCTTCCCCTATCCATAAATATACTCTATTGCAGAATGTACCATGTAAACACAAGGCACGCCATCGTAAAAACTCTTGTGATAAGATACATGATAGTCATTCTTCAAAACAAGCCACTCCCGGCCATACCCAAACTTCCGGTTAATCTCCCCGGTATCTACATACTTCCGAAAAGTTTCGTAGGTAATAGACCGTGCCCGATCCACCATCCTGTGAATCTTCTCAGCAGTTGAATCAACACAGCAGATAATGTAGTGGTATTGTTTCATGCCCACTCAGACCACACCCCATCCTTGATCACCCCGCGAGGGTAATCTTTTGGGTCAAGGCTAAGGTGGGTTTTTATGGAGTCCAGAAGAACCTCATAGTTATTCTCAATCCGTGAACCAAACCGACGAACCCACTCACCCAACTCTCCCCCAACAAACTCCTCAGAAAAAACCTCCAGACAGACTCGCAAAAATTCCTCAGCAGGAACCTCAACCCTTCCCGAACTCCGAACAATAACACCATTGAAAAGGGCAACCCCGTCTTCCTCTTCCAAATCTAAAAACATGGAAGACCTACGGGATCGAACCTCATGCACTGCCTCATCATTAGAAAGAATAAACCGCTCCTTCCCAACAATCAAAGCCCGCATATCAGGAGTTTTAGGGCGAGGAGTAACGTGATCCCCACCAGCATTCAGCAACTCCCGAATCACAGCAGACACATCAATGATCTTGACGAGACTCATTATCTACCTCCTATAAAGAAACATCCTGCCCTATTACGGGAAAATGCGTTTCAAGAACGCCGGGACGTGAAGAATCTATCCCACCTGACTGTTGCCCGTGACTCCCCTTATATGCGGCGCGTTTTTCGCAACAATTACTGGCAATGTCCTTAAAAAAATGAGGGCATACTTCACCAGACAAACAACACATTTCGCTGTCACTCTCGTTAGTAAAAACATGTTCACAATATTTGTTCATTCACAACTCCTTAATAAATGGTGAGCATTTCTTACAACCACACTTAAAGAGAATAAGCACGAGAAACACCACCACCAGAAACCAACCGATTGACAACATCTTTGTAACCTTGCCCACCATCCCGAAGAACTTGTTTGAACTTTTTAGGATAGTAGAATCCGTTACCACCAGACTGAAACGCCAGATTCTCAACTGGCACCTTACCATCCTTCCAACAAGATTCTGGGAGTATATACCCAAGCCCAACACCACCCAACTCACATACCGTTGTCACCTTTTCACCAATCGCCTGTACTGTACTTGCTCTGAGATTCATTCTCTACCTCCCTTATTTTTTCTTCTCTTTCCCGTCTCTCCCCTGTCTCTCCCCTGTCTCTCTTACACCTTTAATATACACCTTATTTGGATGATTGTCAATAGAAATCTTCAAAAACTTTTGACCTCTGTAAGTGATTGAAAATAAACGACATAAAAAAGGCCAGAGTAATCCAACTCCAGCCAACTTTCAAATCACCTTGTTTTCAACTTGACATTTTTCAGCACTTGGAGAATGAGCACCGCCTACAGATCACACACCCCTCCTCATGCCCCAACGCAGCCCGACACTCAGGGCATAACCCCCGCTGTATCCAGTAATCCTCACCCTTGCCCTCATCACCAACGTAGGGCACACCAGCCGTAAAAAACTTTGCTCTCTCCTTCGCCTGACTCAACCGAATAGGTTCCAACAAAGGAGATCCTACAGAAATGTCACTTATTTCAAAACTTTTCACTCCAGCAACATTGTCTTTGACCACACTCATGTCCGCTGGAAGATCCACCAGAAGATCCTCTGGCAACACATCAAACGGTTCTGATTTCTCAAAAATCTCAGACAATCTTGATTTTTCGATCCTATCCTTCGCAAGTTCTACGGTCTTACCTCGCAAATCATCTACGGATGAAAAAATCGCCCTCAACTCATCTTGATGATCCTCAAAAAACTTTTGCGCTTGTAAAGTCTTTCGTATCGCAGATGCAAGTGCCTTACTACAAGAACTATTTCCAGTTTTCTTAAACCCCTCATCACGCCCTGCACGATACCGAGCCGTAGGACATATCTCAGACTCAAGCTGATCCAAAATCTCCTCAATAGGGACATTGTTTTGTAAAGCGAGAGAGACAAGCCGCCCCGTCATTTTTGTATTTGAAGAACACCCGCCCTTAGAAGATGACCCACAAAACACTTCGACCAGCTTCACCTTATCATGCCAATTAAACTTGATAGAGAAAAAAGATGACCCACAACCTGTCTGCTCCTTGAAAGTCAACCCGATAGTAGGATTATCCCTATGGACTCTTGCGTCTGTAAGACCGTCACCCATCTACCCTCCCTTTAAGTTCTCTATACACGACCAAAAGACTCACCATTGACATCTTATATAGATTATCCATGAGAAGTCTCACAATGTCAATAGCAATTTCCCGTCTCTTGTCTAATGCCTTTGAAGAAAGGTCAAGAGAAGTCTCAGAGTTTTCAACAACAAAATCAGGGGAGTCGTTCATTGGTAAAGTCTATCACACCTACACAACAAAAATCGGGAAGACGGCAAGTTGGGAAATCCTAAGTACAACAACTAACAACAACCAATGAAGGTTTGTGTATGTAAGGTCAGCAACAACAAGATAAATATAGCCCTACATTGCCACAACCATGACGTAAAGGAAATTCCCCGGCAACAAAGCAAGCCCTGTCACCCTTGCCGTCTATCCCGCATTATCCCACGTACACCTACTCAATCGGCTTCATCAGAGAGGCACAATCCACATCAACATCAACCATCGTCTTTGCATTGGACTCTTTGATTGCATTCTCAATCGTAAAGAGAGCGTTCTGAAGATCCGTTGTCAGCCTGTCTACCTTCTTAACATCATAGGTAGGCTCAATAATTTTCTTGTCATCCCCGTAATAAGATGTACGGGAAGTCAAAGAACCCTTCATGTTGACCAACTCAGACAACCGGCCACGAAGCTGCTTCTCCCGCACAAGCCACGAATTAACAGACGCTACCATAGCCCCTCCTCAGTGTAGGTGATAATCCTTGTATTAGAACTGGTCAAGATCAAACCGCTCAAAAGACTTCATCCCCTTGATCTTCTTAACAAGAGCAATACTGACCTTATTATACCAATCAATATCCTTCTGCCTTTTGGCAAAAAGTTTTCTCCTCTTATCATAATACAACCTCTTCCTCTGCATTGCATCCACATCAAGGGCATCAATCACTTTCCTACCAGAAATAAGTCTCTCCCGTACAGCTTGCCGCCACTTAATCAGATCATCAGAAGAGTTTTCCTCTACAGCCTTCTGCTTTTTCAAAAACTCCGTTGCTTCCTGAATATCTGACAAACACCCAAAAGAGACGTACTTGTACCTTTTCAGAAAATCCTTGGTCTGCTCTGGTGTCTCCAACCCAAGACGTTTCCCCTGAGCAAACAACTCACAAAAAACAACTGCCTTATCCTTCTTTGTAGCAACAAAATCATCAGCTATACGCTTTGCACTGTTGTCAATCTTCTTATCCAGGATCTTATCTGGAATATTAACCAACTTCTTCATACAAAACCCTTTCAAGAAAATAGAAGGTGTTACTTGAATAACACCCTCATGTTATCTGTTAATCACACTACTTCTTACCGGGAACACTCAAATCCAAAGACAGATCACGCGCCGCCTTCGCAGTCATAATCTCCATGAAGTTCGTAGCACCATTTCCACCACCAACCGACCCACCCATCACCGTAGTCGGAACAATCTGACCTGAATATTTTGAAAAAGCCTCTGACCACATCTGCTGAACAGCCTTGTATGCTTCGAGCTTCTTCTCCAAAGCACCATCCGCTGACATAATCAACTTACGCTTTTCAGCTTCACCCTCTCCCTCCAAAATGAGCTTCTTCTTTGTAAACTCCGCTGCATCCCGCATCAAAGAAGCAACAGCCTTTTCCTTCTCAGCATCAGTTACCGCTGCTTGTTTCTCCTGCTCCTTCTGATACTTCACCTTCATCACAGCAGCAAGACCTTCAGCTTCCGCAGTCAACTTATCCTGATTCGCACGGATAGCGTTCTGCTTCGCTACCTCCGTCTGCAATGTCTGATCCCTCTGCTTCTTAATCATATCATCCACTGCATTATCAAACTTCGGTACGTCAATCTGACACTGCGTTACTCGACACCCCAACTGCTCCAAAACTGTAGGATTTCTTAGTGGTTTATTCGTACTGTCAAGCACAATCTCAGTCATTCGTACACGCTCGGAATCACCTACAGCCCTATGAATCCACTTATCAACAGAACGTGTCTGATAAGTACCATACATCAACTGATCCTCAATCTCACTCTGCAAAACAGCAAGAGTAGTATAAGCCTCTCGTGCTGAATGAAGATTCGCTGAAAGTTTAATTGCATTCGCACCTACAGGCACAATGCCGTTACTCACAAGATGCTCAAACCCTCCGGCAAACTGACTTTTAATTGCCTTCATCTGTTCAGAATTTGACGGAAGAGAAACACGAAGTTGAGCACGGATCAAAGCACGAGTACCATCATTGAAAATAACAGGAACTTCATCAGCCTCAAAACTCTTGTGTCCCGGTGCCTGTCCAAAAACTACTGTCACTACCTGACGGTACACATCCACATGACCAAGAAATTTCCCATACGGCCCTGCCGTTGTCTTTACATGAAGCGCACCACCAAGATCCTGCACAATCACAAACTCACCGGCCTTATTGAACCCCACAATGTTAAGAGCAACAACCAAAGCAATCAACAAAGCACCACCAAGACCAATAAGAGACAAAATGGACTTGAGAGGCACAACAGACGGATCATTCTTTGGCATACCAGAATCTCCTTAAAAAAATTGTGAAATATCACTGTCTCAGAAAAGAATCAACCTTCTTAGAAGCCTTGTCTGCTTTCTTCATATCGACCTTAGAAACCGTATCTGCCAAAGAAACATCCTCCTCTATTGCAGCTTTCTTAAAAAGAACTGCAATAAAAGGAACCCTTGACAAAACCAACTTCCAAGACACAAAAAGAAAAGCAACCAAAATCAAAACAACAAGAAGAAACTCCATCAACATACGCATACAGTCCTCCTATTTTGGATAATTCATACATCCTCCTTATCAAACATCAACATCCTTGAGAACAGCAGATACCAGCTTCCTAATACCATCTGATTTGTTATGATACACCTGCCCCCGCTTTATCTTAGACTTTACTTTCTTTTCTAAAGAAGGTTGATAATACTCATAATCATAAACACCTTCACCTTCCTCAGTTGCCCAACCCGTATTCTGTCCGGTAGCACATGCCACAAGACTACCATTAACACGAATCTCAACTGTAAACATCAGACCGTTCCTTCATACGCCTTCTGGTTTTTTACACACTACCCTATCCCGAAAGAAAGGCTCATCACAATCCTCAAGACGAGCAAGGTTTGGTACTTCAATTTTGAACTTCTTACACATAGGAATACGGATATTTTCATACTGATCACTAACCACAAGATCAAGAAACTCACACCCCCGGCACGTCCCATCCTCTACCTTGAAAAAAGAAAACTTCCGAGCCACATTCTTAGCGAAGTACGAACCCACGGAAGGAGCACCCAGACACTCGATAAACACGTTCTCCGGCACGTCATGGTACTCGTACAAAGAACCATTCGTAAACGCGGCATGGAGTACCTGCTTACTTGCAATGTATCCCAAAGAACTAACATTAGAAGATTTAACTGGAATCAACTTCATAATCCTACCTCCCTATAAAACAATACGAATATTTCACAAAAAAGAAAAGAAAAAGTGAGGGGCAGAGGGTCATTCCCTCCACCCCTTTCTCAGCTACCCGACGATAGACTCCATGCACGGTATCCTCGGAAAAGAGAACAGTCTACCATAATCTGCCGTTACACAGGGGCTTTTTTAGGTACAGAGCATAACGCTCCCTGTACTTTGTTAGCCCGAAGCCGTCCAAAGATGTAAAGCTCCTACGTGAACGATCTCAATATTCAATGAAGTAGCATAAATCCTCCAAAATCAAAAAAGAAACAAGATAACAGGGTTCTGCACGTTTACTCCCTACATTATCGGAAGCTGGTTTGCACTTTGCAGACAAGAAAGGGTTCCCTCAAAAAGTGCTGAAAGTCATCCCGAAAGATGGCAGTCAACAATGTTCCCACCTTTGCCACACCCTATTACTTGTTTCTCTTGTTATACGATTTCAACGTACTCACTCATCAGGTTTATTGCCTCGTGATACCCGTCACATCTTGGCAACCTCTCGTAAAACTCGTCTGCCCTATCACCAAGACCAGCCCGATTGAGAGTCTTACCCACCTTCCCGGCAAGAACAAACACATTACCATCACCCTCAAGCAGCTTACACTCAGGCTTCAAAACCTCTACCTTCGGAGACTCCTCAGTCACTTGTTTTTGAAAATACTGAAGAGACTCGGAAGGTATCAACTCCCGATTATTCCGAAAATAATCATCATCCCAAGAAAAACCACCCTGAAGATGCATTGGATGTATGGCGAGCTTCGGAATATCCTTGTCATCAAACTCAACAAGAACATCACTTCGTCCACCTTCACCACCCTTTCCGGGCATAGTATTAAACTGGTGAATGATCTTCGGAGAAGTAAAACCCAACTCAACAAAACCGCCGTAAAGCCCCTTCTTGTCCTCATCCGACTCAACAAGCAGACCAATCATCACCGCTCTCGTTGACATACAACATCCTTTTCTTAAAAGTTAAAAAGAAAGGTTGACAACACCGCCGAGCGAAGCGAAGCCCTTGCAGGGGCCAAGGATTTATCAGTTGGAAATCTGCAACTTTCCCACTGTTTTAGCCTTGTGAAAAATTTGCTCATCACCCACATGCCATTTACGGTCAGAGGATCTGTAAGCTGTCAACCTCTCAAAGAACAAAATGGCAGTAGACGTTAGCCTGATCGTCAACAAAAGACTTATGCTTCAGTTACATTGCTGTAACCAAGCCCTGTACTCCACAACCATCCTTCTCAAATCAAGCCTTTGCCGTTGTCTACTGCCAAAAACTTCTGTAAAATGGTGTGGAAGGCAACCTGCCCGATACGGTTGTTGTCTAAGAACCGCCGTCGCTTGATCGCATCCCTTAGACGGAATTTCCACACCATTCTATAAAAGTCTTCAACAAAAATCTTCAACAATTCACAGAATTAGGATGGGAGTCGTAATCTTCGTAATCCTCCTCTACCTTCTCCGTTAATACCAACGGTGATGGACGTTCACACTGTATATACGAAACTGGCACGCAACCATCACAGTTTAATGGGTCGCGTTTGTATTGATCACAAATCACAAGTACCTCCCACTTCGTCACTCCCTTAGTCAACAGAACCCTCGTTCAGGTAATACTCTATCTGTATAGCAGCTTCTTGGTTCCGTGCATGTATTGTTATGTCTGCGTAAGCGTTCCTCACATTATACGCTTTTGACCCGTCAGACAGTAACTCTTCCTGCACCGCCCACGAAGGATTCTTCACAGTCACAAACAACCTCACTTCCGATTGCTGGAATTGACTGCGTGATTGATAGCCGATTGCTTGTCTAAATAAGTGGCAATTAACCGATCATCCGTAGCACCACGAACCACGTACCGCCCCACCTCATAGGTCACTCTTCGAGTACCACACAAGAAAGGACGAAAGTAACTGACAGGATCAAAGGTGTTCTTCATTTGGACCCCTCATGGTATCCGGCTTTGAAGTCACGGACAGCCCCGCGAACCAAAGAGACAACCACAAAAACCATTAAGACCAAAACAAGAAAAACACCCACACCAAACCTCCAATTTTTCTTCTTTCCCCTCTTACATCTCTAATATACCACAAACCAGAAGCAATGTCAAGTAGAATCACGAAAAATCTTTGACCAACTCCATAATGTCTCTGAGCCTTACCATCTTCCACGGCTCAGGAACATCCCACCCCTCCGGCACTGGATCTAAGCACTGGTGCGGCTGACCTTTCTCAAACGGTCGCTTCCATCCACACTCACCACAACGCGGGTAAATCTCTCCATAGTGATTAGTCTGGTGCGAACTCACCGCCCCACACTTGAGGCACCTGTACGACTTGTAACTCATCTTCCCCGTAACTCTCTTCGCTTCTGACATCTTTACCTCCCTTATTTTTTCTTCTCTTTCCCGTCTCTTTCCCGTCTCTCCCCTGTCTCTCTTACACCTTTAATATACACCTTATTTGGATGCTTGTCAATAGAAATCTTCAAAAACTTTTGAGGGTTGTAAGTGATTGATTTACATAGGCATTAGATCATCCATAGAGTCCATCTTCAACTCCACATCATCGTAATGAATCAAAAAATATTCATTGCACCCGGCATTGATCGAACGCACCGCCAAGTCCTGGAACATCACTATATCCCCCACAACCACGTTAGGACAGTGGTACATTCGTCCCTTTGGCACCTCCACTACCTGCTGACCAAACGAGTTTCTTTTACCCCCACCTTGCGACCAGTACACAGACGGACCCCCAAGCCGGACCACCCTACCAATTCTCCACACACGCCAACACGTAGAGGGGATAATCAACCCTACCTTTGTTTTAACTTCTTTTTGAATAGGCTCAATCATTATATATGGGCCAATAATCTTAATCATGTCCGCTACAACCAAACTCCGGCCACATCCCAGACACTTCCGGGCTGCTCTCGCCTCGGCGTTAATTTTTTCAAAATTATCGTCTTCAATCTTGAACTCCTTCGTACCAAGGCAATACCTACAAGCATAAACATCTTCCTTCGTAACCATCAGACACTCTCCTTCATATCATTGACAATAGGAGAAGACTCACATACCACAAACTGATTTGATTGACCAGCCATAACCTCTCTCTGAAACACACCACCGTACACCGACTCCTGATCCTGAAACTCCATCACAAAAGTAGGCCGAGTTATCGAAGCCACACACTTCACAGGGCGACCGTCTAACACATAATTTTTTCCAATAAGCAAGGTCATACAGGCAACTCTCCTTCTGGAATCTCATCAGAGTTGAGATATGGGTTATTTACAAAATTCAAAGCAACATCTACAATCAACATCTTCAGGATAGTACAATCATCACATATTGCAGTAAGGACATCTGCAAGCTCAGAACTCTTCGTAGTACAAACTATATTCACAATCCAATCAGCATCGTCAGCTTCTTCCTTCACCTCTTGCTCAGAGACATCTATCCCGATGTCCCCAAAACCCTGCACCGCATCAAAAAACAATCCACCATCACGTATTCCCTTATCCACGATGTAAGCTGTGATCCCACGACCTATACAAGTAGCAACTGCCATTTCCAAATAATTGATAGCAGATGGGTATATCTTCCCAGAACTGCCCTCGAAGATAGTATTCTCCCACATTATCTCAACACTCGCACACGACAGAATATTTAGTCCTACTGCCATCAGACACCCCTTGTTTCTGGTTCAATTCCAAACACAGTCCTTACATACTCAACACCATAATCCTTTGTAGTCTCAAACTGCATAATAAGACCACCCTTTTCCCGTATACCACCAAAGTAAACCTTCGGGTTTGAATAATTTGTCAAAAACTGGACAACATCAGTATCAAACCCTTCCCTGCTGTAAACAATAATCCTATCCACATTCACAGGAAAACTCATCTGACCACCTCTAATCTTTGAAGACCTGCCCGAATACCCTGAGTTGTAAAGAAGCCATGCACATAACAAGCATCGGGTATCATATAGCACTCATTAAAATAATCTATAGCATGAAAAAACCAAGTAGCACTTCCCATAAACTTCTTTCTTCTCCTATCAAGCCACTCAGAAAACATGTTACAACAGTTGTTTACATAGAAGATAAAAATATCCCCAAACACAAAATACGGTTTGTCCTTCTTATCAAATACCGGGATAGACCTCAAATAACAATCAGTATCAAGATATAAAAGGTCCGGTATCTCACAAGCCATTTTGAATCGTACTATATCAGATAATTCTGATACACTACACAAAGGACTTCTTAGGTCGTGCGGTTTTATGTACCTGTCTCTTTCTACGTCTGTCACAATCGAGTAGGTATGACCATTCTGATTCGCAAGCTCAATAGCCCGGCTTACACAAACATCCCTGTGCTCACGATACGTCTCATTACCCAACCTAATCAAGACAAAATGCATCAATCTTCCCCTAAAAATTTCAGGATTCTCTTGTGTCTCTTCTTCTTCGCACACATCCGACAAAATAGATCATCCTTTATCTTACACTCTATGCACGGGTCTTTAGCAGCACGATCAATAGCCTCATCTTCGGCCTTTTCTTCATCAGAAAGAGCATTATGAACACTCTCACCTTTTTTAACAACACCCACATCCCTCATATCACACCACCCTATACATCAACTTAGAAGAAAAAATCTTCGATCTCGAAAGATCACAATACGAAAACCTTACCCACCCATACTGACAATTTTTATCTTCTTCCTCCATAGTAACAACTACAGAACTACCATCAACCAAGACGCCCCTCTCCACAAGTACAAAATCACCATGCATCTCTTTAGAAACATGAATACTTACATACTTCTTGTAGATAGAAGTAAAAGGGGTCTTAAACGTCAAAATAAACGGTTGACCCTTTTTCAACACCAGCATAATCACCCTTTCTTCGGAACCCACATTCCGTTTGTATAAGTAAATGGAAACATCGTCCCCCATGACCTTCCAATAGAAATCTCCGCAAGCATAGGCACCTTCCACTCCGGTATCTTAATCTGCATAATGTCTTGTAGAGTCAACACCATCTCCGTAAACCTGACAGGATCTCTTGCGTCAATAGAGAAGTTTATCTCATCATGTATTGACGATTTCAGAAAAATCCCGTCTTCTTTTCCAATCCACTTCCTACAAGAGTTATATATTTTTATTAAAGCTATTCTCATCATATCTGCTGCTGTTCCTTGAACAGAGTGATTCACAGCAGTTCTATCTGCATATCCTTCCAACCTACGGTTTCCAGAACTGTACCAATACCTCACCCTTCTCTTACGCCCAAAATATGTTGAAACTTCACCGTACTGTCTCCCATAAGCCTTCACACCATTACTCCAACTACGGATTCCTAAAAGATTACCCCACCAATTGTCAAGTAATACCTGTGCCTCATTCTCAGGTATACCAAGCTGCCTTGAAAATGACTTGGCTGACCCACCATATAAGCTCCCAAAATTTAACACCTTCGCTGTCTTCCTTACCTCTCTGTTATACAACGACTCATCACCATGACATATACAAGTCATAGCCGTTGACACATGAACATCCTTACCTGTAGTAAATGCATCAATCCATACTGGTTCATTTGCTAAATTAGCGGGAATCCTGAGTTCTTGTGAGGAATAATCTATTGAAACAAGTAGATGGTAAGGATAATTAGGCATATAAGCAGCACGAACATTCTCCTCAAGGGAACATCCTTCCACCCCCTCCTTACCATCTACCTTCTCAAAATGATACCCAAGAAATGAAAACAAATCCGGGGAGTCTACTGGTGTATTCACTACCACTGCATTATAATACTGTGAGTGCGGCTTAGGAATAGCTTGCCCATTTATTTTACAATAATACTTGTTCTTTGCATCAGAACCAGAGGCAAACCTACCAGAGGGTGTTGCATTGTACTTATAAGCAAATCTTACTGCCCCTCCTAAATCCTCTCTCCACTCATTCAAAAACGGCTTACAATATGTTGTCTCAAACTTTTTCAATTTTTTATACTTCATTAACAAAGGTATAACAGGATGCTCGTCTTGTATCTCCTCTAACGCCTCTTCATCTGTTGATACGCTCTTACCTGATTTCGTCCTCTTGGATGGTGTGATTCCAATAGTTGCCAAAGCCTGTAAGACCTGCTTCGGGGAACCTAACCCAAAGTTATACCCAAACTGAGTAAAGATTTCCGCAGATAAATTTGCGAGTGTGTTAGTAACATCTGCATCTAACTTCAAAATCATGTCTTTGTTAATCTTAAAAGGGTCATCTTCCATTACCATTAACGGAACAAGAACCTGATTGTCTATGTCGTTTACAAACTTACATTCATTGTAGATGTTGTACATCACATAAATCAAGTTGTATGGAGCAAGAACATCATCACACGCATACTCAAAGCACTCGTTCGGATCATTGTAAGCGAAGTTGGTAGCTGCTTCTGTTTTCTTCCCAAAGTCTTCCCCGGCCTCTGGGATCTCTTCTGTCGGCACGTCCCCACCACCAGCATCTCCAACGTCAGCCTCAGTCTGCATGACCTCCTCGAAGGTCCGCATCTTCCACCCAAGGAAATGTAGTGCAGCCCACTTCAGGCTTGGCATTGCTATATTTGTGTCAGCATTGTAAACAACAACTGACATATCGAAGTATGGCAACTTTTCAAGATCGTAAAACTTACCCAACCCCGCCTTCTTTAAGAAACGGTAGTCAAACCTGTAATTGTAAAACAATACCCTCTTTGCATGACTACAGAAAGCCGCCACAACCTGCAAAGCCAAGTCCATTGAAACATTCTGACCGTTGAAATGACCCACTGGCATATAGAACGCCTGAGTCCTGCTTATCGCCATTGAAATACCAACAATATTTTCCTTTTCTATATTCAACCCTGTTGTTTCTGTATCAATCGCTATCATCTCAGGCTGAAAGGCATGTGCAGCCGCAACCAATGCCCGTAACTGGTCATCAGTAGTTATCAATCTCCTCTCCTGACCGGAAGGATAGTTCGGGTCTGGCTTTGCAGGTGCAAACCAGTGGACATATCCCTTTTGTCTTACATCTTTACCTACAGCCATAAATCAAATCTTCCTGTTATTCAGTGTTCTTACAAAAGAAGTACAAACCATGTTAGAGTAATCAAGAAATTTCAACTTACCAGCCATAAACTTAGACCGCTCAAAAAGCAAGTCCCCACGTAAATCTATACGTTCAAAATTGGTAAATCCTAAAGCTATCTCTTCCGGCACATCCCCCCGTGATCTTAGTGTTCTCTCTATTTCAACATCGGAATATCCAAGAAATACCAAGATGTCATAAGGACGATACTGTTTTGCCTCTGAAAAACAATGAAAACACTCTTTGAAAATCTTTCCAGAACGCTTTCCACCAGCCTCGTCATCGTGAAAAGGACAAAAACAGTTCTGCCCTACCCACGGCTCCTGTAACCCCACAAACTCAAGCAACGGCAGGAGCTTAAAATCATGGTTTGCCCACCGTATCAATATTCCTTTTGGTAAACTCATCCCTGCACCCCATAACCAATAATCCGGTAATCAAAGATGCTTCAAAGCAGGAATCACTTCTTGATGAATCTTCTTCCCAAATAACTGATGTGCCGCAGAAAATACAACCTCTACAGTCACAAGAGCTACACACATCAAAAGTATCATCGTCAAAACCATCATAACCCCAGAAATTCCTGTCTTATTACGAAAAGAAAATACTGGCATACCCCCTCCTTACGTCATAAAGTTTGGAAGAGTGTTTGTCAATAACAACTGCGAATAATCAATCGAACCTGCATCACCCACACCCTGACGTTCATCACCAACAACACAAAACTCAGGGTCAAATGGTATGGTCACTGGCTTATCAAATGAGTTTACATAACGGTTCTTCGGAAGATTAACCATCATTTCTTTTCTCTGCTTCAATGAATCATTTAGATAAACAAACGAGACATACGTTGAATCCCTCTCTAATGAATTTATCTCTGCCAACGCTGTAAGCGGATACAACCCCTCCGTTCCCCCACGTCCCGGCTGTCTCGCCAACTCATACCATGTCCTGTTTGTCTGTGAAAGCATCATCAACGAGAATGATCTTCCGTTGAAGTCCATACACATATTATTGAAAAATGAAACATACCTGTTTGCTGGTTCATCCATACCCGGAGGTGCAATGAACTTAAACTTCTGAGCATAGTCTATAACCATGTAATGTATAGGAAAATTCACCCTCATCAACCGTGACATAATACCTGAAAAAGACGTGTTTGAGAAATCAGATATATCAAGAAACTCTATCTTGCCATACTCAGAATTATTAAACAAATCCTCATGTACAGGACCAAGGATATGCTTCTCTTCGTCTGCGTTCATGTTTGCAAAGATCAACTTCTCCTTCGGGACAGGTCTGAACAATTTCTGAAATTTTTCATGCTTTGAGTGCCTTGACAAGTAGTAAGATATGAGCAACGCTTTCGGCATCTCAAATGAAAGAAACACTCCATTTAACCCACACTTAGTAGAATTACCATAAGATGATGAAATTGCAAAAGATGTCTTCCCTTGTCCTGCAAAACCCCCAACCGTGTACATGGTTCCAAAAGCTACACCACGCATCTCATCATCAAGATTTTTCACAAATGTCAACATCCCGGCAGGCTCATCTTTACGCTTCAGATAAGCCTCAGCATAGTCAAACTTCTTTTGCTCGTTTACGGTACTTACTGACTCCAAGACCTTTGAGAGTCTGGTAAGAATGTCCTCTCTTGATAGGTTCTGTATGTCTTTGGAAATCTCCCCTAACTTCCGTGATAACTCACCTTTCTTTACGCTCTCTTGATGACCCTCTACTTGGTCAAGAAATTCCGCTAAGTTAATCCCATCTTTTAACTGAGGCACAGACCCCACGTACCCCAAACTCCCAACCATATAGTCCAGGGAAGGTACTGTGCCTGCCTTCACAACAAGAGTGGAGATTTTCTTTAGGACAGGATCATCTACAGTAGGAAGTATTGCCTGTATCAAGGCACACTTGTTAGCAAATACCTCACTGCCCAACAAGTAGGCAATGACGTAATCCGTAGCTGTATAGCTGACGTAACTACTTTGTTCTGGCATCTTTTTTCTTGTTCTTGTAGGAAGAAATAATCATCGCCCTGATGCACTTGTCAATTTCCGTTGACTTTGTTGGGTATGCTATTTCCCCTACAGCATGAAGATAAAACCATCTTGATAATCTGGACACCACAGACGGGGAATCCTTCACGACTATGTAGGTAATTCCACTCCACCTAATAAACCAATACCTAAGAAAAGACAACTTATTATTTGAGATAAGCAGGTACTTCGTGGTCATATCTTTAAGGCTTTTCACAGCCTCATACTCGTGACCACCCTGACCAAGAACTATACTCAGGATGTCAAGCGATTCCTTGTCAAGCATAACTGAGATTTTCATAATTTACGGCTCGGTCCTTTCCTTGGAGGCATTGGACTTCTTGACGGGTCTGACGCTGTGTAGGTTAATTTTATGTCTGCGGAACTCTTTGCCTTTCTCTTCTCAACCGGCTTATCTACAACCGGCCTACTCACCAAAACCGTATCTAACTTTTGCTCTACAAGAGGTGCCTCTTGTTTCTGTGTCTTACACGGGTCACTACCAGCCACACCACCCCACGACTTCGGTACATCACACCCGTATGTTAGTAAACCAAACTTCGCTTTTTTGAAAAACTCAGACAGAACTACATCCCCAACAACATCCCCTAAAACCCTCTGGCCTACCTTCGTGTAGTAATACTTGCTATACAGCGGGAACTCTCTCCCCTTTACAAAAACCCATGTGTGCCTGTCCTGCATCTGCCTACGTTCAACCAGATTCGCAATAAGAGTCGGCATAAGATTGTTTGTAGGGTCATGGAATCCCACAAACAAGGCAAGATGTTTATACCCCGCTAAATCAGACAGGCTCTTGCAAGGCTCCACCTCTGGATTCGACTGCATGAAAATCTTAATAACATCTTCTGTCTCTATCTTCCTGAAAGAGCCTGAAAACCCTGTCTTTGTCCAAAAATAAGCTGCTGCCCAATTGATAATACGAACATCATCTACGTTTACAAAGAATACTATATCCCGGTCAAGATTCTCGTTCTTCAGTTTATCCACTATTCCCAAATCCCCAATAACATCACCTATTGACATCTGAATCATCTTCTGCATCGAAGTGTACCTGTAACACTCACAGGCAACCCATAGGTCATCCTTCTTATAGTAATTCTCACCCTTACATAGAGGACAATCAGACATACACTTTCCCTTTTGCTAACCCTCGTAACTCTTTCTTCTTCCACAACAAATCCTTACGCATCTTGATTATATAATCTTTAGTTGGTTCTGAATCAATCTCAGGTAGGTTAGGGTTTTGAGAAATAACCTTCTTAATCTTGTCTGCATTATGCTCTAACATCAACCTCTTGTAGGTATCTATCGTGTCTTTAGCCTCAATTATGAATATCTCCATGAAGTTGTGCTCGGTGTTCACTCGCACGACTCGGCCTACCACCTGCACAAACTCCCCTATTGAAAACGTCAGGTTGAAGAATATCACCGTATTCGACACCTGAAGATTCAAACTCTCACCACCTGCACCTGTCATAACAATAATTGATTTTTTCTTAAAACTTTCAACAACATCTTCCCTCTTCTCCAAAGACGTTGCCCCTGTAATCACATATATATCTACGTCAGGGAACTCCTTCTTAAACAGCTTCTTCAGCCTATCCACAGGCTCCTTCAGGGATGAATACACGATCACTGCCTTGTCCTCGGCCAACTTCTTAGCAACAAGCTCTACACATCGTCGCTCTTTTGATGAAACTTTAGATAAATCTTCTCCGTCTCCCCCGGTGTCTGCCGCACGCTGTAAGTCAGGAAGTCTTGCCGCAAAATCCTTGTAAGTACCACCAAGAATACCCATTGCCGCACGAAGGTATAGGGTATTCTCTTCAGGTGTCAACTCTACAACCTCACTAATGAATCTTACATCATACTCTCTGAATCTCACCAACACATACGGCTTGATTATCTCGTGCAGGATATTAAGGTTCCTGTATCCCACAACCTCAAAGAATGTAATCAACCCCATCTTCCGCATCTTCTGAATTGTAAACTGCCTCATGTACGATGTCTTTGTTCCCAATACCTTCGGAAATAGGAAATCTACTAACACGAACAGGTCTTCTATGTGGTTTAACAGGGGAGTTGCGGTTAGTCCCCACGTTACTAAACTATGCTGCCTCAAAACCTTACACAGACCATACCAAGTCATGCCCTTGTTCTTATCATTATCCCTGTAAAACTTTCTATTCTTAATCTTGTGCATTTCATCAAGAACTAAGATAACCTTATTTGTCAAGAACAACTTCTCAAGGTAGAATCTTGCTTCTTCCAACTGATGATACGTTACAATCGTTATATCCTCATCCCCAGGAAACAAAGGGCCATACTCCTGTAATGTCCACTCAGAACGACACAAGAAGTATTTGTAATTAGTCTTACTCTCAATCTCTTTACGCCATGTCACTGTTGCTGATTTTGTACAAACTACAAGAAGATGAAACTTACCAGCAGGATTCTTTCTCCTCACAGCCTCGTAAGCCGCTAACGCAGCATACGTCTTACCCAAGCCTGTTCCAAAAGCTAGTAAATGATCAACAGGCTGAGACAGTATCTTTACCGCCTCAGCCTGTTCTTCCAGCAACAATGTCTCGAAATGGGGCATTACTCCCTCGGAGGGTCTAACTCAAAAATCTCATCACAATACTTACATTTGTACTGGCCGGGAACACCAGTAGGATAAGCTACACTATGCGTACAAATCTTCTGATCTCTCTTATCAAATATCCTTCCCCAATCTTCATCACTGATTTTATTACTTGTAGGTCTTGAAACAATTGACATTGACTATGACCTTTCCTAATATATTCAACTAACCCCTAATAATCATTCAAATAAGAGAAGAAATTTTATTCTCTTCTCTTATTTTTTAGAGAAACAGAACATTATATGTATGAGTGTTAGCCTTCTCCACTATGGTATTATCCATAAAGGATTGAGCCAATTGACTCCGAAGAAAAGAAGAAGGTAGGAGCATCACCAAACACTCCAATAAACAAAGAAACAAGTGGAGGTGGGGGGAATTGAACCCCCGTCCAGAAAATACTCAATATTGACATCTACGTGTGTAGTCTCAGTTAAGTGTCATGATAAGTATACTGAGGCCAAAATACTTACCACCAAGTTTCAGGTATTTTTCGGTGCTTTATGTCATGAAACCACCCACTTGCACCTAACCCTACTTTCGCCCACACACTCGGATACTTGTGTGGGCTAGTCACCTTTAGTTAGGCGACGCTGACAACTGGCATCGCCAGATCACACATCGCCGCGAAGCGAAGCGCAAAAGCAACACCAGCGTTGACCGTCGATTTCTCGGCAGCTAACATCTCCCCCGGACGATTTATGAGGCCAACCGGGAGAACCCTCCTCAACACGCAGTCAATACTTTATACATTCTGTCGAAAACCAGATCACCCCCCCTAAAATGAAAAATGCTGGCAGGCTGGCATCTCAGTGGTTGCAACTACCAAGCACAAAATAGCCCGGCACTGAGACTTTTTCAGCCCACACCCTCCGGCAACAATACCCCACAATCAAAGATACCGAGCCGAGAGCGTGGTCAGGTTGTACACCCTGATAATAGATTGATCAATTCCACACGCCCCGGACACGATACCCTACAACATTATACGCTTCTGCGACCAAAAACGTAAACCCAAGTCAGTTTCGCTTACGACCCTCCCACGAGACAAAACCTTTCACGTCCTGATATGCCTTCTCCCAATCACCTGTAAAAGTAACCCCTCTATCGTCTAAATATATGTCAGAAACGCACTTACGGCTGTTGGTTATCTGATCTGGGTTATCATTTATATGATCAAAAGGGATGTCATTCGACTCAAGATACTGCCTAACCTGCCCTAGCTCATCCCTCGCCGTCCAAATAATGATCTTCCAGCCATCGTCTCTCAATTTTTTCAAAAACTTACTTGCACCCTCAATAGGCATCCCAAATCTGCCTCTGCCTTTGAAGCCCTCAGAGTAGTCCGCAATCACACCGTCAAAATCAACGGCTATTGTCTTTCTTGTATCACCATTCTGCACAGGCAGGCCCATGATCTTCTCCCTATATATGTTTCACCAAAGAAGAACCATTCTTCATGTCTACAAATTCAGCATCAACCTCACCTTGGCGATTAACAACCTGAAAGGATCTCACCTCGTTTTGAACTATAGAAAAATGTACGCCCTTATATCGTTGAGTCTTACGATACTCCCTTCGTATCTCCGCGTCGTTCACTGTATAAGTCTGCATCATCATTACTATCCAAAGATATGTCGTAGTAAGAACAAACAGATTTGATTATCTCGTCATCCCTCTTGAGAACCTTCTCTGCAATCAGAAGTAAAAGAACCTCTTTAATAACATACACAGAACTACTTGTTAGTTCTGGTGAGTATGAAACACAGTCAGGTGAAGTTACGTGAGGACACTTATATACATTGACACACAACCTACATCTGCTAATTACAAACCGCTCGTGAAAAGCCTTACCATCCTCACCTACCCACCTTTCAACAAACTCCTCACCCGGATCTTTCTTTATCTTCTCTCCCTCTACCCACTTATCAAGCTCCAACTTGTGAATCTCAGCAACCTGTTTCTTATGAAACGCCCCATACTCTATTGCTTTCCGAATGTTATCTTTTATCTCTCTACTATCATAATATCCAAATAATTTCAAGAGTTTTCGTAATAAAGAAAGCATATTTCAGCCTCCTATTAAAGTCGTAACGAAACATACCCCCCACTTGAGAATAAAAGAAACTTCTCAAAATCACCCTGCACTACCTTTAGTCTATAACGGGTAATATACTCCCAAGAAGAATTACATCTATAGACAGGAAGATTCTCAATAAATCGAGACTTCATAATATTGTACACAGACATCATAGGGTCAGGGTTATCTCGTAGCATCTCAATCCACTTCTTGTCACACTTCTTCTCCCCATAGTAGTCAGATTTCAAAAAATTCTCTGGACATCCAAACAGGTTTGCCACTTGCACACCAAGCCTGTGCGGGAAACGAGGATACGCCGCCTTCATTGAGTCACTACTATCCCCTCCGCACAACGACCGAAAGAATGATGTATTTTGAGGCTCACAACCCTCGAAGATTTCCTTGACTTCGGCCACACCCCTCTTCAAGAACTTCTGCCCTTCACATTTATTCCATAAGAAACATCTATCAGAAACAGACTGCATAAGATCTTTATCGTACCCATAAATCAAAACTTCTGGTACAACACCAGAAAACCTCTTTGCCAGTGTATACACTACATCATCACCCTCAAAACCATCAGAGGCAGACAAGTATACATGAGGAAACAAAGAAGCAGACTGAATTATCTCAAACAACTTAGACCATATCTCAGGTCTAAACTCTCGGTCAGCCTTATACTCGGAATTTTCTTCTTTTCTGGTGTTATTTCTTGAGTCAAGACACAAAATAATAGATGCATCTGGACTTCTTCGTATTATCATCAACAAACCATAAAGAAACCCATGAATATCTCCGGTAGATGTTACTATCCCCGTCCGCTCATCCAACATACTGAAATCAGGATACCCAAAAAAAGACTTATGAAGTAGCCATGAAGCGTCCACAAGAAATACCTTATTGATATTTCCGTACAGAGGACGCAGTTCTGTCTGAGGTTCAACGTGTGTTTCCATACCTACCTATACGAAATATGCCAGAAATCCTAAAGAAAAACCCCACGAGACACAATCCCGTAGGGTCAATATACAACAAATACACATTAAAATCAAGAAATTGAAGCAACAACTTCGGAAACTGGAACAGGCACAGACTCAGGCTTGCCTGCGCCATTATTCCTTGCCTCTATCAGCTTCTCCATGATACTCTTTACTCTTTCAGGGATCTCTGGTACGTCTATGTCCCCGCTCAAAATCGTATCCCCAACCTCACCAACAATCAAAGAACACTTCTGGGATTTCAGACAATCACACAGCAGCTTAAACTCTATACTAAACTCTTCCTTCTCAGGATTATCTGTGGGAGAATCATTTTTGAAAAGATGCTGCCTAAGAAACGTCTTCACAGCCTGTCCAACCGCACATGTAAACCTCATCTCCCCAATCATTTTTACATCAGGAAGGATAGGTGCCTCTTGAGGACTCGGCTGAAAGAACCGTAGCCTATAAAACACGGTATGCTTAGTTACATCTGTAACAAACTCGGAAAACTTCACATACGAATGAATCACTGAAACCTCCTATGAATGTGATTAAACAAAGACAACACTACTAATAATACGAAAGAACATAAAAAATACCTTAAATAATAGGATACTCAACACACAAAGGGGAAATGTTTATTCCATCTACTCCTGTACCGGTAGGCCAACCTGAAAAAGACAATACCCCTGCCTTCAACACTGCAAATCCTAAATTTCCCGATGAATCAATTTCCATACTTGCTGGTAAATTAGCTCCCGGAATACCACCACCAACCTCCCCCACTATAGAAAATCGGGCACGATTACTTGCAAGTGGTCTAAACCCTACTGGTATAATAGCAGAAGGTAAAGATAATGTTCCCGATCCATCAACACTTCCAACTATGTTAGAAATTTCTAACCTAACTACTGTATTTGGATTTATACCCGGATAAAATATCTTCTTTCCATTAACAGAGCAAGTAACAGAATAGAGAAGTCCTGTAACAAGAACAGAAGCATTATAAAACTCACCTATTGTACTTGGACACACATTCAAAGCATCCTTAACAGTCCTCCCCACAACAGTAGAATCATTCATCACCTCATCGGAGTGCTTATCCCGACTTTCAATATATGGAAGAACATCATACCCACCAACAACAAAGCTACAATTTCCAGCTTCAAAAAGTGTAAGTAATCCACCAGTTAGTTTATATGGTGTAAATCCTCCACAAGAAATATAAATTACCAACTCTCCAAAATTAACATCATTAGGTAAAAGTGAGGCAGTTACCCACAATCTATGTGATCTACCATCACCGATATGATTGTAGCTGCCCCTTACATCTGTAAACTCCGTCAAAACCCCACCAGAAATCTTCCTCTTGAATATTCCTATCTTAACATTAGGTAGACTTGTAAGAACATCACATGAAAAAGTAACCACTTGACCAACACAAAGATCCTTTGGAATTTTCTGCCATACAGAATGACTTTTAACAGCAAAAGAAGGATCTAAAATATTCCCAATAACTGCCTTAATACCCCCATAAAAAGAAGAAGTATCTACAGTAAATACCTCAGCAGAAGATATTGGTAATCCAGCACCGGGATTTACTAAATATGAAAAATTTGAGTCAACATGCCATTTATCTGCAAATTCATCCCCACTATTAATAATAACTCTAGGTAACGTAGAAGATACAGACAAAAACTGTGGGTTAAAACAATGATTAATACAATTCTTCAACAAAAGAGAAAACCCCTTAACACTTCCACCAGTATTCATAAAATTTCACTCCCGGTTTATTGTCAAACAAACTATCTTGACTTCAAAAGATGTCGGCCACAAGGAACCATCATTGATGCAAATGCATCCGAAGAAAAAGAACTGTTTGCAGGATTCTCTGACCCGAATGAGAACGAAATAGCTAAACACCCTGACGAAGTTCTTGCCACAGAAAACACAGACACAAATACCTTATCACCAAAATTAATAGGAAAGAAAGTATCAAAATCTACTGCCTCAGAACGAATATAGTCACTAACAGCATGAATATTTGCATAAACATCAGAAACATCTTTAATCTTTACAATAAACTCAGGGTAAATGGCAAGGTTTGTACATAACCCTTTAATAAAATTCCCTGAATAGAAAAATTGCTGTAAAGCATCTCTAACTTTGTAAGAACTACATGATATAGCTCGGACAAACTGAAATGCACTTCCCAAAGAATACTGATTCACAATGTCATTACTCACAGAAAAAGCCCGACCATCAAAAGGTACAACTGCACGAGCCATAAAAGAATGCATCAAATAATCAACAAGTCCCCCTACAAGACCTCCTACACCATTAAGCTGATCAAGAACATTCACTGCCCCTCGTGCGGGAATTACCTGCATATTCTTATACCCAGATCCAAAAGTTGAAACCAGCACAGGACTCTCAGGAACATGGACAACCTTATAATCCTCTTCTGTACTTGATGACCCACCAGCAAATAATATACGTCCTGCGTGAACCCTTGGAGCATACTCAGCAAACAAAATGAAAGAATCATCTGGCAAACTTCCAATAGAATCATCATACCTTATAGCATGATCCATCGCACCACGTCCAGAATATGTCCCATTTTGTGAAGTTCCTACTCCACTTCGATCAATCATACCAAGAACAACCTTTGAAAAAGTAATATTTCTTGCAGGATTACTAGAGAGAATCTTAAACGACTTTGCCGCAAAAGTCCTGTAAACTTTACTATCCTTAAAGACATTAAAAAATGTCAAAGTCTCAGGGTATACTGCATCTTGGTATGTTAAATAATTATTCTCTGCCTTCCAACGGGGAACAGAAGATATAGTCCAATACTTCCCATTATTAGAAACACCATAAAAAATCTTCTTATATCTTATAGTATTTGCAGGAACTAAATCAGAAAAACCATCTCTCATAACATCAGGAGCATCAGTAGCCTGCAACCATATCTTATACAAACTAACCCCACCCTTTGTTTCCTTAATAACACAAACATCGTCAATATAGTCAGGATTAATTGGGGCCGATGAATTACTTAACTGTGTATTTATTGGAGAATCCCATGTTATTCCATCTGACGACTCTGAATACCACAAAGAGTTATAAGTAATGTCCACATACCATATCTTAAACTTAGAAACAGTTGTATCATAAATAACACTAACCCTTGAAGGATAGTAAAGATTACAAGGACTAGGACTTGTCCAAACAACACCATCCGTAGAAGAATATCGAACTAAAGTAATAGTAGACCTGTCCACAACAAAAGCCTTATAAGAAGAAGGAGAGTCTTTTACAATTGAAATGCTTACAACACTTACCCCATTTGCTATTCCACTACAAACAACAGGTGAAACAGAAAAATTATTAATGTCAGTAGACTTATAAAGATAAAAACTACCAACTATACTAACCCAAAACTTGTAATAATCATCAGAATCCTTCATACAACAACCAAAAGGAATACTTTGGGAGTTAATATGAAGAAAGTCTATCCCATTATAAATCTTATCTGATATAAACGCAAAAGTATTCACTTTGCGTATCTGCTCATCAAATCCAAGAGGCTCATAAATATTATACCCAAATGGCTCCATCAATGGAGTACCATCTGAGGTCAAATAAATGTTCTTTGCGCCCTTCCATACAGGAGTCCTATCAAGAAAAGAAGATCCACGAGAAAACTTGATAAAAGCCTCTCCGGTCATTGCGTCAGTTGTGTGTCCATCATTCCAACCCTGACTTGCATAACCACCACCAAATTGTTGAATAGTTCCAGTAAGAACATTACCAACTAACTGATCCCAAGAAATAGCTACAGGAGCACCGTTATTTGCCCATGTAAACATAGGAGTCTGACCTGTAAACTGTACCCTATTAATATCTCCACTAACCCATGCTGCCAAATTTCTTACATCAATCTCAATAATATGTGAGGTAGAAGTATACTTAAAAAACCCGTAAGGGAAAATATCATCATTACTTCCATTAGGAATATAACAAACACACGACTGAATTTCTTCAGCATCCGACCAGACCATTCTCATACCATCTGGAGATGCAGAAATTCCATTATTTGTATTTATTTTCCTACGAATTTGATTCGTACCGGAAAAAGAAGCAGCCCTTATTCCCAAACCTTCAACCTGTTTATTTCCATAAATATCTAATTGTGTAGAAGAAGATCCTGTTGGATTTACATACTGTTCATGCCAATAAGTTCCAAGAGAACCAGACATTAATTTATACATTGTTCTCTCATAAACTTCACCCAAATCAAAATTACCAAGAGTAACTGTGTGCCGCATATCCATAACATCACGATCAACAATACCACTCGCAGTAAGTAAATCCGGCCTCCCTGACCCACCATTAATATTATCCAAACTAAACGCACCAGAATTTCTACGTTGTACTAAGCAAATAGGAACACACCAAGCTAACCCACCAACTCCTAAATTAGCATCACCGGAAGCTGTAAACAAACCATAATCTCCAAAAGTTGATAAAAAGTGACTTGTGGAATTTGAACCTTTTTGCCCAAACGCCCAAAGACCAGAACTCGTAAGAACATTATGAGCAGACAAAGGATTAACAGAAGTTACTACAAAATCAAGACTGAAAACTCTTATCCTATATCGAATCTGAATAAGATGTCCTGTTGTTTTATCAAGATAAACAGTACCAACTACAGAAGGATGTGTTGAATCATAAGTTCCATTCACTGTACCTATCACATAAGGATAATCAGATGCAGCAATTAAAGTAGGAGAAGAATCATCAGATAACACACCCCCGCCATACTGAGTATTCCCATAGTAGAAAAACTTCGGAACAACCAAGTCAATTCGCTCTCTCCAAACTTCAAGAAATACCATATCCTGCCTAGTAGTCGTTGGAAGATTAGGAGGTGTTGGTAAAGACACGCCAATTCTATATGCAGAATCTTGAGTTTGTGATAGAACAAGCTGATAACCATTTACAAGAGCAACAATATCTGTACCATTACTGTCAGTTTGAATAAATACCTTATTTGTCTCTGAAGAAACACACATCAAATCACCAACAACCACATTAACATCAGAAATTAACGAAGCATTCTTAACATCACCAGTATTACCAGAAAGAAACCCAGACGCGGCAAGGCTTCTTCGGTAAAAAGCCTCACGCTCCACAGAAGACAAAGCACCTGAGCTAAAGTCAACCCCGCTCAAATAATCAATAACATCATCAACTTTCTTAGCGATCAAAGAATCTCTTCCACCAAGACTCTGAAATACCGGCTTCTCAGCAGGAGCATACACCGGCGTAGATGTATCCCAATAATTGATATTGTAAGGATCACCGGAAGCATAATTCTGTGAACTTCCCCAATTGAGATAAGAATTAGGATCAGGAGCAGGATTGAGATTAGACCACGGGTTAAGTGAAGCAGGCCCATGTCCTAAGTCATTTTTGATCGTTGTTGGAAGAGACATTTTTCAAAACCCCTTTAGATAGTAGAACCAAATCGAATCTGATGCCAAATATCAAGTTTCATACCTGGAGAAATAGGAATAGGAGTAGATAGTTGCTTATATGCAATTATCCTATTTTCTTCATTTTCATAAAAAGAACTTGCCCAAGGAACAACAGGGAAAAGACCTTCTTCATAAATAGTATGGGAACTAATAGGTTCCCAACCATTAACTTCATAAGTAATAAAAGAATCAGGAGAGGATGGAATTACAACAGTTGAAAAAGAAAGATAAACCCCCTCTGCTGTCTCATCAGGAATAGGAACAGATAAAGGAGACAAATCAGATACAAGACGAGTCCTTGTAAGATCCATAGGATTACCTAAAGGATCAGAAAATGGAGAATGAAATCCCAACCCCATATTACTTATTTGTCGTGAAGCATAGGTGATAGGATCAGTTGCCATCAAAGCAACATGCCGCCTACCACAATACGGGATCACATTCTTATCATGGTAGAGTAACGATGGAGTACCACGGAAATCTCTTCTTTCCCACTGATAAATCCAAAGCTGACCCTCTATCATGTCAAAAGTATCAATATCCATTAAGAACTCCCTGCAAAAAGTACCATGAATCAATATGGGTATCCCGTACTCTCATAAATTGGAACAGAGTGGTCATTGTGGTCATATATCCAAAGTTTATCGTTCTGGCAATCATTGTTATGAAGAACACTGTCACCAGCAATGTTAGGTAATCCATAAGACGATTGAAATTCAAACTTACTAAAAGAGTAGTAGTTCTGACCGAACGGAAAGTACCCATTTGAGTCTATGTTAAGCTGACCAGCAATACCATAAGAATCAGGAAATGAAAACCACCCGACACCAACATTATAATATCCAGTAACTAACCCACTAACTCTCTTTAATCGCAACTGAATCTCTTGATAAGGGGTCCAATGAAACGAAAATGTCAAAATATTGGAAGGTGTTATCCAGTAAATCCATTGATTAAGTACAGGTGCCCCAAAAACACCAAGCATAACACCACCAAAAGGATCACCTAAAAAACTTATCAATCTCAACAACAAATTCTGAGTTGTAGAATTATGCACTCCTGACATCTTTATACTAAAATCAACCTGCGTATCCCCATCTATATTTGAAAAAACTCTCCACCAAACCCCATGATCTACCGGATTAACTAACGTAGCACAATAATCTCCACTTAGGGGAGGACGAATATCTAAAGCATACTTACCCGTAAATTCAGAGTCCCAACCGGGATCAATTATTCCACTACTAAAATCATCCCCCTTGTAAGTATCTAAGTAAACCCAAGATGGAGTTGACAAGGGATTATCGTGAAATTCACACCACCCACGATAAGGATAGCTGCTATCATACTTATGAGAAAATGGAGCATCTTCTATGTCATCCCACAAAGCACCAAAAGCATTCCCATGTGAAGCAATAGCAATCCCGTCATGCCTTGGAGGAGGAAAACACGTACTTCCATGCGTTAAACAATTTGCAGGGTTCCAATTAAACTTATCTAAAAACTTACTTGGATTTATACCATTAAGATCAGCCCAATAATGTAAGTACGGAAAAATATCGTCAGATATTGGAAGAACATCACCACAAATAGAAGTATCTTGAGGACACTCACCAGTAAACGAAATAGCCATCACAAACTCATAAAGCAGGTGGGCAGGAATTACCTCGTCTATCCTTTTCAAAATATCATTAAAAGCCTTTGGTACTAACCCAATAAAATAGGAAAGTTCTGGTACTATTCGTATTATTGAATCTGGGTAATAAACCCACTGGTCAACTGGCTTATCTTCCCAATGACCGGGACTACTTTCATATTTATTCTCAGAAGGAACATCCCCATAATGCATAACTCGTGTATCAAGTCTGTTATTCCTGTTTGACCACACATAGAAAATATTTACAGTCTTACCAATAGCCTCAAAAAGAACCTCATACCCGCGAGGTACGCCTTTTAACTTATACCATTGAGTTGCCCACTTAACTTCATTTCTTCTTGTCTTTTCAGAGGAAAGAGCATTGTATGAAGACCAATACATAGGACTAACATCAGGAATCTTCCCAACATTACTAGTCTCGTTTATGCTTATATATGTATCACCACCATAAGTAACTACATCATTAACAGAATAAGAATTACTGACAGACCAGGGGGTTCCTACAGCACTTGAAGGAGTAAGTATTAAATCTTGAAAAATAAACTCATACCCGATATTCCTTGCCAAATAGGTAAGCAACGATATTGGAACATCATCAGGATCAACCAAGGTAGCCAGCTTCTTAATCTCGTCTCGAAGACTCTGCATTGCGTCTATGGTATTCCCGTGTACATCAACAAACGAAGACGCACCCTCCAAGAAAACCTTCTGCACTAAGTAAAGCACATACCGAAGTATCCCACGCCCGTTTGGATCTTCGGTAGGTAACTGTGCAGAAGCATACGACGGCTCTGAAGGAAGAATAGCCCTATTCTCCACATCCCCGTCTACATGCTTATCAGTAGAATCAGGAGGATCTGCCCAATCCCCCTGACCCTGCCTCCAGAAATTTCGTCGCGTCCAATCCATTAAACTGCCTTATGGTGACGATGGAACATACAACGTAATATACACGTCATTAAGAGTAAATAAATAATTTACTCCGTAAATATCCTTCGTATCATCAATAATCTCATTCCCCCATGTTACACTATATAATTTTAAATTAAAAGAAATAACTCCGGGTGTGTTTCCTATTACAGTATATAGTAAGTATTTCTTTAATGAATCCCCCGGAACAAAAGTTGAAAACAAATCATACAATGCTTTCTTAATAGAATTAGTTACTTCAACCTTATCATACTTTTCATCTATTATCAAACTATCAATAACAACATTAACAGTATCAGAAAAACCCTCCAACACCTTAGTTTGAACAACTGTCATCCCAACATCACCTTGACGAGAACCATTATCATAATTACCCTTATTAAGATAATCTTCCAATTCTAGTACAATAGCATTTTTACTTGGAGACATACTTGACGGTGGAAGATATTTTGTAGAAACAACGTCACTTCCAGAAGCAGCGTTACCGTTCACATCTATGTAAACAGGACACCAAATATAAACCAACATCACATTACACATATAAGACGGGTAATACACATTAACAGTTAAATCCGGGGCAACTATGTCAACAACAAATATTCCGGGGGATGTCTCCTTTACCGGAACTTGTAAAGCAGTAGACGAGTCGTTCTGAGGTCTTACTATAGCAGCTTTCCCTACAGCACCATAAGTAGGAGAAACATACTTCAGAGCCAACACAAGAAAATCATTCTTTGTAATAGCCCTCTCAGTTGTCTTAAACCATCCGGGGGCAAGATACCTGATATGGTCCAAACTCTCACGATCAACCCCTCCAAACCCTCCAGATGTACTCTTGTTATCTACTGTGAACTGATTATCAATAAGGTCAATAAACCCTGAAACATTCGCTGATATAGCTCCCTTAATAACAGAATTACCAATCACACCACCACCTACACGATAGAACAAAACAACATCCAAACCAGCCGGAGGCAATGCCCCATGAGTAACACCATCACCAAAGATGATTTTGATGTTCCCTTGGTCTGTAAACTGTACTGTGTAAACCTGCTCAGTTGGTGATGCCAAGACAAGAGTATTTTTTGACTTTTGTTCCCACCGTGTTCCATTGACAAAAACTACCCACGAATCCTCTATGACATTTCCAGTAGAAGAAACAAAAGAAGGAAACAACACTCCCGGCTGAGGAATAAACACATCAGCCTTCGATGTCCCCTCAAGTAAAGCTAACCCATAAACACTCTCACCGGGAACAACAACCCACCAACCCGGATCAAGTGCATCCCCCGGAATATGCCCAACATTTCCATCTTGCTGACTTGCATAAGTCAAATCATTATAGACACATTTCTTACCAGAATCAAAAGAATAAGCAACACCCCAAAACAAAGGATATTCCCCAACAAAAACAGTGTTTGGAAATTGAGAATCTTCATCTATCTTGTAAGAACTACCATCATACCTAACAGTAACCTTCTTGTAATCAGATAAACCAACAGAAGGGAAATCAAGAAGGTTCTCGCCCCCGTCATTCTTAAAGTAAGCCAACTCAAAATTCAAATTATCTACGGAGATACTTGATGGAGGAACAAGAGACTTCGTAGATGTATCAAAGTATGCCCCACGAAGTATCAAAGTTTTTGGAACTGGAAGTGTAGGAATAGTCGGAGCACCACGAACAGGAACCCTTGCGGCAACAGGAGCAGTTGGAGTATACCCAAGAAGGTTAGTTATATGAAGCATCCCACGGTATCTCTCAACAGTATCAATAAAGCTATTATTAGCAACTTTATCCATGTTGAAAGACATAACATCTGACAGGTAGCTTATCAAGTCTATAAAAGCAACACCAATATTAGACTCAAATAAGTCATTCCAATACGGTGAGTCATGCGCCTGCACCCAAGCACTCAATGACTCCTTCATCAAAGCAAAATCTCGTGAAGAGTATCTTACTTCTGGTAACGGCTGAAATGTCTTTTGAACTAACGAAGAAATAGCCATAGTTTATCCTACATTGTCAACTATTCGTAAAGAACCCAACACACCTTTTTGTGCCTGCAAATACATATCAACTGCCTGACCTGACTCTCGTATCTGATAGTTATGATGGATCAGGATATTTGCTTCGTTAGAGTAAACACTGATTCCCAGAAGGTTAATTCGAGGCTCCCACTGATTGATTGCATTTGTCATATACACCACAACTTCGGCTCTCAATACCGAGTCATTCGGCTCGAACAAAACATCCAAAAAATGAGAACCAAACAACGGATTCATCAGACGAGAACCAACCCTCGTCGTATAGATCATCAAAATAGAAGCCTTAACAAGGTCATTAGTGTACTTAACCCCAAAACGCCCATCTTTTCTTTTTGAAAGAGGGACCGCTGCTCCACGCCACTTAGAACCATAAGCAGTCAGGTTAGTCGGTGGGAGGGCGTACCCTGTAATAGTCGGAGAAATAGCAGGAGTAGCTTGCCAAACTTGCGGGTCTACAAGCTGACTCTGATACAACTCTGATTGAAAAGGTACGTTTGCCATACAACTAAGTTTATCTTACGCCATAAACGGATCTTCCCTTGCACCCTCTTGCTTTTTAACAGAAGTCAACATAGGAGGAGGTTTGTCATACACCCACGTCCACCCATAAATATCTGTTGCAGGAAGTGGAGGAGTCAGAGCACCACTACCACCTGCAAGATGCTTATGCGCGTTAAATTCCATCAACAAGTTCTGGTATATTTTCACTTTTGGATCTTGAGCACCAGCATCTACCTGTCTCTTGTCATCCTCTGACTGTCCAGTACGACCGTGCATGAAGAATTTTGAGAAGTCTGAATCCACATTCACATCCGGCGCGGCGTACACATCATGCTTCATCATTGCTGCTACAGTATCCATCTTAGCTTGAATATCAATCGAAATAGTAACAATAGCACTTGTTACTGCTAAAGACATCGCATCAATAGCGTTCACTACATCATCAAGAGTTGCTGGCATAATCCCTCACCCTGAGAATGTTATCATAGAACCCTGTGTAATAACACCAGAACCACCAGAACCAACAACAGAATCCATCACTCTTGCAAAACCCGAACCGTTATCACCCTTAGTTATCACTGACCCACCCACAACATGACCAGTACCACAGATATTACAATTCAATTGAACCTGATCCCCCTGACGAACAACATAATTTCCATCCAGTTTCTTAGTCTTATCTCCTGAAATCAACTGACCACCCGGAGGTTGAAAATACGGGTATGCATTGTGACTGCAATTGTATTGCACAAGATCATTATTTCGTGCCGCTGCTTGACCCATTACTCACCTATTCGACAAAGAAGACAAATTCTTTCGCATATCCGTACAACTATTCATCGTTGCCTGTTGAGAACTGGTCATTACTTGTACGTTTCCAGCAGGATCAAAATTCAGTAAACTTTTCAAAGAATTGTACAGAACTACATTCGGGTCACTCTGTCCGTCAGGATACTTACCTAACAAACATGACAAAGAATCATCCGTAGCTTTTATCAAAACTTGCACTCCAGACACACGAATAATCGCGTCAAACGCCTCCTTCATCCTCGCTATAGACCCCAACGGTGACTTCGCCAGAGCCACAGAAACCATCTGAGAAGCCAATGCCTGTGCGTCCTTGGCCTTCGAGTTGGCAAGGTTCACATAAGACGTTACCTGTGCTAAAACCGCTGCTGGAGGATTATATGGATCAAACGGACCATTGTTAAGAACATACGTCTGAACCCAATCAATAATAGCCTGAGCACTCGGCAAAAGACAGACTGCTATTGGACAATTCAAAATCAAATCAAGGTACTCTGTCGGAGTTAGCAGATGTACCGGAGGAATTGCAAAGTTACTAAGCAACGCATCCAAATCATACCCCGAAGAGAGCTTTGCCAATTTAGCTGTGATCTTGTTCATTTTATCTACAACAACCTGAAGTTTCTTGTTTACATTTGCTAAATTAGCAATACCATTATCAAACAAATCTTGACAAGTCGAAGTAGGTAATGCCATAGCTTACTGCTCAGTACATGTCGTTAGTAATCTGCATTGCCTTATGCGCCAATGTACCGGGAGTCTCTTCTGTCATACCACCATCTGCCTTCAATTTCCAGTTACCACCAACACTAAAAGTACAGTCACCAGAAACATCAATAGTAAGATCACCTTTTACCTTAATATCCATGTCATCTTTCGTTGAGTCAATAAGAATAGAATTCCCGTTTTTGTCAGAAATTTCTACTGACTCTTTCCCACTCTTATCTACAAACTTGAGATAATGACCGCCCCTTGTTTTCAACATTCGAGTTTCAGGGTATCCATCCTGAGCTTCTTTTGGAATTTCCGTCTGACCATTCGGAGCACCAAACCACGTACCCACCCAAACAGGGTACATATAATCACCATTTATGAACGTAACCCAAACAGTATCTCCAACATTCGGAATAAAAACAAACCCGTAGTTATTTCCCCCACCATCCAATGCCATATACTCAGCCCACGGCAATTTGTCCTTGTCATCCTCATACTCAGAATCGTGAATAAAGGGGATATAGACCTTGAGCTTACCTACTTTATCAGGGTCATTATTGTCCTTGCACCACGCACGATAAATACCACCCAGACGCTCCTGTGGGGTCATCCCGTCCTTTATCATCTGTGCAGCAGTAATACCCATTATTTCTCCGCAGTCTTAGTAACCAAATTTGATTCTCTAACCTCTCTTAGAATATTTCCAATCTTATTCTTTGTCTCTTTGTCATATTGTGAAGCTGATTTTGGAGTATTCATAGTGCTTCTTGATAACTCCAAACTGGATGTGAAGTTTCCCCCATCAATACTATCAGTAATACCAGTTATCCAATATATCCCTGACAAAGGATGTATTCTATCTTGAGAAGTAATCACAATAAATTCAACATACCCCATAATCGGCAAGTGTGAATCACCCAAAAGCTCTGCTGTAGCTGTATAATTATTTAGATTATACACAGCAAATCTTGACTTTGCCTGATCATCTATATGCTCTTGTTTTGGATGTGCTGACTTAATTACCCTTGATGGAGAATTACCTTTTGCAGTCGGAGCATTTGATAGTTTTCCAGAAATAATCTGTATAGATGAATTTGAACTATCCACAATACTCTTGATTATTTTCTTTGTCTTTGGATCAACACTTTCTACATACACACTATGCGCCCCAAGAAACGCTTGCATATATGCTTCATCATTAGGAGCAAAAGAAATCACCTCACCATTCATACCCCGATACACAATATAAGTCTTATAGACACTAATATCATTACTATTCTTTGAATTATATAGAGGAGTGTGAAAATGAAGTGCTCCTTTTTCATCGTAGAAAAAGGTATAACCACTCAAACCTTTAAGATTTACCGCTCTTGGTACAAGTTCATTCTGAATAAAATACACATCATTACAATTTCTCTTAACAATAGGACTATCAAACCCACCTCTTGTTTTTTCAATCATAGTCTCTTTTATGTTGTTATCATCTGCATACTGTTGAACAATATCAGAAATCCGAGTCCCTGCCTTATATGACAAGTTATTTCTGTTGTATGTAGAAACAACACTCTCATCATAGAAATCCAGTTTTAGTGTAACACCGTCAGAAGAAAACTCCGGTGTATACGCTGTAATCTTCCCCTTTCTCTTAGGAGAGGGAGCATCCGACCACCCATAAACAAACTCAACATCAGCCAATGTCTGATTCTTCAAAAGAACAAAAGACTCTAAATAAGTCCAATTTGGATCAAACAAGGTAATTGATCCAGTGTTCCCTTTACCATTAATCTTTCTATCGTAAGTAAAGCTCTGAAAATAGTTGTAAACAGGGATAGACGTTCCGTTAATTGATAACTCAAAATACGTCTGCCTTAATGTACCTGAAGGAAGATATGTCTCTACCATATCTAACTCACAAGACTATTAAGAACAAGTTTGACACTATCAAAAGCTGGAATCCTTATTCGCATACCGGGAATAAGTTCTTCAAAAATATCCTCAACCTTATTTGCATGAGCAATAACCCACCACAAATTAGGGTCATTATAATACATAACAGCAATCAAATCCAATCTTCCTATTTGAGTTTCAATAACAGTATGAATAATATCGTTATCAGACTCAGGAAACACTATAGGTTCCCAAATGTCAAAATACTCCGTACCATTTCGATTGATTAACGGGGTGTTCAACATCCGAGAAGTTGGCTTTAGGTCTATGGACATCAGAATCCCTGCCTTACTTCAGTTCTCCAAGTATCCTGTAACACGGCAGAATTAGCAATATTAGTATACTGTCCATCCTTACGAAGAAGATTGTCTGCACCAAAAGAAACATCATACCCAGATATAGGAATATCACTAACAACACCAAGAGTCAAACTACATTCGGCAGACATAGGTAACAAAGGGTAGTTAGCTCTCCCCGGAACATCTGCAAGCTCGTTTACTTCCCAAGGTGCCCTATAAACAGGAGTAGCCTCTTTTACAATGCACATCTTTGCAATCAACTCTCCAAAAACAAAAAGAACTTTTGGAGGCCTGTATGATATTCCACCATAATTAACAGGGTATTTCAGGGATCTTAGAAAGTTTACCTTGGCTATCACATCTTGAAACACATTTGTATATGAAAAGAACTGAAGTGTGAAAGAAAACTCCTCGGCAGAAGTATTCTGGTATACCTGATACGGTGCCCAACGTCCAACAATCTCTATGTCATTATAGGTTGGTTCTGCCCCAGAATGGTTTATCTCCTCTGGTAAGTAGGTAAATCCAAGCCGAGTAAAGGCAAACAAGTCCCTCAACTTCTGAGGATAGTCTCTATCAATCAGAAGATACGCCTTGTTCTCGTGGTCAGCGTAAGAATAATTACTACCACCTGTCACAGCACTTGACATATCAAACTCCTACCAAATAGCCACACCCAAATCAGACAAAGGAATACCACCAACTGAAGTAGCTCCGCCTTTTCTTGTTTTCTTTTGCTCCTCAAGCTGTTTCTTTTGTAAGGCTCTCGCAGCATCCATACGTTTTTCCATACCAGACATATCAACATTTACAATTACATCCTTTCCATTATCTCCTCGTATAACAGCACCCATTCCCATATCAGCACGAACAGCTTGAACATCTGCTTCTTTTTTACCAAAAAGCTGCTTAGTCCATAACTCTCCAATACCTTTCGCTTCATCCCCTATATTTCCAAAAAACTGCTTCCAAGAAATCTCACCCTGAGCAAGAGAAACCAATGAACCTATAACAGACGCAAGTGCTCCAAATGCCTTTAAGACAGTCAAAATAGCTCCTACAATACCCTTAACTACATTAAGAACCCACTCTAAAACTTGAACTAATCCAGTAGATACTAAACTAGCAAGCCACGTCAACCCATCACCAAGCATCTTAAAAGCATCACCAGTTCCTTTTGACCCAAAAGACTGTGATATAAAAGAAGTTATTGTATCAATTAACTGCATAAAGTCAAGACGTAGCTGTTCTAAGGCTATTCTAAAAGGAAGAGACTTCTTATAGGCAGTATATAAAGAAGTAGCCAAAGTTATCACTAATCCTACAAGTCCACCAAGTTTCAAACCTCCAAGAAGTTTAGGAAATATCTTTACCAATCCAGACAAGAATTTTCCTATAAACGGAACTTTTGTTCCCAATCCAGTAAATAAACCCTCAACTGCTTTACTGGATTTAGCGAAAGACTTAACAAAAGCCATTTCTGACCTTTTCCCCGCCAAAGAAAAAGCATTAGGATCAATATATTTCTCTGCTAACTTCAAAGCAGACTTCTTTTCAATTGGCTTACTCATCCCCTTAATAATATTCCCCATAACCCCCTTCATACCTTTTCCACCGGACTTACCAAAAAGAAATTTAGGAATCAACCCTAATTTCTCTCCCTTTTCTAAATCTTTTGCTCCTCCCAAAAACCCCTTAAAGAACTTACCCATACCGGACATCTTCATCAATCCAGTAAAGAAAAACAAAGACTCAAGCATGGGTAAAAGACCCTCAAGTGTACTTACAAGATTATTAAACAAAGGGAAAGTCTTTGTAAAATTCGTGGCTGCAATGTTAATCTGCTGCCATAATGTCTTAGATTCACGATTATCCTTGTTTATCTGTTCATATACACCATGAGCATCACTTAGATGATCTGACATTTGCGCAGTAACCTGTACAGCCTTATCTCCTCTTGCAGCAAGATCAATCAAAGCCTCTCCTTGAATACCAAAAACCTGAGAAAATGTATCCCTCAATTTAGAAGCTGCATAACTTGATCCTCGTGTTTGTGCAGCTAAATCAACTAACTGTTTCATAATCGTTTCAGGATGTCCTTCTGTCAAAGCTGACTTAACAGATTCAGCAGAAAGACCTAACTTACTTAAATTTTGAATAGCTTCAGGAGATCCTAAAATAGCTTCCTTTATTACATCATTCAAAACATCAGCGTCAACGCCAGCATTATACATACCAGCACCTAAAGAAGCCATAGACTTCACTGCTTTCTTTGTCTGCTCAGGCGACCATATTCCTGTCATATCCTTAGCAATATTAGCAGCTTTTTCAAGATACTCAGTTATATTACTAAGACCTATAGTAATTCCAGTAGTCTTTTCCATACTCTTAAATCCCTGAGACATATCAAGGACTAACTGGTTTACATCATCCGCAGATAACTGAGTATAAAACGACAAATCTTTAGCAAACTTAGAAAGATTTTCCCCTTGAAAATCCTCAACAAGACCCAAAGATTTAGATAGCTTAATTGCGTCCTGCTCAGACAATTCTGATTCTTTTCTTAAATCAAACATACTCTCAAATGTCTTGTCTATATCATAACTTGCACCATCAAAAGAGGTAGTCAAAACTTTTCTGGTCTGTAACATCTCATCCCGCGTCTGCCCAAAATGTTCTCTTAATTTCTTAGTAAGATCAACAACACTGGAAGTATGAGTTTCTATGTCAGAATAATCACTTTTCAAACCACGCATCATATCCGACATCTCACCCATTGCCCCACCAGCAACCATAGACCTCATCCATCGAAAATCTCCATCTTTCCACTTTTTCAAAGGAATAACAGCTTCGGGACCGTTCTCGCCAATCAACGCTGATGTAGGTCGTGTTACAATACCACCCTCTGCCAACGGAACAAGTCTCGGCAACCTTCGTAACTTCACATCAACACTAACTTTCCCAAACTTCCCTCTTGACAACTGTGAAAATGAGGCCATCAAGCCTACAGCCTGATGGCCTATCTCCACATACTTCTCCATCCCTCGAATAATGCGCTCTAACCCATTCGTAAACAACCCTGTCTGATTAGCCTTCTTGTAGGCTTCATCCATAGCAGAAGTCAATTGACGGTAAGCAGAAGTAACCCTTTTCAAGTGGGGAGACGCATCATCAATAAATGACAACAGGAAGCCCACGTTCGACATCCCGATAGAAGCACTTCCACCTGTACCCGGAGACATATTCATTTATCGAATCCTTGGCATTCTCAGAGAACGCATCTTGTTCTTCGACATTGCCTTTGCCTGTTCTTCTTCCTGCCGTCGTTCTTCTTTCTTGGTATCTGCTAACTTCCCATGAAGGTATCTTACCCGCTCCCACGGAAGAGACTCGGCCCACTCAGCAGCTATGTGTCCATAATAGGACAACTCAAAAAGCATGTCATCAATGTCCGACTGTTTCCCGTCTGCGTGGACGAAAAAATTCCGCCGTAAAGGGCATCATCACCTCATCCAAGTAGCTGCACTTGCGGCACTCGGTATTAACAATAAGAGAAATTCCAGACTCCTTCTCCTCTACATCATTTGAAATTTCGTTAATATCACCCGCATCCAACCCAGAGACATAAGACTCCTTTGCATAATAATCCAAATCTGCCTTATCACCAACAGACTGAAGCATCGTAGCTATCCGCATAATGAAAGAAGGATCAGAAGGATCAGTTGACTGCATAATCATACGCTTTGCACTCTTAGCAATAGCATTCTCGTCCCTACCCCTCAAAAATCGGTAGGTGATAATATCCCCAGAATTAGGCAGCTTCAACTCAACAGGCTCTTTAGTGTCTGGAGATAGTTCTTTCGTTTTCAACTCGGTAGATATGTCAATCTTCTCCTTGTATTGTGCTCCACACGCCTCACACTTCAATGGGAACTCATAGATAGCACCCATAGAACGTGTACGAAGAATCAAAAGCGTGTACATCCTATCAGTCAAAAGAAAATCCGTAGGATCAAGCTGACAATTCACAACACATGATGAGATAATCATGTTCAACTTGACCATTGCATCTCCACCGGGATTATACAAAATCGAAAGTTCTTTTGCCGTCAACGGACGTAAAAGAACCGTACCATCAGGTACTTTACCATCATAGAGCAAGCCCTTACTTGGTAAAGTAATGGAGAAAGTGTTAGAGGGAAGAACAGAGACACCAGACGTAGGAAGACCACTCGGAATACCCGTAGCCATAACAACTCCTCATGTTGAGGTTGTGAAGAAAAGTAAAACAAAAAAGAAAGCATGGAGTGACAATTAGGAAACTGTCACGCCAATGCCCTCTTACTATGCACCAACAAGGTCCACATTCGCCAAGTCTCTTGCCGCATAACACTTATCAATCGAAATTGTCAAAGAAACCTTAACTGGCTCAGAAGAAGCCATGTCGATTGTACCTGCATTGTACGTCGTAGGCCACATACCAATACAAGTCCAGAAACGATTGTACTGCTGATTAGGACCAAACAACTGCACCTCTCCACGCTTCTTGTAGTTACGCGCAAGACCAATACGACCCGTCACCGGATCATACACCTCTTCATGCCACAGCTTCAAAACACGGGCAGTTCTCTGATCCACAAAATCTTTGAAAACAACCTCCATGTCCTCAAACGTGACCAGACCAGCAATCTTCCTCTTCTCATTCAAGAAGTTTGTATCAATCGCTTCCACCGTCGTTACAGGCAACGGAAAGGACTGAAGAGAAAGAGTGATAATTGGCTCGCCTCGGGATATTACATCATTCTCAGCAAGACCAAATATCCGAATCAACGCATTGTTACCTCTCTGCTCTTCAAACGCCCCGCCCTGTGCGGCCAGGTGGGACGCGCTCAAGTCATTCATTTTGACTCCTTTGTGATGGTTTGTTAATGTGTTTTCTCAATAGTATCTCATTCATAACCTGACAAACACAATCATCAAAACTATTCTCAATCTCATCATAAGTAAACCGGAAAACTGCCCAACCACTCTCTTTCATAAACTTATCCCTCCTAAAATCTTTAAGAACTACCTGCTTTGAAGTTCTATGCTCCTCTCCATCACACTCAATATCAATACTAAGAGAAGGAATTGCTATATCAAGAAAATATGGCGGGTAAGGATACTCAAGTATGGATTCAGGAATTGCCTTGTGAAGTTTTATCTGTAAAGGGCTTGTAACAACTACCAACTTCCTCCTACCCTCAGAATATAACACATAATAAGACCCATCTTTTTTCCTGTCCTCTATCACATCAACTTTACTTCGCACGTACAAACCAAGACGAGCAAAGTTATTGGAAACACAAGCCTCACAAACACCAAGTTCCTTAGCAACTGTTTCTATGCTCTTACATTCCATATACCTTTTATGTGCAGAAATCCAATCAACAGAGTCAAGTTTTGCTTTATTAAGAGACACACCAATACTATTCCACCGCTTAGAAGCAATAATTCTATTTTTGTTAATCTTATGAGACTCAAAATTATCACAAACCTTCAGTCCAATTAGTCTAAACCTATTATACAAACAAGAAACAGATACCCCTACATCTCCACACAAGGAATCTAAACTCTCTCCATTCATATACCTCTCATGGACATCAAAATACTTCTGATGCTCAACGGGAGAATTTAATATCCTTCTCTTTGTACGCTCAGTAGGACAACAAACCTCATAACCACCAGAACGAAAAGACGTGTAAAGATAAGCAACAGATACCCCAAACTTTTTACAAATCTCTGAAATATTTACACAACCCATATACATCTTATGAGCCTCGACAACATCAAACGGATTCCTCTTCTTAGGAAGATTCTCACAACCAACAGCATGAAGACCCCTACTAACAGTAGACCTGTCTATCCCAAGTGATAGAGCAATAGCCCTGTAAGACATACCCTCTTGGTACATCTTCAGGGCTATACCCTTATCAAACTCTGCTTTATACCACCTTCTCATTTTCCGTAACAACCCCATAAGAATGTTAAAAAACACTAAGAAAATCTGGCACCGGACGAGTAAAGGCAAAAGTCCACGGTCAGGAATTCTGCCGTTGGGGTAGGCTTCAAAAGAATCTTCCCGTACATCTCTGAACGATCCTTGGCAATGTCAGTATTTGTGGTTTTATCACAAATCACCTTCACATCATCAAGACCACGACCGTTCTTTACTTCCTCAACATAAGGAGTAACAAGAGCTATGAAGGTAATCCAAGTCAATTCATCATCCGGCTCAAACACCAGATACTTGACTGAAGTTGAAATAACCTTCTCCAAGTACAGAAGCATACGACGCACATTAACCCTATCCAACTTGGTAGGACGATTCTGCAATGTCCTCTGACCCCATACAACAAATCCAGCAGACGGGTCAGGAAGAATTGTGTTGACATTTACCTTACGGTCATACAGAGCATCCACGTCTGCATCTGTAGGCGTAAACTGCAACCCAAGCGGCTGAGGATTCAACACACCACGATTCAAACCAGCAGGAGCAAACCAAGCTGCTGCCACTTGATCATTATAAGCATATCGTTGAGCCACAAACCCGGAAGGAGGAAGAATCACATTCACATTATTATACGGATCATCACTGATAATCCAAGGCCAATAAAGCGCACCATAAGAAGTATCTTTTGCAGGTCCGTTATTCCCCTTTCTCCATGAAATAACCTGCTGACGGTTATACCCCATCGGAGGATCAACAAGATAGAAACAGTCACGCCGAACATTCCGACACATATCTTCCATTGCATCAATAATTGACTTATAACCAGAGACAGAGACATGAATACCATCAATCTGTACACCCGGAACCGCAACAACATTCAGATCGAGAATCTTGCTGTTTGCCATTGCGTAAACACCTGTCTGACTCGCAAGAGTTCCTGCATAGTCAATAGCATCAAGATCAGCACCATCATCACCAAGAGCAAATGAATAATTATTATCAACAAGAGTGTAAGTGTTGTTAAGAACTTCTACAACAATATTTTGGGAAATTGGATCACCACGACGGCCTTCATTGATAACTTTCACAATATAGTTATCACTTGAAGCAATAAGACTCAACCCAGAATACTGTTCAATATCAGCAAAGGCATTTGAAAGCACATCCCAACCCTGAACAGCAAGGTCAAAGTCATCACAAGGCCCACTACCCGGAGTTACCACATTACGAATCTGAATTCGTATACCACCACTCGCAACAGTATTTGCCCAAGTACCCGGAGAAGTTGCTGATATTCTTAAAATCTTATTCACCCCACTATCTGTAACCACTGCTTGAGCAATACCCGATTCCGAATAGCTACACAAAACATTATTTGAGGCAGAATCAGGGGCATAAGCAAACGTCACATCATACGCACCTGTCTGATAATCAATACTTCCAATATCATTACCATCCTCGATCACCCTTCCCAAACCATTATCATAAGCATGATGAGGGGTAGGGGTGTGTACAGCATTCGGATAAGAGAAGTCAATAGTATTTGGAGTCAACGGATGATTTACTAAAGTACCACTATAATGAACCTGAACACCAGTACCCGAACCAATAACCTCGTTCGGAACTTTCAGGTTAATAACACGAACAAACACACCCTGATTTCCGATCTTGAGATACTGCTCCATCGAATACCAAGAACGATCCTTCCAAGCAGGATTAGGATACCCAAGCTGGTTCACAAGCTCGGTAGGATTTGCAATCTTGATCCTGTCATTAACCTTTCCCTTTTCAGCCCGCCCAACCACACCAAAAATAGTGGAAGACAGACGCTCCGCATACTGCGAAAAATCAAACTCACGAAACGCTACACCGGGACTGAGCAAAGGATAAGTATTTCCCATAACCAAAACCTCCAAAATTATAAGGTTGATCTGTTCTTTTTCTTCTTTTGTCCAGAAACAGTAGGCTCAACTATGTCTGAGTCAAAAACCGAACTCACAACATCTGTTTTTTCCTCCTTTTCGACAATCAACTCAGACTGAGTGTGCTGTGTTTCTTTTATTTGTTCACCAGTATGGTGATGATTGCTTGGATCATCATAATGAATCAACCTACCATTTACCAAAATTGATTTCAGCATACTTCACCTCACACGGAGTAGGTCATCCTTCTTATTGCAAAAGAACTAAAGTCAAGCTGCATATTGGAGTTTATCTTAACACCGATAGCTAAGTCTGTTGGTGAATTAACAAAATCTCGTGAAAAATGTAAAGAATTTCTTGAGGCTGGCATAATCCACGACTGAATAACAGCAGAAGACACATTCAATACCTGCAAAACCCAAGTATCTTCACAGGTAAAATCACCTTCAAGTCTATACGTCTCTACCCACGCCGGAAAAGTATGTGACTGTATATAGTCAACCAAAGGATTCCCAGGTGTGAAACTCATTGCTGCACTTTGGTCATTTCCAACAAACACAGCACTACCACTCTTGTTTACTAAATGAAAAACTTCAGGTGGAGTACAGTTGTAATCAAAGAAATTCACCTGTTCATAAAGCTGCCCACAGACATCTATTTCCTGTTTAATAACAGTAGCAACTATACCACAATTAGAACCCGTAGGTTTTACTACGTGTATACCATCAGAAATAATCACAAAATCAGATACAGAAATACTTATCGTGGATGGAGGAGGAGTAACCCCCTTAGATACCTGAAGATTCTCAGAAACACTAACACCGTCCGAAATATCACACCCCAAACTCATGCCAACTTCTGCAATATTTGACCAACCAGACTCCAATAAAGAAGAGATTATTTGGGCTTTTACTCTGTAGTAGTAAACCCCTACAGACGGAACCATGTCAAGAAAGGTCAACAAAGGTCCAGTATAAACATCAATTGACGTACCAAACAAAGGATCGTCTGATCTTTGAAGCACGTACTGATCTGACCCTAAAGAAACACCCCAATCAACCTGAATACCAAGAGGGGACACCTGCACGGCAGTCAATCCCACAGGTATAGGAACCGAATAATCCTCTGTGTAAATCGAAGGTGGAGATGCTGCGTTTGAATAAGCAACAGACAAACCAAGACTAACAAAATTTGTCAAAGAATTAAGACGAGTAGAGTCCCAATCCAAAACTGTAACTACAGGAGAATCTACTTTAACATCAATATACCTCAATAACTTCAAAGACTTTGGCAATGAATTTGACAACACAAGAACCCGAACTGCATCAAACTCGTTCAAGTAAACACTAACACTACCTACATTAAGATACAAAACCCTTGTAAAGTGGACTATAGAATCAGACCCTATATTTGGCTCAATCTCAAATAATATCAAAACCTTATTTACATTAACACACCATACCCAAAAACGATCACTGTAAAATGTCCCATTACTTTGTAAAGCAGGTGAAACAGTAAAATTAAGTAGGGAAAATCTAAGAGACGAAACATAATCTGTGTAATACTCTTTTATCAGCAGCTTCCCGTAAGACTGCATGACAGTCCACAGAGATCCCTTAACAGAGATCCCTTGAGGTATGGACTCAGTGCCATACCCATTTACAAAAAGTTCTTGCTTATCGGTTACAGGTAGCGACATATTCAGAACTGACCCATCCTGAGTTTTACAATATACTCAATACCAAGATTTTCACATATACCATCATCCAAAGCCTCTGATACCTTGAGAAGATTGGTCAGTGCAGTAAATGTATCTTCCTTCACAATAGGATCTTTCAATACCTGAACTTTAAGCTGTGCAGTCAGATACTCTTGACGTGCAATCAAAGAAACAATGTCTTCCGTGGTCATAGTATCTCCTAAGCAAAAAGTGAATAAGTATAAGTTAAAGTCAAGTTCTTGTTTGCGTCCGCTGCTGCAAAGATAAATACTCCGTTGGAACCGAAAGAATATTCGCCAGTTCCCGGTGTAATGACGGCAATACGCCATACGGGTCCAAAAGCGTATCCTCCGTTCTTGAAATCTATTGGGGTATGTGCCATTGCGTCTGCATAAGTCGCAGCTAACTTAATATGTGTAGTATCTACATTGATTGCATAATAAATACCGCCATCGACTAACGGAGTAGGAAACATGAAATACGGTCGATTAGTTTCTGAATGGTACAACTTCACAGGTGTACCGTCAGCGATATTCAAACCACACGCTATCGTATCGTTAGGTAAATCAGACACGGACCACGTTGATGTGATTGTCGGGGTATAAGAAGTATATGCCGTTACACCCTCCATAACTTTCACAACCATCGGGTCGGGGTCAGTAGCTCGAAAATCTGGATCGGTAGTCTCCGTTACGTGCTTGACATAGGGAGTCGCGGCAGGAATCTGAAATGCAATAGCATTTGCAACATCTACAGGAACATGGTAATTCTTAGCTGCAACACTCATTGTTTGCAGATTATCCTTGATCTTATTGGGACCGTGAACCCAAGTGAACCTATCGCCCAAAACGAACTGTTGATCCCACGGCTTGCCCGTTGCGTTGTTGAATGCAACACTTACACCCTGAAGAAGTGCAGTCGTACCTGTCTTTGGAATCGGACGGTCGCCAGTATTGTCCTTAATCCAAGCAGAACCGCTCCACCCAAACGGTGTTGGATAGCCGAGTTCTGCATTATAGTGCATCGAGTTAAAGTGAGCAATAGGGACGATAACTCCGTTTCCAAGGTCTACAGTGTTGCGGAATGCGTGTGCCCACCAGTTAGTCGTACCCCCATAAGGCCAACCCATGTATTGATATGCCTGAGACCAACTGGAAAAAGATGCGTCTATTATTAACGATCTATGTGATCCTCCTATAACATAAGTTTGCCCATAAAACGTACCGCCTCCACCACTATGTCGAACAAGGAATTTGAATATTTTATCAGATAACTGAACTACATATCCTTCGTAATAAGCAGTAACACCTTCTAAATACCAAGCATCCTCTGTGGTTATATTTCCAGTACCAACTCCAGTAACTACAACAGTGTATCTATTAAGGTTATGTGCTGAAACATCGACAATTTCATTTGTACCTTTTCGCAGACAAGTTCCTCTTGCTGAACCATCGTAGGCTCCACCAAAAGAGCACCATCCTATACTATTCCCGTCGTGAACTTCATCTTGCAGCACCCAAGCCTTCTCGCCATCCGTAAAATATTGATCCCCGGCACGAAGTTGACAACCTCCACGTATAACACGGCCATTGTACGCTTCCAACTGACCTGTAGCAATATGCGCTCTTCCAGCGGACATCCCTTCCAATTTCTCACCCACACCAGTAATGTACTGAGTTGCCGTAGACGCACCAAGATCAATCTTACTCAGACCTGTTGTATGACCAGACCATAGATACCCTGAAATTGGGTCATACGCTAAATCATAAATTGGATTAGATAAGATATTAGTAATTGTCAAGAGTGACGGTGCAACAGTGGGAGTAAGGGTATTATACAGGTACAACCCGTCTGATGTCGCTATGTAGACATTAGTACCAACCTTGACCATCCGATATGCTTTTGTTCCCGTAGTACCAAACTTACACAACGCCTCAGAAGTCTCAATGGTCCAGAAACGCCAACGGCACACGTTCTGCAATTCCGTGGATCGGCTCTTCTGAATAGAATAGATAAAGTCCCCTACCTGAACTTGATCCTCTATCATGTTGTCTGTTCTCGCCGTCGCTTGATCCTCGGCTATGCTCTCCTGATTATCATGGGCTTGCATCTTGCCATCGACGTCTACGCCCATAGACAACTGCCATACCGGATAACCTCTCCATGAACCTGCACTATATATGTAAGACCACGGCTCAAGTTCAAGAGAGAATCGTCCCGTGTTCCATCTAATAACTGTATGTATACCAGTACCAACATCATTAAGTGTAATTGGAGTACCGCCTTGAACAGACGACACTTTCATGCTTGTTCCGCTCTTATAAACAATGTGATAGCTAGTATCAGGGAGCAACGGATCAGGAAGAGTAATTGTGGAAGTGAACCGAACAAGTTCATCCACTAAATGCCCTTGACTACTATCTGTAACAATAGTATCCGTAGGAGGACCAGATACAGTGAATGTATCATCAATAATATCTGAAGCATCCCCTGTTTTTGTAATCCGCACACGCCCGATAATAGGATGTTTATTGGTAGGTGTTCCAGATAAAGCAATCGTCCCTTGAGACGACGGTGTGTGACCGGGATCACTAAAAATCTGGTCCATATAACCAGAAGGATGTGCAAATACACGAGATATAGCGGGTCCAAAATCAGAAGGGGTAGAATATCCAATAGTAACAGCTATATCTTGAGGATTGCTACCGCGCATCGGAAAGCCAAAAACGAAAACACCCATTGGACCAACCAACTCGGTAGTAGCATAGTCCCTTACCCATTTATGACCATAACAAGGACCAGACCACTGAATGCTGGCTGCTATATCTAATTCCCAAATATGCCTCATCACATTATTCAGCGTGGTTGGTGGATTAAACGGGCTTATCCCTTGGACATTACTATTAAGTCCAAAAACTCGGTGCGCATAATACATCAAATTCTGTGTAATCTTACGTTGGATATAGTGATTGTTAGGTGAATTGTACCCTCCAGCGGTAAAACTATAAAAGATCGTATACTTGACGAATAGATATTGATTGATCTGCTGCGTGATAGGTACTGACAACTCAATAAAAGAGGCATAATCATAAGGATAATCTGAACCAGCATAAAAATTCGATCCTATAACTCTGATAGTGCGAGGAGCACCCGGAGGGGCAAACAAATACTGTACATAAGCACTATTCAAGATAGGGTCAGTTATTAGGCTAAGAGATGTTGACCTTCCACTCGATAGAGTAGTGATGCGCTGCCAAGGAGAATATCTTTGGCGAAAGTCCTCTGCTGGAACTGTAGATCCCGACAGCGTTATCTCTCTTGAAAAACCACTAAACAGACCAGTACCTTCCCAACATCCAAACACCAATGGCATCTGATCCGTTGAAGTATTCCACTGTGACCCTTCAGACACAACTTTGTCATTCTCGATCAATTTCCATTCATACAGACCTTTGTTCTTGAACATGACAAGCTCCTTACGATATATTTACAGTAGTCATAATAGCACTATACCCAGCGCCTACCTGAAATGCAGGAATAATATCTTGCTCAAAATCCCTGGACTCTTCGTATTCAAAAGTTTTTGTTATCTGTCCAAAAGATCCTGTCCCTACTTCAAATAAAACAGCATCTTGTTCAAAATCCCTGGACTCTTCGTACTCGAAGGTCTTGATTATTTGCCCTAACTTCGCACTTGAAGCCTCAAAATTAACTGGCTCAGTAAGTATCTGTATATTCTCAGTATTCCCGATAGTCTCTTGATACTCAAAAGGATCAAATATCAAAACCTGTTTGTAATTGGCAGGCGGGGTAAAGTATTCTCCACCCATCAAAGACGAGAAACATCTTACCCTGAGATACTTTAGACCAAGAGTTCCTGTCCATTTATGCCATCTATCATAAGTGTCATTGTCACTTATAACAACAGAATCTTCAACTACAAAATTACCACCACTTAAATGACCTATCTCTATGGTGTAGGGATAATGAAGATACTGAAGATAACTACCCGTCAAATAGGGAATGTAGATGTAAGGATTAAATACTGGCAAACCACCTAATGAAATTACTTCTATAGTCGAAATATTGTCTGAAACCAAAATCTGTAAATATAAAGATAATATAGATTCGCTTAATAACTCACTTACAGAAATATTGTCTGAAACCAAAATCTGTAAATATAAAGATAATATAGATTCGCTTAATAACTCACTTACAGAAATATTGTCTGAAATGTTAATAGATAAGTCTGAAGAAACTACTTCCTCAGATCCAGAGGAAGAGAACGTAGCAGGATCATTTTGGTTGGCGTACTCGGTGGCTATCCAATTCGCATTTAATAAGCTAGAATTTATTCTAGCTTCGTCGATATATCCCCTAAATGTTTGAGGGTATCCTGGAGCTTTACCAATCAAAAGATCATAGACATTGGATACAGGAATCACTGTCTCAGTCATAGTCTCTCTAGCGATACCATCTACGTATAGTCTCATGGTACTTGAGTCCCAAGTACCTACTACATAATGCCAGTTACCGTCTCCTATATTATTGGCTCCAACCAAGGAATCGTAGCCACTAGCATTTGCTAATTCAAGATTAAGATTACCTATTGCATCAAAGGTGTAACCATTGCGATCTATCCCGTAGTTACCCTTTCCAAAAATTACACTATGATGACCTGCCTGTGTACCTTTGACCCAGGCACTAAGACTACCTACAGTAGTTAAATTCAGATTGGCATGAGTTCCGACCTGTAAATAATCAAGGTTACTATCGTTGAACACATAAGCATTGCCTATCTTGCCAGTAGCGGGTGCTGGAGAGCCTGAAGCAATAGAAGCATCACAACCATTTCCTGAAGAGTCCGTAAGACCGTTAAGATGATATGCTGCCTCAGTATGAACATCTGACCACACCGCCGTACTATTAGCTACAGTCGGTCCACCGTACTGACACCAGATCTCTTTATTCACAGACGTACCGAGTGAAGGTATCTGTACCCATGCCTCCACCTTACTCGTACCTGCTGAATATAGTACAACCTCACGTTTGAGTTCGGTCACACCATTGGTATCAAAGAATCTAATATCAAGACCTGTTACGGTATCGGTCACATGCGTCCAGAATCCAGCAGGGATAGAGGAGCAAAGTTCAGAGAACAAATACACAAAATTTGTATTTGTACCAGTGACTTTGGTTTTATCTATTGTGATCTTGAACTTGTACATAAACTACACCTGAAAACTAAGCCCTGTAACACTTAATGGAAATAATTCAGCGTCAGATACAGTCTGGTCTGCAAAATCCCCTGCACCGGCAATAAACTGTACAGACGTTTGAGGATCGCGGTTGAAATGAATTATGTTTGGATCTTGAATAAATGTATTAGGTATGTATCTCCAAGACAATTCATCAGATGGGTTAAATATACGTAAATAAACTGTACTATCCTTCTTATATTGAAGATAAATCTTATCACCTATCTGATCATAAAACGCTCTTGGCTGATCACCAGTATTTACAAGATATTCTTTATCTTCCCAATACCACACAGGACCAACTAATATCTGTTTCTGAGCATATATGTAAAGCCCTGTCTTTTCAAACTCCTCTAATCGAGTAATTGCAGTGTGCCCCACATATACAAAAGCAAGAACTATAGACGCTGCTATAGTTGTCATATCCCAGGTATCTGTAATAACAACATTACCTACTGAATCAACATACACAATGTCAAAAGAGTCTAGTGCAACAGAGGCAGATACAGCACCCCAAGTAATAACACTACCATTCAATGTACCACTACCAGCCTCTACACTCACCGTAAATGGTAAAGTAAATGTCACACGGGAGTCACTTGTCCTACCAGATGTAAACTGCTTGGTATAGAAAACAAATTTCTGCCCAAATGGAGCAACTACCAAAGACGGAAAACTTGCAGGTCTCCCATCATCAGTTTCGACAGTGAGTTTAGTTGTCAGCTTGTTCATACTACAAAACCAGTGTGGGTTGAGCACAGTTGATAGGAAAGAATAACCATGCCCTTGCCATCATATCCACAGTACATCTTAGTATTCTATTTGACTCAGAAGGTTCTAAATCACTATTATCAGACATACCCTCAAGCCGTAGAGGTATTATCTTATCTCCCCACCCACTACCTATAGTGACCGTCCTAAAAAGCTCATTATGGGCATTTCCATAGTCTGCCATCTGTGAAAAAAGCCACTCCCAAATATACGCTTCTGAGAACTTCCTCTTATACCAAAAATCAAGTTGATAAGGGATATTTATTGGAAGAGGAGTTCTCGTAGATCGTGCTAATCTTCTGTCAGCACTGTATGTAAGAGCACGTATTCCTGCTCTAATAAACCGAGTCTCATCAATCGTAGGTGTCTGCCGGTATATTGAGACAAAAGGAAGTGGTATTCTTTTCCAAGTCTCTACTGCGTTCTCATCAGTACCATCACCAATACCAGGATTATTAGGATCAAGCCAACCCTTCCTTACAAGCATCTGTTCCATCTCAGCAACAGCACGGTGCGGAGTTGAATAACACCTCAAAATACCAAAATTTCGACGCGGCGTACCTGCAATATCTCCATAATTGACTTTTAGAGTATCAAGCCAATCATAGATCATTGAATCATAACGCCTTAGCTCGTTTCCTAAAGTTTGAGGAGACGCCATAGCAACCACCACGCGAAGCTCTTTCGAGCTTTATCACCCACAAAGGAAACACTACGCGAAGCTCTTTAGAGCTTATCTGTTAGGCTTTCGCCTATATTATGAAGCCATTACTGACTTTATAGACTCACTCTTCTATCTACTCATCTCTCTCCACTTTGTTTTTTCTTGTAATTATCTTTCAACAAACTTAATTCAAAATTTGTTAAATCTTTTTTATTGTGAAAGATTCTCATATCATAAAAATCACTGCCATCTTTATGTTTCTGTACCCCGTCATGGAAATTAACTACATATTTAGCACTTTTCCCAATTCCGTATTGGATATAATAAACCTTTCCTGCCTCGGCCTCTCTCAACTTCTTCGGCTTACCTATCCCATCATTCCAATTTCCGGCAATCATATTCAACCACATAATCACATCACCAATCTGCTCTGCCTTATCTAAAGACATCACAGCATTATTCTTTGTAGCATCATCAACATTGTATTTCCAAAAAGCATCAGGATCGTCTACCTTGTTGTAATCCATTGCTTTTGGAGGATACCGAGACTCATCAAGATGATTTTTTTTGACGTACATCTCCTGAAGTAGACTCATGCCGCACTCTCCTTACTGATTTCTTCTATGTATTGGTTAATCTTCTTTGCCGCGTCATCCAAACTCTTTACTCGTGTCTTTCGGAATTTCTTCTTTACGGTATATGCCTTCTTAAACTGATCTATAGAACCGTTTCTCCCTATGTCAAAATGCATGTAACGAGAATTCTCCATAATATCATACTTCCACGTATCTTTAGGATCTAAAGAAACCCTGAGTAATATCGAAGCACGCTCGTCACCACCCAAAGTAGACAGGTAGGCATACTTATATGGTGCCTTAATTGACTCTTTGAACTTCTCAACATCAACCGTACCAGCATCAAATATAGATTGAGGCTGTGCTACATCTTCGTAAATATCTTGAAGCAAACTCATACTACTTTACCTTCCTGATGTAAAACGGCCTACCAATCTGAGCAACCTCCCAACCATCCCCCATCTCCTCTGCCTTTTTATAAGCCTGTGATCGGTTACTATAATTGTAGGCAGATAATCCATACTTAGTCATCTTAGCAAGAACTTCCGTCTTACCATCATTCAAAAACTTAGTCAGAATCTCAGACTCGTGTATCTCTTTACCCTTAGCATCAATCAAAGTTTCATTCCCGTGGTCACTTACCATCCAAATATTAGGATAATACTTGTTCTTCTTCTGCCAAACATTAACCGCTTTCAAAGCATCATCAAACTCTTTGTAATGCCCCGTATGTTTACCACCACAAGAAACATCATACCCTCCACGAGTCACATCAGAAATAAAACAATCTTCCTCTTCTGACTCTTCTGATTCTACTATATCCTCATACATCTCTTGAAGCAGGCTCATATTATTTTACCTTTTTGATTACTGGTGCCACAACAGGAATAGGCTTACTAGAGGACTTTACTGTATCAATCCTAACAATCAAAGTTGTGTCTTTGAGAGTTTCCTTGATTTTCAACGTATCATAAATAACAAACTTCAAAGAATCATTTCTTACCTTTGTGATAATTGTGTCGGGTATAATCACCTTTGAAGAATCAAACCTTGTTATAGCCATAACCGAAAAACAAAAAGCAAGAACCGCTATCCCATGTTTCATAACCATACCTCCTATGGCATTCTTTCAACCACATGATCTATCTCAGTATTATCAATTAACATTACGTCACCATGCTCAGTCTTAACATTGTACCACAAATCCTGATACACAAGGTCTTTTTCAGTCATTATACCTTTCTTAATTCGTAAAGCAGCCTCATCACCAACTACAACATCCAAAACTCTTGCTAACTTTGCCTGATGTTCACTTGGAAGTTTCCCACCAGTAATCAAATACTTTGTAGGAGGCATTAAATCAGCAGGAACTTTGATTTTACCAATGGAAGACTCATACATTTTTTGAAACAAGCTCATAACCCTACCCTCTTTTTCTTTTTGGAAATTGCTGCTGCCCTTCTCTTATGCTTTCGCATCTTGATTATCTTAGGCTTTGGTCTTGGAATATTCACCTTCGGAGCAGGCTTTATATGTGAAGCCACTTCTTTCCAAAACTTATTCAATTCTGGCTTCTTCGTATTCACGTTAGCCAAGTAAACCGCTGCCTGCTTTGCCTTCTTCTTATCCCCACCCTTATCTGCAATCAGCTTCGTCGCAGCCGCTTTAGGACTCTTCTTCTTGGGGTCTACCTTCACCCCACGTACCTTACGACCCTTAACTTCAGCACGTCTCTTACCCCTACCCTTTACGCTCTGGCGACCCTTGGAATCCTTCTTCTTTCTCCTCGCCTTAGTACCCTTCTTGTATACCTGATTGAGCTTTGAACCCGCCTTAATCATCCCGGCAATCCCACCGGCAATAGCTCCAACTATTCCAAATCCCAAAGCAATAGGAGCAGTAACTACTTTGCCCAAAGTATCGAGTATACCTTCTAAAACAACCCCTTCATCCCAACTTTCTTTTACAGCTATCCTATCTGCTACTCTCTTAGCCTCTGCCTCTGACTGAAACTCTTCTATGGTATCTGCCTTTTCAATATCCCAAAGACGATACCAACCATGCTGAGTCTTTGTTATTTCATAACGACCATTAGTAAGCATTTCTCCTTCACGCTTCCATACACTCTTAGACTCCTCAACCTTTTCTTCTGGTTTAGGCTCTTTTACCTTTGTCCCACCTTTAAGTATAGATGAAACAAAATCCGAGAGAGGCTTATTATCCTTGACTTCAGGATTATCCTGCATCATCTTCAGGGTAGTAAGAACCGCGTTTTCACCAGTTCTTCCGTACCTCTTAACAGCATTAGCCGCTACATCCCTCAAAACTTTTGCAAAATTTCCATGCCCGGCATCCTCAAAGGAACCTTTGACAAACTCAATTGCCTCCAGTTCCTTTGAGGATTTCTCCTTAGAACTTACCTCGTATATTCTCTGAAACATCAAATCCATCACCTCTTCTCCGGCTCAGACACAGAGGAATCACCAAGTATCTTGCAAACAGCATCCCGGCCTGTGATAGCGAGAATACCCAGAATACACGTCTGAATACCCTCAACAGTATGCCCCTGCACAATCATACCAATACCCCCAACAATAGCCACAACACCTGTCCAGAACGTCTTGGTCTTGAGAATCTTAGGATCAAAAAACATAATACACCTCCTTATACAAAGTATATCCCGTTAAACCTCATTTTTGTCAAACAGGCGAACATCAGGAAGCATACTCTTTAGATACTCAGAATCATACCCTCTTGAAGACAACACAGACATTACCCTGTTTACACACTGTAATCTCTTATCCCCAACATCATCATTACATCCTGAAATTTTCGTTGGTATATAAAGATAAACCTTCGCTATGTAAATCCCATCCTTCTTTTCAGACTTAACAATAACCCTATGACCACCTATCAATAAGATCAAACAATTCTTCGCCTCTGCCCGTAAAGAATCCTCAACAACATAATCATTCAAAAATACGTCGTGCCTGAATTTAATTGAAAATCCTAAATCAAAAACCAGATCCAAGGACCGGCAATCCAGAACACGATTTATTTTCGCCCTCAAAATCCAATCCATACTTCAAAATACCTATGTTATATGCCGTCTTTTCAACATTCCCCGTATAACTACTCTTCGATGAGGCACAACCTCCATATCCCCCTGCCGCAATGCCCTTGAAAGCAACTGATCTATACTCACGTAAGGCAGCTTCTTTTTCAGGTTAATGTTTAGGGAGTTGACAAGTCTTAGTACATGAGAATGAATATGTGCGCTTATCTCTCTACTCATAGGTCTAAAAACAGGACGTGCTGGCATCTTTGATGTACCATACTCCAAGTACCGTGCTATTGTCTGCAACTTCTTCTTGTTGGGATACTGAAGATCCTTTACCCCAACCCTATAAACAATAGCATTCTTTTCATGTTCTTTGAATGACCCAATATTATCTAAGAAAAACCGTGTCCGTATCAAAATACGGGTATCATAGCCTTTTTTCTTTTTCCAGTGCTTATAGTTAAGATTAAGAGGTTTATGATTGTAAGTCTGACGAATTATATTTCTCTTTATCTGCTTTGCACTATCCGCTGCAAGAGACTTTACAAAAGCCTCACCTGTTGCCTTAATAATATCAGGAACCATCCCAAAATAAAGAAGGGGAACCTGAGTCCCCCATCTTACTGCCTTTGTTTTGGTCCTAACTAACTTTGTAGCCATATCTCTTAAAACACACTCAGAAGCTCATCCACCGCCTCTTCCGAGTTGTCTCCCCATGCCCAGATATTCACCCCGTCAGTCTTGCTATACACGTAAGCAATCCACGCCCCATTAGGAACATCATAGTCTGACGGATAAGCACCATCACCCATACCAAGGAACATCCCCTTAGTAGGATCGGTGTACTGGAAAGCCATGACAGGAAGGCTCTCACCTTCATAGTCAACTACTTCACCAGAGTCAACTCCCATACGCTGAATTCCAGCAGAACCTTCGTCAATCTGCTCAGAAATTCCAGACTTCTCCATCTTTTTCAAACAATTCGGACAAGTGACATTATCCAATGTAAGTGTAATCCCATCCTTTTCGGAGTCTCCCCCACAATAAGCGTCCAAAGAAACTACTTTCGGAACCTTACCTTTTTTATAATTTTGGGCAAGATGAACTACCTGTTTAGCCTCATCAATAGGATAAACAATCTCATCTAACTCCTCAACAACCTCATCATCCTCAATTGCCTGTGTCAGTTCCTCGTAGGAAATCTCAGAATTCAAAAAACTTTCCACAGTCTTCTTGCTGACCTTACCCTGAAGCAGATCCTTAACATCCCCCTGATCGCCCTTCTCAATATCCTTGAAGAACAGCTTATCAGCCGGAAGGTAATCGTCGTGATGGTCAATAGGATTCTTTTTTGAAATTGTTGGCTCATGGGGGAACGAACCCGACGCTGCACCACCAGCCGAAACAGAGGTATCATTCCAGCCCTCAGCTACCGTGTCCTCATCTCCCTCATCCTCACCCGCCATCGCATCCTTTTTCTTGTTCTTCTTAGGCAAGTAATCATCCTTATGGTCTATCGGATTCTTTTTTGAAATTGTCGGCTCATGGGGGAACGATCCGGCAGCAGCACCACCAGCCGAAACAGACGTGTCATTATACGCAGACTCCCCAACTGTCTGCTCGTCCTTCTTCGCCTTCCGCTTCCCCTTGGGCTTACTGCGAAGTTTACGAAGCCGTCCAAAAATCATCGACTTTGCTTCAGGCTCGTCTACATTGTATTCTTTTTCTGCCTTCTTCACTGCCTTTTGCAAAATTGCCTTCGCGGAACCCTTGCCCTTTGCTGCTTCCTCAAGGTCATCAAAATCAATGTCCTCAAACTCCTCAACACTCTCAAGACCAAACTCAGGAGCTATCTCACGATCAATCAAATCATCAATACTGGACTCCCTTACAACACTCTCAGACATAGGTGACAGAAAACGTCGAAGAATACCAAGTGCCGTGTTGGTATCACCAGACTGCTCCCGCGTCAGGTCAACAGCACGACGAACCATGCTCTCGACCTTTTCATACGAAAGGTTATTCCCAAACACCCTCTTACCCTGCTCAGTAGCATAACGGATCAAAGAGGTCTTATCAATCTTATGCTCTGCCCGTGCTTCTAACATATCATACCCCTTTGACTTGTATCCTGTCGCCTGATTGAAGTCATGGAAATCAACATTACCACCACCGGCCATACTCAACATCAAGTTGGCCGCACCAGAGTAATCTTTCTTTGCAATTTTCTCACTAACCAAATCCCGGTCAGGAAGACCAGCATTGTAGTACATCCCAAAGGCTTTTTCAATCATGTCCTTATGGTCATCAATATTGCCCGTCCAATTCCTTACAAATCCCAACTTGTCCTTCACAAACTCGTACACCTGTGTAGGTGATACTTCGTTTACAGCATTAAACATGTCTTTCTGAGAGAATCGCATAAATCATGCTCCTATTAAGTGTCTACACCCGCTACTAATGAGTATATCTACAAACCACTATGATCCGGGTTGTTTGGATTTCGCCGTGACAGAAGAATACAGAAAATAGTCTGTATTAAACCAACGCCCTGTCAACTCGTATGTCTCTACTTCGTAAATATTATCTCTCCAAACAAACCTATCTTGTGGCTTTATCTTCAATCGGTACATCTCAAACTGATAATTCAAAAACACAAATCTTGGAGCATGTACATCATCAATCCCCTGCTTTACAAGATTCTTCTCTGACTTCTCCCAAACAAGATTTACATTCACATCACAAGGAGAAGCAAACTTATCGTATTTAGTAGAGTCTATTGCAGGATTAGCATGTGGTTGTTCAAAACCACCTGCTAACTCTACCGGAACTGTCTCACCCCACAAATCATCAACAATAGACTTTGTAGTATCTGTTGTTATCTCACCTGATGCTGCTTGCTGTGGTAAAAGAAACGAAAGATACTTTACTTCTGGAAACCTTCTCTTATACTTCTCAAGAGCCATCCTCTTATAAGCAATTAGATCCTGAGTCTCTTTCTTAGCGAGTTGTGTGGTAAAATCATAATGAGTATCGGGATTGATAATGGGCATTACCTACCTCTACAAGGATTCTACAAGCTGCAAAGAGCCTAACTGGTCCATAAGGTCAGAAAGCATAGTCTGGACAGTACCTATCATCTCATCCGCATCTGTCTCCATGTTAATATCCCCACCCTTGAACTTACCACGAATCCTCGCGGCTGCTTCCATCGACTTTGCAAGAGAAAAATCCAATACCCAAGTAATTGCCTTGTCCCAACTCATATCCTCAATCACATTTACTTTTGGAGAATAGAAAACAGTTACTCTATTTTCATAAAAATACCCAGAAACAAGAACACGGTCTTTTAGGTCTACCCACCGGATCTTATTTCCAACAAACGTACTCAACTGACTCTGAAACCCCTGATAATATGCGGCATGAGCAATGTCTGCTGTATACACCATCCTACTCTGTAAACCATAAAGGTTTGAATCTATATCAGCAGCACCAGCAGACTCTTGTTGTGTATTGTAAATATCATGTATCGTATCTACTGGTTTTGATAAAGCAGATTTCAAAAAGAAAACACTGTTTCCTGCTGCATCTGTCTTACTGGTTCCCATAACAGGGATAGTCTCGTACACTCTTGGCTCGTGATACCAAGGTGTAACACGACGCACAGCCTCACGAATAAATGTAGTGATAGCGGTATCTTCTACCTCTAAGTCAACTACATTATCACCCGTAAGAGTGTGCTTAATCCACGTTACTGCATCTGCTTCAGTCACAAATCACTCTTTCTCTTTCGACCAAATGACCTAAGATCGTTCGGTATCTTTGCACTCTTTTCTTTCTCTGGTTTCACAGGGGCAGACTCTACTGCTGTAATTGATGAAGAGTCAGACATAGGAACAGAATCTATCATAGAAATATTTTCTGAAACTCCTGCTGACAAACTCTCACCACCAACTACAGGTGACTCAACTACTGGAGAATCAATACTAAACTCCTCAATCAACATTGGAATGTTTTTGAGAAGTTCCATCTCTGATTTTGAAATGGTATCAATCTCAACAGGAAGAAATGGCTTAAAATAAACTTCCTTTTTGTTGACCATGATAACCAAAGAATTCTTACCAGTGTTGGTCACGAGATACATAATTTTACCTTTCTTAGAGTGTCAAAAGAAAAGGTGCGGGGAGATCCCCCGCACCTTCCCCTAAGTAAACCAATAGACGTTTCAATCTCCCCCACTACGAAATAGTGACAGGAGCGAAGAACTTCGAGTTCACGAACTTACGCCCGTAACTCTGCACCATACCGAACCGACCAACCATATCATCAAGAACGATGGTACGGGTAGTGTACAACGGGAGGTACGGTGCCCACACGTATCCAGCCTCCAAGAACATATTGCCCTTATAACCGAGCAAATATTTCAGGGAATTGTAGTACGGGTTCTTGTAAACACGGAAATCACCAAGAGTACCAAGATAATGCGGTCCCGGCTGAATCGTTCCTTCCCTCTTAAACAGAGGAGCAAGAGCCTCAACAACCGAAGACACATCCGTACCAACTGCCATAAAGTTACCAACCGCACGACGAGTCGCTTGGAAGATCGCATTCGACGTAGGCAGAACGCTCTTATCATAGAACGCCCACTTGTGCTCACTCCAAGGAACTCCCGTATCAGGGGTACGGTTGAAGGTATAACCCGTAGCAGTACCACCGGCCATAAGCTCACTCAGAATACGTCCGTCTGTCTCCTGACGAACTTCCGCAGCAAGTGAAGCCTTCAGTTCGGTGTCAACCGAACGACCAAACGCCTGCTCCACATCCCACGCCGCATCCAGAGTATACCGAGCACGGCACTTCTGGTTTTCAGCAGTGACAGGAATTGACGTGATGGAAATGTCAACTTCAGGAATAAGCTCTGAGTTTGTCTCAAAGTTATTGTCGTACACTGCTGAAACCACCTCACCAGCAGCTACGTTAAACCCAAAAGTTACATCCACAACACCAGTAGTCAGAACAACACTTGACGGTGCGCCAATGTCACCAATCAAATTACCAGTACCATCATCATGCACTGTCATAACAACACCACCAGCCTTCTTAGCGGTTATGACAAGAGTACCAGCAACAAGAGGATGAGCATTCAGAGGAGCAATCGCAACTCCACCAGCACCATAATGGGCGTGAGCACCGTCACCAGTAGAAAGAGTCTGCACAATCTCTTTTTCATGGGTGTAGCTGATACCAGCACCGGCCTGTGCCGAACCTGCCACATCGTAAGCAAACATCTTCGTACCGGCAGCAATATCACCACGAGTCGTACCATACAGGAATTCAAGGAAGAAAATTTCTCCCTGTCGGCGTGTCATCGGCTGCACAGAAACAATCTCATTCGCAATCAGTGAAGGAAGAACAGCCGCAATCAACTCAAACCCATGCTTGATAAAAGAACCAACATTCACTGCCGCCGTTGTCTCGTCCATACGCTTGAAGAAACGATCAGTGTTTTCCAAGCAGATAGCCGTAGTAGCAAGCGTCAACTCACTAACTTCCGGCTTACCACGCTTCACACCCTCAAGGATGTCTGACCACTTTGACATAGCATAGTCAGCCATACCAAAAAGAGCGTCCTTCGCTTCGTTAAGAGCAACTTCATTCAGAGCCTTCGCCATGATACAACTCCCCGGTTAGATTTTTCGGATAAGATCACAAACAGCATCAGCCTGAGACGTTCTTTTAGCTGATTCCAAACCCTCACTCATAACCCGAAGACCACCAACAACTGAATCCAAAGAATTTTCAAAAAGTCGTGGTCTTACTGCCTTCTGCACAAGAGGCTTTGATTCAACTTGGGGAACAACTTCTTGAATCTTATTTTCCTCTTCGTCAAGAAGAAGCTCTTCCTCGTCTGCTGACTCCTCAGTCTCTTGAATAACCAAGTTAAGCCTAGAATACAAAGAAGCCTTTTCAGAGATGAGTTTTCGTCTCTCAACCCTAAGAGCTTCGTTACTTTTCTTCAGTTCTTCAATCTTCTTACTGAGAAGATCACCTGATTCCGTCAAAGAGGAAACTTTTCTTCCATATTGTAGAAGTTTTGCATAGAGATCCTGAAATTTATCTTCTGATACCTTGTCAACATGAGATTCAATTACCACTTGCGATTTCTTCGCTTTGGCAAGATTGATAGCCTCTTGGTAATTAGCCAAAAGAATATCATTTTCAAGTTTGACGGTATCATACAAATTCTCAAGACCCTGCATTTCCTTTTGAGAAGACTCAGGTTCCTTGGAAGCACCAACAGAAACATCAACAGACTCAACCAAAACCGATATTTTCTCTTTTAACTCTTTAACCTGAAAAACAGACTCACGTAACATAGAATCCTTAGAAATTAAAGACTCCCTAAGAGATTTCACATTCTTTCTAAGAACTTCAACCTCCTTCTTCAATTCCTCAACTACAAGTTTATCTTTGTCAGAAGTCGTTATTTTCTTATCAGAATCCTCATTCAGTGTCGCCTTCGGCTGCTTAACTCTCTCCAAAATCAAATTACTGTTACATCCAAGTTTCTCTAAAATACCCTTGAAATATGCTGGATCTTCCTGAAAAGAATCAGGGGAAGACTCACAAATAATCTTCTCTATCTGTTCCCTTACCGGCTTAGGATATGCGTTTTGGGCAGACGGCTCGAAAACAAAATCAAACCCACCCCACTTATACCCCTTCTCTGAAACAAAATTCTTACCTTCTTTTGCAATTGTATTACCACCACCACGAGTAGATGCACCTAACTTCACATTTGCCTTGAATAAAGTAGAAACAATTCTACCCATCGGAGTATCAAGAACCTCCGACTCAGCCATCAATGCCTTCTTATCCTTCTCCACCCATGCCTTTGTCATTACATGGGAAACAGTAGACAACGGAGGAACAAACTTATCTGTAGGATGGTCAGCAGCACCAACTAATGCACGCTCTTTTATAGCTTCCTGAATATCATCACGACCTAATACCTTATCCCAAAACTCGTTAGTATAGACACGACCATTCCTATTTTCAGTCTCCGTGATACCGATTGGACCACGGACCTTCATAATCACACCGGGACGAAGACTCTCCTTCTCCGTAACTAACTCAAAAGATTGAGAGTCTGTCTCAGGATAATAATCATCTATCAGGATATTTTCGTTTTCCATTTACCATCCCTCATTACTCTAAGTTTATCACGGAAAGACATCAAGGAGCAACGTCACCTATTGGATATATGACAAGCCTCTGTTTTGCTAAAGGATCAATATGAAGGATTATCTGTATTCCGGCCATAGTCGTTTTTGGAACAACCCAAACAGTTCTTTGCTTTATTCGGGATGTCCAAACAGCAGGAAACTTAGGGTGAATTTCCTTGTTAACCACATCCGTAAATTCTCCATCTGTAAGCTGAATAATCATATCGGGGTTATGACACTTTGCAATTGCATCCATAAAGTTATGTGAAAAATATGTCAAATCACCCTTAAAAGAATTACCTAACATAGCCTTCAGATGACTTGAGTTAAAGCTGGCATATCTAACATATTGGTTAGTTTTACGACTCCCCCAATACATTACATGAACAACAGTATTTCCCAAAATATCCCGATAAGTGTCAAAGAAATCTTTAAGAGCCATCAATGCGGGCTTATATTTCTGCATTGACTCAAAAGACTGTGACCTATCACACATAATAAGAATACTATCAATAGCAGGAACCTCAATGTCTCTACCTGTCCACCCCTCAATCCTTCTTGATGGAGCATTAGGATCACGGCCTTCACCAACCCCAAGTATATTTGCCATAATCTTCTGCATTATTGTACGCCATCTACGAGCAGACCCCAAACTCTTAACAGCGGAAATCTTGGAAATATCAAGCACACCTTTACCAAACTCAGCATCAATAGCTGCCTGAAGATCAGGGTCATCACCGGCAAAGTCTTTTCCAACAAGAGACTTTAGATCCCTTGCGGTTTTATTAACAGCGTCTCCAAGAAGTTTGTCAAGTGCAGCATCCATCTTGGAAAGTCCGGGCTTAACCTCACCATTCACAGAGTCATAAGGGTCAATATTAGAAATAATACCATTATCCTTGTCCTCTTTATCCTGCTTTTCATTCTCTTTGTCTGTCTTCTCTGCATCAGCTAAAACATCATCAAATTCCTTCTCAATATCGGATCTATCATCTGCTGGTTTTTCACCAGACTTTTCACCTTTTTTACCCTTCTTACCAGGCTCTCCCTTTGCACCCTTGTCATCGCCACTGTCATCACCCGAATCCCCGCTATCGTCCCCCGAATCATCCCCCTTTTTGCCTTTTTTACCACCCGCATCATCCCCTGAATCATCTCCAGAATCATCCCCCTCGTCATCACCAGGCTCACCACTATCATCACCCTTCTTACCCTTTTTACCTTTCTTACCCCCCTCATCGTCTCCCGAATCGTCTCCCGAATCGTCTCCCGAATCGTCTCCCGAATCATCTCCCGAATCATCTCCCGAATCATCTCCCGAATCATCTCCCGAATCATCTCCCGGTTCGCCCTTCTTTCCTTTCTTACCTTTCTTACCACCCGGATCATCCTCATCCCCACTTAAAGGCTCTATATCATCCTCAGTAACATCATAAGTATCATTGGCAGACTCTATCTTGGATGAAAATACTTTTCCAAGGTCTATCTTGGTTTTACTTAACTTAGACTTGATTACCTTTCCGACAACTTCAGGTAATACTGTTATGGTGATCTTTCTTTTCCCATTCTTATCAACATCCCCTACCTTTACAATCTGAGCAACCTCTCCGGTCGCCTTAACAGTACAAGAGTCACCAACTGACCACCCACCCTCACTATCCCCCTCATCATCCCCTTTATCGTCACCCTTCTTTCCCTTTTTACCTTTCTCGTCACCATCGTCATCACCCTTCTCATCGCCCTTTTCATCCCCCTCATCATCCCCCTTTTCTCCACCTTTCTTACCCTTTTTACCTTTCTCATCCCCCTCATCATCCCCCGAATCATCTCCCTCATCATCCCCCGAATCATCTCCCGAATCATCCCCCGAATCATCCCCTCCGGGCTGTGACTTACCCTCATCATCGCCTTCGTCATCACCCTCATCATCCCCAGAATCATCCCCTCCGGGCTGTGGCTCTCCTCCGGGCTGTGGCTCTCCTCCAGGCTGTGGCTCTCCTCCGGGCTGTTCTGGTTCCTCTGACGGCTCCGGCTCTTTAGAAGGTTCACTAACTGTCCCATGAACAATCAGATCATCAATATCAAATTCCTTCATTGATAGAAACTTATCAGGAATAACACCTTTACCAGTAAGAATATCTGCTAAATCACGCTTATCAACAATTCCAACTCCTGCCTTATTTGTATCTGGAGAAACAGAGTTTACAACCCCCCACTCTCCGGTAGATTTACTTTCAACAATATCCCCAACACGAACTCTCGGCCTCTCCTTCTGTTGTTTTGGATCTTTCCTAACAGGATTCTTCTTTGCTTGTGCCTTTGTCTTGTCAGTATTAAACAATCTAAAGTGGAAGTAATCTTTCAATATTCCATAGAGTTGCATAATCTGGGCCGTAGAAACATTTTCCATACCATCCTGAATAACTGCTGGATTCATACTTAACACAATAGGATACTTCTCTTTATCTTTAATCTTACCAAAGAAACTACTAATTTCAGAGGTAGAGGCTTTAGTGGTCGTAATATAACCAATTTTTCCTATATCAACCATCTTTGCAGATCCAAAAGCAGTTAGCTTAGAACCCTCAACAACAGCATGGGATACTAACAACCTTCCCATTCCGTTTATAGGCAAAAGATCCCTGTCCGGTCCTAATTCATCCTCATAACGTTTCGGATGTTTCCCCGGAACTTTTCTTGTTAAGTTGTAGTTAATGATACAATCTGCCCAAATATTATTCTCACCAAAATTGAAACCCTGAACCACATTAAATCCACGCTTATGAGCATGTAAATTATTAACGTGGTCCACCTCATGCCTCAAAGCATACGCAACAATATGAGCTATTTTTGAAGACATGTCAAGTTTGCCTTCTTGTCCCATGTCCATTCGCGTACTTGTAGTACCCGTAGAACCCATCACCAAATACTGAGCAACAAACTTAACAAGAAACTCTCGGTTAATTGAAAGTGTAAAAGCCTCTAAAATCTCATTATACCCAACACCAAGAGTAAGAACCTTGGGATTATCATACACCTTCTTCATAGTCTGGTATACGTTACTATATGTATGAGTAGTAGCAAGAACCTTCTCACCAGCAGCTAAAAGCTCAGAAGAAAGACTATCAATATTGATTTTGCTTGATCTAAGAGCATCTGCAAAATTAGTATCAAACTTCTGTACCATCCCTTGATACTTCTTTGTCACCTCAAAAAACTTCTTCGTATCACAAAAACCATAAGAAATAGCTCTTCCGTGCTGTGGAAAAGTCAAAGTTAAACCAGTAGGAATCCCTCTAACAGCTACAATAGCCTGATAATTTATAGCATTCAACTCTTCATAGGTAAGATAAGTTTCTTCAGTCGCCCTACTCGAACTATCTATATACCACTGTATAAATTTAGCATAATCATCAATAGTATTTATAGGCTCAGAATAAACACCCTTAACAACAACACCAGATTGTTCGTATAACTTACGCATTACTTAGTGCCCCCATAGAGTCTACGATTTTCATTTTCCGGTCATCCCGCATAGTGTTCATCAAGTCTTCTACAGTCACAAAATTCCGTGTTACTCCGTCAAAACCTGTATAAACGTAAGTAGTAGCCTTTATATACACCATACTCAAAAAACCCTTGGAAAATACAAAATGTACAAAAGCCCGAATCTTGTACCTCTGACCCTTTACCCAAACAGTTGAAAGGTATATCAGAATCTCATTCTTCTGCATAATCATCTTATCTGCATACAAAGACCTGCTTATCTTTTCAAGGGTATTAAAATAAGAAGGATATTCTAACAACCTACAAGAAACAATATCCCCTTCTCCGGGAAGGTACTCTTGACAAGAAATACCCACTGTATCCATGACATCACTCAGCTTATCTTGAAGTTCGATCATACTACTTTCCCCGTCCAGACTTTTGTTTGTTATAGGTAAGAACAGCATTCACCATGTCTGGATCTTTCATTCCAAACTTCGCCATAACATAAGTAGCAAAGGTATTATCCAAAAACAACCTGTTAAACCACTCATAAAAATCATTGTTACCCTCAGCAGAAATTACCAAATTAAAAAAGAAATCTACGGCATGTCGCTCATCCACAACAACATCAACAATACCACGGAAGAAATTTTGCTGATTTAACACATTTGTTTTGAAAATATCCGCGTGCGCTACCGCATCACTGGCAATCTTCTCAGTAACTTTCAATTGATCTGTCTGCAAGGAAAACAACTTCCTGATGTACTTAACAGCAGTCGCCTCGTCAATAACGTCTGACAACTCCAACGAACTTCTCCCCATTGCTTCATTGAAGAAGGTAAGAAATTCAGGGGCATACTTCTCTCCGAGAATCGAAGTAATACCTTTAGTTCTGAAAATCTTAACTTGATTATCAATACTTAATAACTTTCCAAAACAATACCCAAGATTCTTTCTTAAATTATCCATAGAATTATCATAATCTCCCTTTACAGCAGCATCCAAAGTATCATACATGCTCTGCACAAAATCCTTGACAGAATACTTAACACCTCCGTACTCCACAGGATCTATAGTTGGGTCATACCCCGCCCAATTCTTAGGAACAAGCTCAAGTAAAACCTTCACCCTATCAAGAAACCCGTCCTTATCCCTTGGAAATGGTTGAATCATCCTCGACTCAATTGACCCATCATAATCAAGAACAGAACCACAAAATGAAATATTGTCCATGTGCTTAATCGACTTGTTCAACGTGCTCCAACCTCGAAATGTCGGAGCACCATGACCAAATCCTACATCATCAGATTCTCCTATAGGATCTTCTACATGCATAAACATCTTAACAAGTTCATCTGGGGTCTTACTTGCCAAGTAGTCAAGAATGACAGAGGAATACCCCTCTGACTTTATACCTGACAAATAATCCGTAGCATCCTTATCAGTATAACTAAGTTTTACATACATAGCAGAACGGCCAGAGAAAGCAGAATCAATAGTGTTTGCTCCCTCATATCTATCACCATAATTCATAGCCTGAAGTACAACTACCTGTCCGGGTTCAAATTGGACGCCAAAGAGGCGGCAATCGCTGATTGCTTCAAAAACTGAGGACATCGCTGTTTGTTTTGCCCTATTCAACTCATCAAAAAACACAACCAACTTCTGTCCCTTCTTGAGCTTCCTAATTCTTTTTGTAAACTCAATATCAGGAGCAAAAACAGTTACCTCTTCCGGTAGACTAAGCTGCCCCAAAATTGCCGGATCTTTCAACTGAGCATACAAAGGATGAGTTTCTGGTAACTTCCCTTTAAGATCCTCTAACGCATAGTCAATAGTGTTAATGGTCTTCGGTGCCCCCATTACGTCAACTCTGTCTTTTTGAGACATATTGATAACAAATGGAGCATCCAAACCCATCTCTATACACACTTTATTAACACGATCTGTCTTGCCGTATGATGTCGGGGTAATCATCATCATAGCATTACCACTACCAACACAATTTCTTATACCCTTCTTAAATTCATCTTGTTCTTTACCTGGGGAATCATCTACATGCTTGACTATACTCTTATAATTAGTCTTGAGATACTTCAAATATTCTGAAGATACATCATTCTCCCCTATCAAGTTAGTAATAAAGACAGGGTTAAAAAAGTCTTTCTTTGCTTCCACAGCATTAACATGATTACTTACAAATTCCCAAGACCTGTAATGAGGAAATGGATCTAATGCTGCCCTTTTCTCCTGACCATCACCGTACTTCTTGTAGATGTCAGCCAAGACATCAATACTATACGCCTTTTCGGGAGTATCTACAAAATCAACAACAGATTTATGCCATCCTGCACCCTGAATATATTTCTTCCACCTACCATAAACATCTTTAGGATTAACATTTATAGACTCAAACCTTTGCGCTGCTGCCGGATCATTGATCATAGTAGTTGCATATATATCATGTATCGAAGGATCTAACCCTATAGGGGCATTAGCAGCACACACTATACTACACTGCTTCATCGAATGATTATTATATATCTTCTGATTAAGAATAGCAGTAAGTGTTGCAATAACAGACTGAGGTGCCCGATTTATCTCATCAAGAAACAACAATACTGGCTTTTTCCATTCTTCAAACTTCTTCCTAAGAGCCTCTATAGTATCCTTTTCATCTTTAGGAATATCTGGGGTATCTGTAAGATACTTCTCAATCTGAACATACTTCTGAGTCGCAAATTCCTGAAAATCATCCGTCGCCGTTATCATCTTGTCCATTGAAGCAGAATAAGACATCATCCTCTGTGTCTCATCATCAGTAGCAAACTTCTTCATACCTTCAAAGTCACTTCTTTCAACAAATGCACAGTTTCTCACGAAAACACCAGAACTAAGAGCGAAATTATGGTATTCAGGGACATTCAAACAATACGCATTAGAAATTTCCTCAACTACCCAAGCAGACACAACCTTACAGTCCCTATTTTCTCTGCCTGACATTAACAAAATTCCAGAAATTAGGTCTTTTGCCTCACACTCAGAACCATCTCGAAGAATAAATTTGTGGTCCGGCGTTACCCTTACCTTTTCTCCGTTATCAATCTCAACTTCAACAAAAGAAGCATTCTCTCTTGTTACTCCAAGTGCTGTGGCAAGAGCAGGAAAAATAGTCCCATCTTTCTTACATGAATAAACCCACACCTTATCACCAGCAGGAATATCTTTGATCTTTTTAGAAGTACCGTCAATCAACTTTATTTCTGTGTCCCCGTGTAAGCACCTGAAGTCCACAAGTCTATACCCAAGCTCTTTTGCTAATTTCTTTACAAGTGCAGATTTAGCTACGGCAGTAGGCCCAATAAGTGTAGCAACTTGCTTCGCATCATCAGACCTTTTCAACAAATACTGTCTTAGCCACGTCTCAACAGGATCAAGTGTTCCTCCTGAAATACCTGGGGAAGCCCCACTACCGGCATTCGGAAGAGGAGCCTCGTACAACTCTTCACCCTGTCCTCGAAACTTCCGTAGCTGCTCTGTAAACTGCCCGATAGCCTCAGTAGTTGGAGTAGGAATAGCAGGGGTAGGAACAGTGGCATCCTTAGCTTCTGGATTCACAGGGGCAATTACAGGGGACACTCCCGGTCCATGATACTCAAGACCAGCCTTATCTCTCTCAGCAAAAGCACCCAAAACACTTGCAGTAAGCAACGAGTTTACAAGTCCTTTTATCTCATCTGAACTCTTCGTATACCACAAAGAAACAATCTCACCAGCCTCTTTCACAATGGAAATAGAATCTGAAAAGTCTGAAATATTGAGTTTCGCCATCAGATTGTCTTCATCCAACGTGACATACCTTAATATCTCGGCATAGTCAACAACATCAATCAAAGCCTCTATCTTAGAACCCTCAGAATAAAGCTGCCTATTCAGTTCCTTAACATCATACAAATTCTCCTCTGCAAACACATACAAATTCAAAGGGTGTAGCTTGTAGAAACGAAAAGAAGCCTTTGCCGGAAAACCCCCAAATACAGGGTAAGTATCATACCCATAAAAAGGAGCAATCAACTCCTTCTTTGACAACATCCGGGTATAACTTCCTGTGAATCTTTGGGCAGAACGAACAAAAGGGAAGATACTCTCAATGTCCAAAAGCATTTCAGACTCCTATAACTTTGCAGCCTTGACCAACATAATACGAATAATAACGTCGAGGTACTTGATATTTCTTGATTCTTCCACATTAGGCATCTTATCTGACTCTTTTGCAACCCTACCAATAAGGGCATCAAGCTGTCCTGAAGTCATCCCTCTCAATGTCGCGCCCTTCATAAGAACCTGCACAGAACCCGAACTAATAGAAGACAGGTTATTGTAAGTATCATTCATAATAGCTGTATGCATACTCCACAACTCTGCTTCCTTTACTTTCCCCTCATACATACCCTCTAAAGTAGTAGGATCAACAACAGACACAAAATCAGGGTCGCCATCCATTATATCCGTAACAACTCTTCTGTAAAAATCCGGCTCTGTTGCTACCTGCGGGAAACTCTCGTGATAACTTGCATTATACTGAGCACTTGTAGCAATCAAAATACTGGCTACATCATAACCTCTTCCCGTATTCATTCCTGGTGTTAGCTTTCTTACATTCTTACTAGTCTTATCATACGCCTCTTCTATAGAATCATGCATCTCTTTACCGGAAATAATCTTTGACTCTTTACTTAATGCAAAAGTAGAGGTAACAAAACTATTCCCCTGAGTATCACTTAGGTTAATCTCCCACTTTCCTTTCGCAAACTGATAAACAATAGAACTCTCCTGCTCAACAAGCATCTTCATGTATCTGTCAAAATCTGCTCCAAGATCCTTCTTGCCCGAAGGATCACTAAACTTGTTAACAAACATAAGAAAAAGAGGGTGTTTTGCATACTCTACAGCAGTGTTTCCACCCAAATTCCAATTCATGACCATTTTCCCTGCCAAAACCCCTTTAAGTCCCTCAGATACTCTTTCCCTTCCCTCTTTAGTAGGAAGTAACTCTGCAAAGTCAAAAGCAACAAGTCCAAGCCGAGGATTCCCACAAAAACAAAAACAAAGACAAGCCTCATCCTCAAACCACCGCAAGCTACCAAAAGGAACCGTTCTACCACTGGCAGTCAAAGCTGAACAGGTATACCTCTCGATAGGATAACCAGACGGTAATGAGTCTATCCCTTGATAAGCAAACGTAGTAAACTGGTCAAGCTCCACTTCAGGAGATAACCACGTATCAAACCTTTTGTCAGGGTCACTTCTTGTATATACTGATACAACTTTTCTCATTATCAAAAACCTATCTATCAAGAAGACATGTTGTTTATACCACGAACAATAGTAGAGAAAGACAGAAATAACTTATTTGAATCAGTGTCTTCAAATGAGTTTACAAACTCATCAAACTTCTTCTTATCTTTCAACTTAGTAAACAACGCCTTATATAACCTCGATGTTTTTACTCTAATGTCAGCACAAGAGTAAAGCTCCGCAGCTAGGTTTTCTTTTGTAACAAAACCAGAAAACCCACCAACTCTTGTCTTATTATAGTTGTAACTCACAGCCAAAGGAAATGCTAAATAATAAGAGTATACAAAGCTCTTTAAGACATTACCAACCTTACTTCCCGGCTTCATCACAGAAGGGTCCGCATCAACCATATCCTCAAGATGCACCCTGATTCCTGACCTGTCTGAAAGCAACCTATTCTTCACAAATAAGGTATTATTAGTAAAAACATCATTCAATGTAGTAACAAGACTATCAATAGTTGCTTCAAGAGTACCACCATAAAGTTTTGGTAACTCAACCTTATTCAACAACTCAAATGTTGTTCGCACACTTGCCCAAGTGGTATCAAAATTAACCCCAGAACTACCAAATCCGGCATCAAATATAATCCTATGTGTTATAGGATCTTGCTTCTTCCATGTAGCAAAAAACGACCTAACAGGTGTAATGGCTACCCACTGCCCCAAAACATCATAAAAAGACTTTATAGCAACAGTATCATAACTTAGCATTTTTTGCCTCGTAGATTCTTCTAAGGATTCCAAACTCCGAAGATTCCCGTAAAAGTAAAGTGTCCCTCAACGACCTCTGCTCCTTAACAACACCCGAAACCCCTCCCAAAGACTTCTTGTAAGCCAACATACAAAGCTGACTCCACTTATCAGAGTTCTCCTCAATGTCAGGATAATCTCTTCCAACTGAAGCCTTCGCCTCTTCCCATGCTTTTTTCTTATTCACGTCGCCCATGCTATGCTATTGCTTCTTTAGAGATATTCCCATTAACATCCACAGTCGTATTTACAGTAACTTGATTCCCACCAGTACCCATCAAAATTGTCTTTGGTTTCTGGTTGGTATGCCTGTCAGTAACCTCTCGACTATAGATAACATCCTTCATAAACGTCTTTGAATTAGCACTTATATCAACTGTCTCACCATCAAGAGTTGACTTAACATCACTCCCTGTAAAGTTTAGTAAGTCTGTCTTTGCCTTAATATCAACAGTATTTGAAAGTATGTTATGAATATCAACCGCATCAGCCTCAGTTATCTTCTCAGAAGACCGCACCTGCTGAACTGAAACTGCACTCAACAAATAATCAAAAAACACATTTATTGAGGCCTTTGCATCGGTACTAAGAACAGAATAGATGTACACATACCTACCAACACCTGTCCTTGTCATAGGACTTGATGGAATAAGAACAGTTCCAGTAGAAGTTATTATTGTTATATGGACATTATTCGCATCCGGGTCCATAGGCAATCCTGTAAGATCAAACAACCTAACATAAACATTGTAGGTATTAGATCCAGCATCAGGAATAATCATAGGACTATCAACAATACCTACAAAATTCGTACTATTCTGAATATTGGAAATTGCATTCAGAATAACAGACTGTGAAGCAGGATCAGAGGGAAGATTGGTTGTCTTTGTACCAATACCACCAAGAAGATCATCCACGGAACCAGAAACAGGAGCACCAACAGAAGGAGCAAGTTTCATTGCGTCCCTTACCTGCTGCTGATTTATAGAAGATGATGAAACAGTAGCATCGACAGGAAAACGGTAAGGTAAACAACCAACTGCCTCTACAACACACTGATACAGAACAGGCTGTTCAAATTCAGGATTACCAAACTGAATCCAATAATTGCCCTTACCAGACTCCTGTAAGTCGCATTGCCAATCCTGAAGATTTAACCTTGGAATCATAACCTCAGTCAAAGACAACCTACCCCAAATATACTGCTTAGATAAATATGCAGATACACAATACTGAGAATAAGGAGAATAAGGACTACTTGGAGGTGTAAACCCAGAAACCCACCGAGCATACCTATCAACATGGACCTCATCAATCCAACCATCAAAGCCAACAGGACTGCCAGACCCATAAGCACCGAAAAACAAATGTGTGGTAACAGAATAAAAGTTCAAATACCCACTTCCAGAAGAACAGGCTAAAACATCACTCCCAACCAATGTTCCGTCTCTGAAAAAATAATGTGTTGTTCCACTCTTAACATAAGCTACATGATACCAAACTCCAGTATTAACAACAAAACCAGAATCATTTATGTTTATAGAACTACCACCCATCATCCCTAGCACAGACAAATTAAGATGCCCAGAAGCATCTACAGTTATTGATATAATACGGTCACTAATAATAGCAGTTCCAGCAAGATGCCTTATTGCAGAAGGAACCGTATCAAACATTATCCAAAAATCAAGAGTAAAATCATACTGTATTGCATTTGCTTGGGGCTTTGTTTTATTCCCAAGCTCCCAATCAATCGAAACTGGATAAACAAAATATTTATTGTTCATCCTCAAAGAGGAGGAACCAAACTTATATTGGGCAGTATCAATAGTCGGGGAATTTGAAGCATATACAACATTACTTCTTAAAGAGGAATCAGTAATATTTGTACTTCCGAGAATATCCTCGAAATGAAGAAGCAGTCTTGTCTCCAAAGGAAACAACCCTAGCACAGAAGTCTTAAAATCTGTTTCATCAATAAGAGCTACAGGGAAAAACTGGTCTACTCCAACTTCGCCTTTGAACATACTCTATCCCCTAAGTATGATTTCCTACTAATAGTTAGGACACTTGAACTTCACCCTACCACAAACAATCGTGTGCTTCTTATTGATAGGATCACCACCATTCTCAACCCAAAGACTAAATTTCTGACTTGAAATAAAAGTCAGGGTATCCTCTTTCAGAAGATGTAATATACCCTTACCATTCATGGTATCAGTTATATCTACCTGAGTAGGATCATAAGAAGACTTAGAAACACTTCCGCTGGAAAACATCACAGTCCACCCATTCAAGTCAAAAGGATTCCCAGAAGAATCAAGGACAGAAAATGATACGTCCGAAGAATCTCCTTTAATAACAACTAAATCTCGCGCTATAGACATCGCACATACCTCTATAATACAAGTATATTAAGTACAAATATCGTGGACCTCACCAAAGATGCTTACAGCATCAACAGAACTCTTCCACTCTGTTTTATCCACGTCAGCCCCGTCAAAGGACAGGCTATCAATTGTTCCTGAGAAACAAAACGCTTCTTTTCGTACTTCCGCTCTTGAAAACTCATCAACAAATATAGAGTCTTCTGCGAACGGATTAAGAACTGGACCGAACCCTTTTACAAATTCCTGCACCAAGACATCATCGAACACAGAGACATTAAATGTCAAGTAGACATCAGAAGAATCAGACAGACTAATTATCTCAAACACCGAAGTATTTATTGACAAACTAACAAACAAGTTATCTTGTGTAGATATATCATCAAATACTGATATATCACCAGTTGTCATTAACGAAGTAAGCAACTCAAAGACTGAAACTCTCTCATAGACAACACCAGCAAGAGGAACTTCTACATTATCCTGATCGGTAATAGTAACTATATCAGAAACAAATATAGCAGGCAAGCGAATCCGTGAATTACAGTAATCATTAACTGAAATATCTTCATAAGAAAATACTGTAGGTAAAGGATTACTTACTGAAATATAATCTCTTACAAGAACACTATCACGAACACTAACTTTACCAAGAAGAATTTCTGCCTCAACAAACTCCGAAAGGTAAACATCATCCGTAACAAACACCGAAGGAAGCACGCACCGAGTTAGTAATAACTCCCCAATATGTACTGCATCAAATACGCTTACCCCACTCAACGGATTCTTAGCAGATACAACTTCTGAAACATAAACAAAATCAAAAACAAACACACTAGGCAAAGGCAACTGCATTCCAACAAACTCAATAACAGACACATCATCTATAACATAAGCACCACTCAACGGATTCTTAATAGAAACAACTTCCGAAACATGAATAATATCAAAGACAAACACACTTTGCAAAGGAGCATCAACATTCACATACTCATGTACAGAAACAACATCAAAAACACTTACACCATATAAGGGCAGATTAGAGAACACAGACTCTTGAACAGTAATAGAGTCGGCGGAATTTGCGGGGAGTACAATTGGGTTTACAGTAAGTAAATCGGAGACATGAACAATATCAAAAACACTAACACCGGGAATTAGATTATCAACATATATCTGATCAAAAACCCCAACAAAATCAACTACAGCCACTCCGGGCAACAAAGACTTCGCATCCACAAACTCCATCAAAGAAACATCATCAAAAACCACTCCCAAAGACAAAAGAATCTTAGCAGAAATAAAATCAATCACATGAACAGCATCAAAGACACTAATCCCATGCAAAGGACTGTCAACAAACAAACTCTCACTTACAGCCATATAATCAGATGTACTTATACCAACCAGCGGTAACTCATGCTGTATGTACTCGTAAAAGAAAATAACATCAAAAACAGACATGTAAATAAAAGGATTAGAACAAACAGCATTATCAATCAAACTCACAGAGTCGCTAACATAAATATTAACAGAAACATAAACATCAACAGCATCTACCACAGAAATAGTATCTTGAATAATAACAGGGGGAATCTCGATAATTACAAAAGAAACATCTCCAACACCTACATTATCAATTACTATCCCTCCTACAGCAACACTAGTCATCTCCGTCACTAAAATACCATCAAAGACACTTACTAATCCAAGCTCTTCTTCTAAAAACAAAATTTCTGAATGGTGTATCTCATCAAATACCAACACACTTCCAAGGTCTTCTCGTACATCTGAAAATTCATCAACAAATACAGAGTCGGATATGTTAATCTTTCCAAGATTTTCTATGTTTGTTATCTGTTCGCCTACAAAAACACCATCATAAACAAAAATATCGCCCAAACTCTCCGTCAAATTCAAAAATTCTTCTACTAACACAACATCAAAAATATCAACAAACCCAAGATGCTCCTGAACACTTACAAACTCACTCACATAAACAAAATCAAATACGCTAATCTCTCCAAGGTCTTCTATAACGTCTGCATATTCATCAGTATTTAGTATCTCAAATATTGAAATATCACCAAGATTTTCTTCCACATCCAAAAACTCACCAACAAACACAGAATCAAGTATCTCAACATACCCAAGATCCTCATTTGCCTCCAACAACTCCATCACAGAAATATCATCAGAAACAGATATATAACCAAGACCCTCTACTACATCCGAAAACTCATAGACTAACACATTATCAAATACTGAAACATCTCCAAGATTTTCTGCCAAGTCAAGAACTTCAGACACATAAACACTATCAAAAATACTAACGTAACCAAGTTCTTCTTCTGCTACTAACGACTCGTCTACAGATAAATCATCATAAACAAAAATATCCCCAAGATCCAAAACACCTACTACAACTAACTCAGAAGAATACACCAAATCAAAGACAGACACATCACCGAGATTTTCTTTTACTTCCAATAACTCAAACAGGTCAACCAAATCAAATATTGAAATATTTCCAAGGTCTTCTCTTACTGACAATTCCTCATAAATGGTAATATCATCAAAAACAAAAATACCCTCGGTAGACTCTATGCCATACAAACTCTCTGCCAAATGAACACCATCACTTACAGAAACATCTCCAAGATTTTCAACAAGAGACAGAAACTCTTCTGCGGCAATAGAGTCATTAACCGATATAACACCTAAACTCTCAACCACAGATAAAGCATCGCCTACAAACACCGAATCGGTTACACTTACTCCTAAATTCTCCTTGCCTAAAACAAACTCATTAACAAAAACAGAATCAGAAGCAGCTACATCTCCCAGATTTTCAACAACACTTAGAACCTCACTAACAAGAACTTGATCAAAAACACTCACAAATCCAAGGTTTTCTTGGACAGTCAACTGCTCAAACGTGGTAACTGTATCAAAGATCGAAACATTTCCAAGATTCTCTTGAACTGATAGCTGCTCAAAAGTGGTAACTGTATCAAAGATCGAAACATTTCCAAGATTCTCTTGAACTGATAGCTGCTCAAAAG